TCATTGTGGTCGTTGGAGTCATTGTGGTCGTTGGAGTCATTGTGGTCGTTGGAGTCATTGTGGTCGTTGGGGTCATTGTTGTCGTTGGGATCATTGTGGTCGTTGGAGTCATTGTGGTCGTTGGGATCATTGTGGTCGTTGGGATCATTGTGGTCGTTGGAGTCATTGTTGTCGTTGGGGTCATTGTTGTTGTGTAGGTTGGGATCATTGTGGTCGTTGGGGTCATTGTGGTCGTTGGGATCATTGTGGTCGTTGGGGTCATTGTTGTTGTGTAGGTTGGGATCATTGTGGTCGTTGGGGTCATTGTTGTTGTGTAGGTTGGGATCATTGTGGTCGTTGGAGTCATTGTGGTCGTTGGGATTATTGTGGTCGTTGGAGTCATTGTGGTCGTTGGAGTCATTGTGGTCGTTGGGATTATTGTGGTCGTTGGAGTCATTGTTGTCGTTGGATTCATTGTTGTGTAGGTTGGAGTCATTGTAGTCGTTGGATTCATTGTTGTTGTGTAGGTTGGAGTCATTGTGGTCGTTGGGATTATTGTGGTCGTTGGGATTATTGTGGTCGTTGGATTCATTGTTGTGTAGGTTGGAGTCATTGTTGTGTAGGTTGGGGTCATTGTTGTTGTATAGCTTGGGGTCATTGTTGTATAGGTTGGGGGCATCGCAACATGTTTCATATGTATATCAGGTATTTCAAGAGTCGAGGGGTATGAAGTTTCTAGGGTTCCATAAGGCAAAGGAGGCAGTGTTGTTATTTTGTAAGTTGGTTCAATTATGGGTGTTGTCGTGTAAATAGGCAGAGTTGTTGTTTGATATTGCACGTACTTTACAGTTGTTTTTTTTAGTTTGTTATTAATATATGAATACAATGATTTAAGGTATTTGTTATCAATACGCACTTTTCTTGACTTATTATTAATAATGTTTGCGACATCATTGGTTCTTACAGGAGAAGAAGATCTTGAGAGTTGTTTGATTTTTAAAGCAACATCTTTTTTATCATCCAATGGGAGTTTATTGTAAGAAATAATAATCTGGGAACGGGACATTTATTTAATTTGAAAAATAAATTTTTTTGTGTTTATATTTTTATATAAGAATTAGCCGTAATTATTAGAATAATTTAAAACGTGATCTATGAAGAACAAATAATCCGCATGGTTCTTACGCTACAACAACTCCTTCTTCGCATCGTGCCCACGAAACAAATTATTAATGCGAATATGGCTCATTTACTGGGCGATAAGAATCGCATCATCAACGATTTTATCAAACACTCACCACAACCCATCGATGAATATTTTTTGAGTGTCATACTTGATACTGGCAACACATCCTTGTACTGGTTTCAAATATTTATTCACAGACACATCCACCACCTCCCATTGAATGTCGCAATGCTTGCCTGCTGGCAGGAGTATTACACAAACTGTCATTCATTATGCGTGTTTGCGATGCGCACAGAATGGGACAAAGTCGTACTATTCGTCTATACGTTCAATTATAAAGAAAACCCCTATCAAACAATAACAGATAACCTTTTGAATAAGAAAAAATCCTTCAAATGGTTGGAAGAAGATTGGGATTTTATACACAATCATTTAGAATTTCAAAGATTTTTCTATATTTCGTCTCCAATTTCAACAACATAATTCAGGTTCGGGTTCCTGTTTTCACCTTGATAACCATAGGGATTACAGACCATTTCTGTATTGAATAACCGAACGTGTGAAAAATCGTGTGTGTGGCCGTAAATCCACAGCGGAATAGTATCGGTGTATTTTTCAATAAGGTCGTCCAATGAAGAAGCGAACCATTGGTTATAAATGTTTTCATTTTGGTATTTTTCGTGGATCAATCCCATACTTGGAAGATAATGTGTGATGACAATACAACGGGTACTATTTGTCAATGTGTTTGAAAGAAAATCCACAGATTCCTTGTGAAGCTTATTATATTTTCCTACGGGGAAATTCTTGATACGAAGGACATCATTTGTGAAACATTTTACAGAATCTGAAATATTGGACCATAAGGTGGTGCCAATCCACCGAAACCCACCATAATCTTCCCACGATGAACACAAGAACGATACATTCTCCATTTTCTCACAGATTAATTTTATATGCTGATTTGTATCATCAATTTCATTACCATAATACTCGTGATTGCCAGCCACAACAAATATTTTTGGAAATTTTTTGGACATTTCTTCAAGAAATAATTGATAATGTTTCAACTTGCCATTACCAACATCCCCAGCCAAGACCAAAACATCCCCCTCACTTTTGATTTGCCGAACCAACTTTTCAATCTGGGATGGAGACAAGAATTCGAGGTGTAAGTCGCTGATAATCTTGATTTTCATTTTATATTTTAGAACCAAAATATAAAATCATTTCATTGATATAATAATTTGTTATCAACCAATTATTTTGATTATTTTTCAACAACAAATTTATGATTATTATAATCATCAATCTCATTTTGTGTCATGGGGCGATTGAACAAGATCAGTTCTGACATGTAGCCACTGACATCCTTTCCAATAAGGTTCAGGTTTTCTTTGTCATCCGAATAATCAGGATTTTCAATCGACAAACAAACCGTGTTCCATGTGCTTAAATCATAATCTGAAGAATCTTCTTGATTCACAGTAAAATCCTTGTTTCCTTTGCCTACATAATACCAGTCGTATTCACTGTTAGTCCCGTTGATGTTGCCATTCTGGATGATAACACCATAATAACGATCTATTGACGAATCAACATCGGTGGATATGATTTTTGCTGAGTCATTGCTGTCGTGCCAGAACTGAAAAAAGATTGAGTATGGTTTGACGGGGTTGATAATCAACCCATTATCGGTGTACTGCTGGAAACTCAGGACATATTTCGATGAATTCAGGGTTGAAATGGTAGGACAATAACTATAACAGAGGGCATTATTGCCATTCCCACTCTGGTCGTACCAGACGCGCACTTTTCCAGCCCCTGAACCCAACCAATCCGACAATGAAAGACCCTGGTTGTCAGGATCGATCGTCAAGAAAGATTGTGTTTCATCCGTATAAAGATCCTGCTGGGTGCCATCATTCTTTTCAATCTTGATGACCGGGCCATTATAAGTGGGGACTACAAGGCGCATTGAATAACACCCCTCCATATTTGCTGGGTTCATAAAAGCATACTGGTAGGGGGAAATTGATGTTGTAGTTGATATTTTAGTATTTGTTGGTGGTGTGGTTGTCTGTCGATTCTGTAAAAAAGAAGGATTTGGTTTCGCTCTTTTTTTTTGTTTTGTTTTATATTCTTCTTTGAATGCGAATCGTATAACGAGAATAATAACAACAAGAAGACATATCAAACCCACGATTTTCATCCATTTTTTATCGGGTTGTGTTTGTGGAAGTATTTTTCTCGTTCTTGGCGGCATTTTTATTATAACATTTTTTTTAAACAACTTAAAAAATGATTTACATTCGGTGTTAATATCTTAAAATTATTATTCATGACCATCGAAAACAAACTTGTTCAAATTTACAATTGTGATTGTAATCCAAACTTCACCTACAAGACCAAACAGAGTTTCAATAACCATTTCAAGAGTGCCCACCACAAGTGCTGGCAGTGCGAACAAGAAAACAGGAATTATCGTGAAAAGATTGTTGAACTTGAAAACCATATTTCCTCGTTAAAGGTGGAAAGGAACATGTGGAAAGATATAGCAATCCTCCTTAAACGCCGGCACGAACCGAGCGATTTATTGCTGGATTAGTAAAAATCCACACATAAATATAAAGAAATGTCATCATATGGTGTACAGGTGTATTACGATTATCTGGACGACTTTTATTGTGAGACAAAGGAATACCATTTTGATACTGAAGAAAATGCCAGAAATTTCCAGAAACAAGCCGTGGATGCACACCAGATGGTATTTGTTGCTCCAATTGAAAAAACAAAAATGCCATCGTCAAGAATATTCACAAGTGTCCAGGATGCGATTGATGATTTGAAATTGTTTCTGGATCGTTCCACACAGGGGGTTTGCAGGATACCATTGGTTTGCCTCCAATTGCTTATCTACCAGAGTGAATGTGCGCGCCTGGAGGAAGAGATCCAAGAATTGCGGTTGAAACTTGAAGAAAAAGAAAGAAGATAAATTTTTATTCTTATATAAAGAATAAAAATGCAAGCCCGATCACCTACTTCCAAACAACAAGAATTTTTTGAAATGATTTACAACAATGGACAGATTTACAAGATTGATAAGAATATGAAGAATGGTGTTGAATTGGACAGGTTCGATGTTGTGCTGACCAACGATTTCCAGAAAAAATTTAAAGTGGCGAGCCAGCAAAAAAAGAATTCGGCAAGCCCTACACGGATCTACAAGGTTGTGATTGCCAATAAACCATATTATGTCAAGTCGTTCTATATCCCAACCGAAAAACAGAGGAGACCCGATCAAGAAGACCCAGAAAGCTCATTATTGTACGAAAAGGAAGTGTACCGCTATATCCGTTCCAAAGCTGTTGGAAATAAAGAATACAAGAAACATTTCATCCAGATGCTCTTGTCGGCTGTGGATAAAAGGGCAAACACAGGTTATATTTTCACACAAAACACAGGTGGAATCCCTCTGTTTATGATTGCCATGAACAGCCGATCCTTACAAAAATATTTTAATGACACCCAGCACACGATAAACGCCCAATTCGTGTCGAATATATTCACACAATTGCTGTATGTCATTTTCCTTTTACAGAGTATCAATATTGTGCACAATGATTTGCATTTTGGGAATGTTCTTCTTATCAAGGATGATATCAATACCAAAACCTACACAATGTTTGGAGAGACATTCAAGGTAGAAAATCATCCTTATTCACTGGTTGTCTATGATTTTGATATGGCGAGTATTGTGGCCCCATCCAATCTCAATAATGTTTTTAGACAGGGTATGTGTTCTGAATTCGGCAGGTGTAAGGATTATTTATACACCGATATGTACATCTGGTTGGTCCACCTGTTGGGTTCCACCAGATCGTGGGCTTTTGTTGATTCTACCGAGAAACGTCGTTATATTGAAATTGTAAACAGATTCAAAGAAAACCTAACGACACCACCAAAAGGATTCTTTCAATGGTTGTTTGGAGCAAAAAAGGGAACACAAGAAAGGGCAATCGACATGATTGAAAAGAAATACAGACTCCAAAAAAACATGCAAGATTACCCTCCCCCTATTTTTCATGCTTCGTGTGATAATTATGACACGAAGTTCTGCTATCACCCACCAAAAGTCGCAGATGCGAAAATTTTGGCGAAAGCTTGGAATAATGCGCTTGTGAAATAATCTTTTCTTGTTTATAAATAGGTATCGACATGACGGAAGAGAAGAAAGAAGGAGCGTTGGATATGATTATGATTATGGACCGCATAGAAAAAATAGAAAAAAAAATGGAAGAAATATGTAAAAAACAAAAAATGCTACAGGATGCTTTTTACAAAATCTACGAGGAAACTCGACGTCGTGAAAGAAAATTATAATAAAATGTTTGTTTCTATAAAATTTTCTATAGAAATTATATGCGTTTGCGAAAAATGGCCAGAATGTCGTCGAACCTCTGTTTGTTAAAGGTCATATCGACCCATTCCATCGTGAGATTGTGTTTGTAGCCAATCGTTTCAAGATCTTTTTTTAATTGTTCGTTTCCTTGGACAATATCTTCTGTGATATAGATACCATTCTTCTTCAGGTAGGGGGCAAAAGCATCCAGGGATTGTTTCTGGTGGACCATGAGGTGGGATCCATCGTCAATAATCAGGTCAAAACATTCATTGATGTAATTTGCTGTTTCCTCTCGTGTGCCATCCATCTCGAAAAGATGGACCCTTGGATTGTCCTTGTCGTACCTGTAATTTTGGAGATTGATATCAATCCCATAAATTTCGACATCTGGAAAAATCTCTAGCAAAACCTGGATAAAGGACCCGTTAAGCACACCAATCTCCAGAATTTTTAGGTTGTTTCGGCTCTCTAATTCTCTAAAAATTTTTTCATAGATTTTGCCGTAAGAATGAACAGTGTCTTTATCCGTTCCTTGGTAATTGGTATGAGTAGAATATTTTGACAGGATCTCATGAAATTTTTCCATTTTTATTCATTATTGAAATTGTGTCTTTAAATTAAAAAATGAAAAAATTCATTGGTATAAATTAAAGACAGAATGAAGTTTTTGTTGATCCTGCTTTTTTTAACCAGAATCCGTTCAGAAGAAGAATGTTATAAAGGTGTCATGTTCCTGGAGGGGATCCGTTCGATTATTGGGGCCGATCCAAACGTCCCACAACAAGAGATCCAGTATAAACCTTTGACTGGTAGTTTTTCAACCATCAAGAGTGAATATGATTCATTATTGTTGGAAACAAAATATTGTATGACTGATAATGCGTGTGGGCACTGGGAGGCATACAGCCAACCAGATGTTCCACTTCTGGATTTGGATTGCAATTCATTCTGTTATATTTCTAAAGCCAGTGGCAAGTATGTTCCAAGCACCATTTATTCAACAAACAATCCACCAGAGTCATACCTGAATTGTGGGTGGGAAACATGCTCCTAGTATTCATAATAATCGTAAGAATAATTCTCATCACTACTATAAGAAGAACAAGAACATTCACAATTATCTTCAATCTCATCGTATTCTTCCCCATCTTCAATGGAGAATGTCTGGCGAACGGAATGGCGCTGACGGATCCATAGCGTCTTTTTCTTCTTGTGGCCTTCTTTCAGGATCTTGGAGAGTTTCCGTTTCGCACGCGTTCTCTCCTTCTTGTGCCCAGTAGTGGATTCTGTGTAATGTTCCTGTGGCATGGGTTGTTTCCAGTCGCAGAAAACTGTTTCTTCCAGAGGAGAAGGAGAAGATAACCGAGGGACGATTGAAGGGTTCTTGCTCAAGACCACTGGAAAACGAGAAAGGGTATTTGGTATCTGGTACTCAAAACGTGCCTTGTCCGCATAGGAGTTGCTTGTTTTGTCCAACACACGTCTTTCCATAAAATCCAAAGGGTGCGGGAGCAGAGGATGGGCAAGGATTTGTTTGTCATCGTCTTCGCATACAAGCTCCCACAGATGAATGTCGCCAAGGGGCATTGTCTGGGTGCTAACTGATACTTGAAAGGTCAGGCGCCCCTGTGTGTTGAGCTTCCATACATAATAGAATTGACGCAACCATTGTGCCAGAGATCCTTCCATTATCTCCATGACGTCTTCCACCAACGCGTTTTTTGCCTGTTGGCACATTATTACGGACCCAACCTTGACCTTATACCATGATTTGCACTGGCACTTGAACCTATCCTTGTAGTCGCGACAACAAAAATTGCCACTTTGATAAAAATGCCTCCTGTGGATTGAAAGCACTGCTCGGCATTTCTGGAGTGTATCACAAACATACGACTTCATCTGTCGCAATTGGTCTGTATACCGAATGTCTTTTGTGTCTGTATTCTCAAGAGCCATCATGGTCCTGTCCAATAGGGGTTCCATAAAATAGGCGATCCAATGGAACCAATAATCCATACTCCAGGAGACAGGTGTGTGATTGAAGATGTAATCTTTCCATAGACCAATCTTGTCCGTGCTGCGGCACCAATCCTTTATGTCGAGTTTATCCATGGTTGCTAAAAAAAAGAAAACAAACAAAGTATTGAATGTAAGTAGGAAATTTTATAATATTAAAAACGGTACAAGCTCTAAAATCAATTTTACCAACACATCAACTCTTTAATGATTCTTCATTTTTATCTATCTATATATGTTTTTGACATATATAGATCGCTCAGTAGTTAGCGATCTTTTCCCCTCAACCTGAATCGAACAGGTGACCCACAAATTACCATAATACCTCTACAGTTTGTTGCTCTACCAACTGAGCTATGAGGGGGTTTTTTATTATAAAAATCGTTTTATTTAGATCATTTTCAAAAAAATTAATGACGGAAAATGGCAAGAATATCATCGTATCGTTTCTTTTTGGATGTCAGGTCGATCCACTCCATTTTTAAATTGTGTTTTTTTCCAATATTTTCAAGGTCCTTTTTTAACTGGGCATTTCCTTTAACAATGTCTTCTGTTATATAGATTCCATTTTCTTTAAGATAGGGAGCAAACACGTCCAATGTTTTCTTCTGGTGTTCTACCAGATGAGAACCATCTTCGATAATAAGGTCAAAGGTTTGGTTGATAAATGCGGCGGTTTCTTTTTTCGTGCCATCTTTTTCGTAAAGGTGGATTTGAGGGTTATTTTTAACATATTGATACTTCTTGAAAGAAATATCCAGACAGTAAATATGAGCATCGGGGAATAATTTATGGAGCACTCTGGTGAAACCACCACCATAAACACCAATTTCAAGGATCCTTAAATTCTCACGACCCTCAAGTTCTTCTTTGAATATTTTTTTATAAAGAGGACCGTACGAGTGGGTTGTGTTTTTATCTGTGCCGAATTTAATCTTTCGATCAGAACATTCAGACATACATTGAATAGGATCCATCCTCTTATATAAAGTCAATATAAAAATTTTTTGATGAAATAAAATTATGTTGCCTTAGAGTAGGGGCTTATATGCGACTTTTTTCTTTTTTTTCTTTGCTTGGAGTAGCCCACGCGATAACTTCTTCTTCTTATAACCCCAATATCACACGCGGTTTGAATTGGTATGGGCATGAAACAGAACTTGGAAAATTCACGTGCTCGTGGCAACACCCCACAGAATACTACCTTGAAAAATTACAGGATATGGGGTTCAACAGTTTGAGGATCCCATTTTCTTACCAGTATGTCAAGAATAACGATTTTTCCAGTTTGGACCATTTCTTTGGAATTGTGGGAAACTACAACATGACAGTCATTCTTGATTTCCACCGTATCAACAACCACGCACAGAGCCCAGTGCCAACGGATGGGATCAGCCAGGAAGAATTCTGGGATGCGTGGGTAACGATTGCTGATCGCTACAAGAACCGACCAGAATTGGTGGCACTTGAGCTTTTCAATGAATACCAGCAAAACGACGTGTCATACTGGAACAATTTCATGAAACAGACCATCTTGCATATTGAAGAACGGATCCCCCAGAGGTTCGATTATATAGTGAATGGATACAATTGGGGGGGAAATTTGGCAGACATGACACTTGAAGACCTTCCAATAAAGGATAGGGTCAAGTACAGCATCCATAAATATATTTTTAGTGGAAACAGTGTGCCTTCGGATTGGGATAAATCATTTGGGTCTTATCCAGAAAAGACAATCGTTTCAGAATTTGGGTTTAAAACCGCCAGTGAAGGAGAAGACCAGACCTGGTGGGGTAAAATGTTTATCGATTATTTAAAGAGAAGAAACATAAAGGATACGTACTTCTGGTGTCTAAGCCATTCAGGGGATACTCACGCGTTGTTTATGGATAACTGTGAGGATGTCAATTGGGAAAAACTCAAAATTATTCAAACACTATGGCAGGAAGAAGAGAAACGGATGCTTCGTGGTTCTGTTTAGGTAGGTAATGATTCATTTTTGATTTTGTAATTTTTACTGAAAAGAAATTACAAAAATTATAATAACTCACCTTCCAGCACAACCACCCCCACAATCAACCACAACATTACCATTGCCACCACCATCATTTCCTTTGTGATCCCACCACCATGTTTTGTCTGTTGAATTGTTCCGTAAATAACCACCAGATACGACAGAACCGCTCAACAATACTGCGTATACAACACCAATAAAAATAATATGATTCAATTTCATCCTCTATTTTTATTGAATTCTTTTCTTTAAATCAATTTTTTTAATTCTAAATAGCATCCATATACATACTATCGATTTGTCGAATGTTTGTATCAATGGCGTCAATCTGTGATTGTGTGGTTTTCACGAGGAATTGCCTGAATTGTTGTTTCCATACTGGCAGAGAAACTGGAAAATATTGTTCCAGTAGGATTTTGGCGTCTTTTTTGCGTTCCAACACGATTCTTTGTCTGGTTTTGCCCACAATGAAAAAACTCTCTAGGCATAGACGGAACAACTTTTTATTGCTTTTTTCATCCAAGAGTTCCACACAACTCTGTGGCCTGAAAAGGTTGAGTTCATTATGGAAATTTCTGTATGCTTGCCCCCACGTATTGATGTAAATATACCCATCGACCCTTGGGAATAGTTTCATAATCTCCATTACTAATAATTGATCGACACCATAAGAAGATACACGCTGTTTTGGTTTTGTTGATTGTAATCTTTGTAAATATGTGTTTTTATAACCAAAAGCTTTTGAAAAAAGTTGTTGTAATGAAGTTTGTTTTCCTTTATAAACAATTTTCGGTATTCCTTGCTGTTGTGATTGTTTGTCCCGAATAGCCAGACGCTCAATGACAAGTGTCCGGGTATTTGGGTCGCTCATATTCAACAATCTACATACCTTTTTTATTCTAACGGCACACACCGCGCTTTTTTCTGTTTCATTTTTAATTTTATTATCAATATCATTCTGTTTCGCATAATGAGATGCGACCAGTATGGACCCATACCATTTTCCATACTTATTGTCTTGCGCGGCTTTTGTTAGGCAATCTCTCCCATCAATACCTCTGTACAAGACAGAACCAGTATCCAACAAGACAACATCGTAATCACCGTCTCTTGAACGCACCCTTTCGGTTAATAAATCATCGAGGGGGATTGGCATCAACGGATCATTTTGAGTATAAACTGGCAGAGAATTAATAACATCTTGAATATTCATTATATTTATTTTATATATAAATAATTATTTATTTTCGATGCCAGAACGATAAAGAGAATAAAAATTTGTTTTGTATAAGAAAATGATTGATACTTATGTTATTAATCTGGATGTGGATACAGAAAAATGGCATGCCATCCAGAAAAAATTTTCGTGGAAATTGACACGCATATCTGCGATTGATGGTGATAAAACAGAGAACCGACCTTTTTTTGCGAGCAGATTAATCTATGGATGTCTAATGTCCCATAGGAAAGCTTGGGAAATCATCGCAAAATCAAACAATCCCGCACTTGTCCTTGAAGACGATTGCCAACCCCTCAACCAGTTTGAAAACAGATTGAAAACCCTTTTGAAAACCATCCCCAATGATTACGATGTTGCGATTATGGGATATGTGGCATCCGATGTCAGCCGTGATTACATGATGACCGCATTTTCAGCGCCATTTTACAAGAAAAGATGCATGAAAAGGGTGAATGAAGATTGGTTTGTTCCTGGTATTTTTATCGGGGCACACTGCTATATCATAACACCAGAAGGGGCTCGCAAGTTGCTTGCCAACAATTCAATAAATCACACGGATCTTCTTATTTGTTCGGATAAAAATATCAATGTCTATTGCCCCAAGGAGACAATCGCAACACAACTCCATAAACGCAAACCCATACTCATGTACAATAACCACATCAGCTTTGAGTGGATGTTGAGCGGGGCCCTTTTCAGTTTTGGGAAGGTATTCACTGTAAGGGCGTGTCATATCCTTCTGGTAATTTTAATTTTTGTTTGTATGGCTGTAAAGTCAAGGTCCATTTTTATCAAGGTTTTTTTAAAAATAATAGTTGTTCTGTTTTTTGTTCATTATCTATTCACAGTTGTTCACATTTCTCACAATCTAAAATATGATAAAACAAGAATGGAAAAAATATACGACAAAAAACAAAAAATCTACCATCAGCTGAACGACGCTTTTTGTGTTTTTACAATTTTGATCCTGTTGTGGCTGGGGTTTCATAATAATATTCTGGTGCCCATGATTGACATTATGTTAATGTCCATTCTTATACGCGCAATCATCATTTATATTCTCCCAATGAAAGACCCAAGCGGTATCTGTGAGGAAAAATCTGTTTCTCGAAATTCATTGTTTGATTACTGTGGGACTTTGCGTGTCTCTGGGCACATTCTACCAGCTGTTTTTCTCACTTATTTCATGCCTAAAGTAGGATTGTTTTTTATGATGATCCAGACATCCCTGATTATGCTCTCGGAATCTCATTATGCTGCCGATGTGATTTTGGGAATATTGACAATGAGTTTTATACTCTTTTTTTTCAACAAAAAGAAACTCCGGTGCAAGAAAAAGTCGTGTCTTTTTTAATTCATAAATTTTGAAAGATACTGGCACAATGGGTTCTGGTTGGGCAGCATCGTCATCATCTGTTTGTACATGTCGAGGTTTTCCCTGACATGTGAGGGTTTGGGAATAATCCGTCGCTGTGCTTCGGGGAGTTGTTGGCACAATTGTTGGTACATTTGTTCGTGGGGGTCTATATTGGCAACTGGTCGTTTCTTGGATTGGATGGCATTCTTCAGTTTCTTCTTTAGTTTGTCTCGTCTTTCTTCGGGTGTCTCAATATGGATTTTCTTAAAAACAAGGACGAGGTGCTGACTGTCTTTGAGGTTGTGTTCGATATGATTGTATTTCATGTCCTCATTGATAGGATCATAATGGACCTGATCAAGGATATTTTCAATGTGATCGTAAAAATCCATCTCATCTGTCCATACTTCCTTGACAATCCTCCTGATTTTCTGTTTCTGGGTTTTGGACAATAGTTTCTGGTCATTCTCTTCACAGATTTCAATTTCCATCATTCTTTTCTCAAGAGAAAACAAGTCATTAAATTAAAATTGAAATCAAAATAAAAAAATAAATTAAATAGAAGAAACCATTATTATGGGAAGGAGTCCTTTTTATTCAGAACATGTCAAGCCCCTCAAAAAAAAACCGGTTCTACAGGATCTGGATGACCTTTTTTGTTATTTTTTTGCGGTAGGAGAAACAGTATTATATGAGGATAATACAAGAGTAGCCACGATCGATCAAAATATAGACAACCTGTATATAAGGATTATCCAGAGTGAATACACACCTCTTCCAGTATTAGAAAGATCCTGTTCGGTTTATCGAAAAATGGAAGATCATTTTCCAGAAAAGGACAGTATTTATCGAATCAAATCTGCCCTAAAGTATAGTTTCAAGAACAAACATTCATATGGGGAACCATTCAGCTACCATGTGCTCGAAATCTCCAACATCAATAATGATGTATACACCACATTTTGTCTGTCTACAGATGGTGCCATATTGAATATTGAATCTTTATCGGTGCGTGGGTATGTTTCCAAGGTCATGGTCGCGTCGTCTATAGAACCACTGCGTGTTGGATCATGATCCTTTTCATATCCTTTGAAGGTGGGCATTTATTTTTCATCTTTAACACAATCGGTATGTTCTCCATACTCTTTCTTATCTCGTAAAACTGGAGGTTGTCTGGAAGCACACATTCAAGCTCGTTCTTGAATGATGACAACCCCCCAATGAACAATAAGGGTGTGCCGGGCAGTATCGTCAATTTCTGCAAACAGCATTCCCTCCCTGTGTAATTCAATGTGTGAAATGGATTTAAAGACATGCTGGTGAAACCAGAATAAGACAGAGAAGGATTGGAACGCATACCACGCCATAATGTCATTTTTTTAGTGGTTCTTGGACAAATTGAAAATATATGCCTGACCTGCTTGACAAGTTCCACAAGGCACTCGTCGATTTCTTGGTCTGTCAAATTGGGGCAGATATTGCTTACGACGTGCGCATAGATTTCAGCCATTGTTTTTTTCTCCTTTTTCAATTCCTTTTGGTGTTTCTCGTAGAGTGGGAAAAAGATGGGCAGATACCCATGGATTTCTTGCCTCCATTTCCTCACACGATTCTTGAATAATTTTGTGTCCTCTCCTTTTAGATAGGCCTGGATATGTTGCTGGGATTTGTTGGTCATGGCGACCAGAGCAAATTTGTTTTTAGCAGATAATTGCTTGATAAAGTCATCGTTCTTTTGGAACCACTGATTGTCTAGAGAAGAAACATTTTCGTAAAGACGATTGAAAAGTTTCATCTGGATGGAATTGTAGCCAATCTGGAACGATCGGGATGACAATTTCATACTGGCATCACCATCCAGATCCATACTACATTTTAGGGGACTCTGTAGATTGGGATACTTGGTAAAGTAGAACCTGAACTTGTCTGTCTTTTTTTGGAAAAGCCCAACTGGTATATCGTCTCCTTCACAATAATCGACATATTGTTGGGGGATCACGGGATAAAGATCGGTGCTCTGTTGGAAAAGTTTTTTTAATTGTTTGATCTTGGATTTCATGTTTATTATTTATACAAAATAATAAAATCATTCCAAAAGAAACAATAAGTCATTTAGGACCTACTTTGTCGTCTTTTTAATAAATTGGTCAATGCTTTTTTGGGCGGGTGTCCGCTTGCTCTGTTGATGCAGATCAATCTGTTTGAGCAGTTTGTCGATGATCTTTTCAAGTTGTTTTTGTTGCTGTGTCTTTTGTTGTTTCTTCTGCTGGATCTCCACCAAAATATTATTCTTTTTGGGTTTCTGTTGCTGTTTTGGTTTGCGATTGGCCACAATATCCGCATAGCTTCTTCTCGTCATCTGTTCCTTTCTATTTAAAGACCAGAAAATAATAAAAATGATTTATTACCAGGAATCTTAGTTATAAAGCAAATGTCTATATGTGTTCCCATCTGTCATATTGACGACAAGACCCGACAAAACATTTATCGCAAGCTAAAAGTCAAGGAAAAAGCAGATATGCGTTCCAAATCGTCCATGTTCCGCAATCTAAAAGAGATTGCCCCTTACCGGATCGAAGAATCCGACAGGACGATTTATCTTCCTTTCCAATGGGCACACAGTCAGCCGTTCTTCAGACCATACCGCTCTCCACGCACCGATTACGACACCCTCCAGACACGTTTTACAGGAGAATTGAGAGAAGAACAGAAAAAAATCCAGACAGAAGCCATACAGCACCTGAACCAACAGGGGTCTATACTGATTGCCTGTTATCCAGGATTCGGCAAGACCATCACCACTCTGTCCGTTTCCTCCAAGATTGGTCTCAAGACCCTTATTCTGGTGAATCGGGTCATCCTTATTGACCAATGGGTGTCGAGCATCCGTAATTTTTTCAAGGAAAACACAAGGATCCAGGTGCTTTCTGCGACAAACATGATGGAAGATGCCGATTTTTATATTATGAACGCCATCAACACAGAGAAACGACCCACTTCAAATTTCAAGAACATTGGCTTCCTGATTGTGGATGAATGCCACCTTATGATTACATCTGTTTTTGTTCGGGCACTGGGTCATGTATGCCCCAGGTATCTGGTAGGATTGAGTGCGACCCCTTTCCGGCCCGATGGTCTGGATGTCCTCCTTGACATTTACTTTGGAAAAGAAAGGATTGTGAGGGAAATGTTCAGGAGACACCTTGTTTACAAGGTTAATACCAATATTGTCATTGAAGGGGAACAGGATGACAAGGGGACGCTCATCTGGAACTCTGTTATCCAGAAACAAATGACACACCCAGCCCGGAACAATTTTATCCGTGATGTCTGCTTGTTTTTTGAGGCAAGGAATGTCCTCATCCTCTGCAAACGAATCCAGCAGGTTAATGATCTTTTCCAGCTTCTCAACGACCACACCCCAACAGCCACGCTAAAAGGAAATGAGAATGATTTCAATAAGGAATGCCGTGTGCTGATTGCCACTGTGTCCAAAGTGGGTGTTGGGTTCTCATTTGACAAACTGGACATGCTTGTTCTGGCGTGTGATTTGAAGGAATATTACCTGCAGTTTGTGGGTCGTGTATTCCGGAAACCCGATGTGGTGCCAGTCATCATTGACATTGTCGATAAGAACCCAGTGCTCCACAGGCATTTCAATAGCCGATTGAAGGTCTATCGTGATTGTGGTGGGACTATTTATGATTTCCGTTCCGTGTTTCCTGATTTCCATTTATCTTTTGATTGATCTAAAGACATATTCCCCATAAGAAAAAAGAGGAATGGACAATAATACGGCACTTGCGTTCAATACTATTTGTAATTTTATTCGTGATTTGAGTGGGTCATTTGGAAATAAACAAAAATCTCTCTTATTGTACGGGCATTTGATCGAAAAGACGGGGTTGATCCATATTGATCCTGTCAAGAAACATATCAACATTTTCAAGAAATTTGTGGAAGAAAATCAGGATGCGATTGAGAAGAGGGACAAGAACCTGTTCCATAGCAACAGCATTTCCTATTCGGACAAGGTGTCGATTGATATCCGGAATATTTTTGATATTTGCGACAAGGACGAGGAGAAGATCATCTGGAATCACCTCTTGACCATTTCGGCTGTTTTGAACCCAGTGGGGAATGCGAAACAGATCCTGAAAGAACTAACAGCGTCCAAAAAAGGGGGAGGAGGAGACATCAATGAGGATAATTTCCTCAAAAACATTATGGAAAAGATTGGTTCCGAAGTGGAGAATTACGATGCCGACAGCATGAACCCTATGCAGATGATTGGCAGCATGATGAGTTCGGGGGCATTGAATGACGTCTTCCAGAGTATCTCATCGGGGTTGAATGAAGGAAACCTGGATCTGGGTTCAATGATGAATTCGATGCAATCGCTTGTTAGCAATTTAAGCACCATGGTTAATGAGAATCAACCGACCACCACAACAGAAACCACACCAACTCTGCTTGAAAATACCAAAACAGAAGAATAAAATCCATTGTTTTTTTTATGCTTGATAAAATAAACTTGTAGTTTATTTTATATTTTATATAAATAGATAGGGATATTTATTTTAATATGAAATTATACTCACAAATTATACAATTGAACCCGATAAAGAGATTGAAAATAGTGGAAAATTATGATACTCCAAAAAACACAATTATTGGGGTTTTTGGGGAGAGTGGGTGTGGAAAAACAAGTTTCATCAAATATCTTTACCATCACCATTGTCGCAACGAAAAGATGGCTTATATGAAACAAGATATTCTTTTGCACCCAGAACTCACAATTTATGAAACTCTGTGGTTCTATACTGTATTGCGACGCAAAGAAGAATGTGAGAATATCAATAATGTCCTAAAAAAAATGAAAATGGAGCACCTTACCAATTACCGTGTGGGGGAAACAAAGGGTCTTTCTGGGGGTGAAAAAAAACGGATCCTGATTGCTTACCATTTGCTGGATGAAACTGCCGATTATATTCTTATGGACGAACCATTTTCGGGTATTGACCCGCACAATACCGATCTTATCTTTTCATTATTGCTAGAGAAAGCCCAAACACACACCATTATCTTTACAGCCCACCAATTGCCATTCCACATCTACCAACAACTGGACCAGAAATGGACTTTTAAACCAGAAGATAACGACAAAAACCAATTCCAACTGGAAATTACTTTTAATAAATACGAAGATACATTTTCTGAAATCAGCATTGATTCGACAACAACATTGATCGAACAAGTTTCACAAATGACAAGTGTTTATTCTCAATGGAAATACCTATTCATTCGGGACCGTATCATTGACAAACGAAATAAGTGGATCGTTTTCCTGCGCTGGACAACACCTCTATTTGTTGTCCTTCTTCAAGAAATTTTTATTGGTTCTTTTCCAATGTATCTAAAAAAATGGGAAGAAAGCCAAGAGACATTTGATTTATTCAAGATGGTGGTTATGCACACCATTCTTCTTTTCACAGTATCCATGATCCCAATGCACATGCTGAATGATCATTTCTATAAACGATCGATTATCCAGCACGAAATCAGTCAGGGTATTTACAGAAGAAATGCTTACTTTTTTAGTGCGATTTTATGGGATCAATTCTCTTTGATTTTAATTTCATTGTGTGTTGTATTGGTGTTGATGCCACCCGATCATTTTTTCTTTACCACTTTTTTCAATGTCGTGATGGAAATGAATTTTACAAACATGCTGATGTGGGTCTGTTCGTCATTCAAGAATGCGTCTTTCAATACAACCTTGATACTGGTCTCCACGTATATATCCATCGCTTTTATTGGAAATATGGGGATGCTTTTACGGAGTTCTTCCATGGACATTATCCAGTACATCAGCATGACCCATATCCAGAGCAATATGTTTCTAGAAAAATTGTTCCAATATTTTCCCAATATGAAACAACAACTGGATTTTACGATATCGTGCCTCAATATCCATCCAAGGATGGAGTATATAAAATGGATTGGCGTGTCTATGGGCATATGGATGGCCCTGCCATTGATCATGGTGGTGTACCTGTATTCTAACAGCACCCATTAAGTTGACATTGGAGCAAGGGTGGGATATCCTTGTTGAAATTCTGGATATTGAGTTCCACATTCCCGACCCCTTGCGGGTACCCCGTAAATTTAAATGGTAGAAACCCCGTGTACCATAGGGTATCTGGCTGTTTATCGATTTTCACCCAGTATTTTCCATCGTATTTATTGGTTCCAGATATTTTGACAGGGACGTTTCGGTGTCCATTGATATTCAGGTAGGAGACCCATTCATAATCAGGGACGAAATAAAAAACAGGGACAAATTCAGAACTGCATGAAGTAGGGGTGTAATCCCAACCCTGGATAGGCAATAACATTTTCTTTCTTTTAGAAAGAAAAATTTTCAAATATTATTATTGTAAAACATTCGAAACAACAAGAAGATACATAAGAACACTGGAAACAATATGAACAATATGGATGGTTTGTGTGGTTTCATAAAGAATAAATTGAAAACTTCTGCCACTGAAACCAGAGCACAGATTGCGACAAAAAACAAAACAATCAAACGAAGATTATAAAAATTACCGTCAGGGAAATTCATGTTTTTGTACCTGAAATTATTTGTTGCTGTAAAATGATGAAAATTATCCATATTCCTGAAAATCTCAAACATTGATAAAGAAACATAACAGACAAGGAACAATAAAACAATAAAGGACAGAATAAAACCAACCCTGAACATCAGCTTGTCTTTTGTGTTTAATGAATAATCCTCTTGGATGACTCTTGAGGTTTTTCTCATGTTTATAATGGAAGCCACAATAAGGATAAAGGCCAAGAGATACAATAAAAAAGTATTAAAGATGCTATAGGATGTCCTTTTCAATCGGTAAAGATTTGTAGTGTCAATCGTGGTTCCAAGACGATTGTAGTGTCTTAATAATGACATTATACCCTTGTCTTTTTCTGGGTGTATTTTAACAATCTCAACGTCGTTAAAATCATAACGGAGAGGCAATCGGGGGCGCATCAGGACAGTATTATTAAAAGGGATGTTGTGATAATATTGGTTGCCTGCGTTTGAGTATTTATCGATTGTGTTTGTCAAACAAAAAGAAGAATTATTTGTAGAAGAAGTCATTGATTTATCATTTATCAAAAAAATATTTAATAATTAATTTAATTAAATGACAACAAATTCTCCCCCTTCTCCATTTATATTTATCCCCAATGTTGATCGAAATCTTGATTTGGTACTAAAAACACAGCCATTCTATTCCATTTTCTACAAGACAAACAACAAGACAAATCGAAGAATGCCAGAAAGGGTAAAGATGGCCGCAAGTAATTACCGCACAACAAATAGAACACCTAATGGAAAATCTTGTAATGAAGTCCTAAGAAATTCAGTGGATCCAAATTATATTGTTGTGAATGATATCCCATTCCATTTGTACGGCAATGAGAATGGAAAAGAAAACCTATATTTTTTGTTTATTGTCTTTATGACAACCATTGTCATTGGGACAATCACATTTTTATACTGGTCTTATTTGCTTGGCGACAATATCATGGAGGATAATTTTAGGAAGACTGTCGGGACACGCTCAATCTATCTGTCGGTTCTTTTTGTTATTATGATGGTCTTTTTATCGGTAGTTTTTTACGAGTTTTTTACACTGAAACGCCTTTCTTTGCGCTGGTTCCAGAATTACCAAACAAGAAACCCCACATCTTTTTATGATTTCCTATTAAACACACGCAAAATCTTTCTGTGGGGATTTATGATTATATGGCTGGGTATTGTTTTGTTTATAACAATCGCAATATCCAAACGACCCGATAATTTTGTAAAGTTAATCTCAATCAATATTGTCTCAATTTTGATGCTGTTCGCATCGCAATATCTTTATTACAGGACACCCTCCAAGGAAATCAAGACATTTTGCCTGATTCTCAGCACATTTGTTATTGGGCTTGTGTTGTTTCTGATGTATGGTGTTTAGCAAATTTTTTTTTTCTAATTAAAAAAGAATGTTCCATGTTGTAAGAATTGTATTTCGTATCTTGTTTATTGTGTTTCTAATCTTATCAATCGCCTTCTGGATCCAATCGAATAATCTTTTAAAATACAAGAACAAAGAACTACAGAAGAAGGGAAGCTATCGAAGAACATTGTCTATTGTGTTTATGGTTATGACATTTGTTTGTTTCATGGAAGAATTGTTAATGTATTTACTGTTTCCTCCAACATCTTCACGACAGCAAGAGATTGATTATCAGAACAGATGGAGATATTCCAGACAGCAAGAAAAAGAAAGACGACGAAGTAAGAATAGACACAGAAATGAGTATGATGAGGATGAGCCAAGAAGAATTTTTGATGCCAACAAACAACGAAAACTTAAAATCATGTCATGGAATCTGTGTTGGGGTTGTGTGACTGAAAATGAAAATGATAAAACAGCAAGAAAACTTGCCAATAAATGTAAACGAATGGGCAATTATCGTTGTCTTGCGAATATTATCAAAGTGCTCACAGAGAAACAATATGATATCATTGCCCTTCAAGAGGCTTCCAATTGGAAAAACATCAATAAAAAATTAGTAGATTATGACCATGTTCATTCCATATCAGGAAACGAAGACATGCTAACATTTTACAACCCAGATCGTCTAAAGTACTTGAAACATATCGAAGGGGAAGTCGAATATGGAAGACCTTTTCAATTTATTTTATTCAAGGATAGAAATACCGGACATTATCTATTGTTTATCAATCTTCACAATGGACAAGGTGTCCGAAAAAGACAACTGCAACAAATACTGATGGATACTTTTGAAGATGAATTTATTCATACTACAAAAATTCGTTTCGCAAGTATCATTGCTGGTGATTTCAATGACCGTGATTATAATTATTGGCAAGGTATCCGATTGAATAACGAAATCATTTTGAGTTGTGCAACCAAACCTCCCAAGACATGTTGTACGGGATACATTTCCATACGAACACTCTATAACAATTCGGACAATCTGATTGGGGACTATATACTTATTGATCGCGAGAAAATGAGATTCGTTGAAAAGAATCGGGTTGTGCCACATTTTAAGTGGGATGGTGATGTATTCCCAACATCAGACCATTTACCTGTGGAATGTGCGGTTGTTTATAGAGATTTATCAAAATAATGTATAAAAATCCTAAAATTGAAGTTTGATTTTAGGATTACAATGAATAATACAAATGGATTACGAAAAGGCAGTTTTTGGTCTTTTAAAAAAGTATTTCGAACAATATGATGTCGCAACAATCCAGAAACAGAGTTATAATTATTTTTTGACACACCGTCTCCCCAAAATCATTGAAGAAGAACCCATTATCCAGGTTGCCCTGAAAAAAAATGAGTACATGAGGATCGAATTTGGCCAGGTATTTATTGACTGCCCCTATATTATCGATGAAAAACGGGTCATTCAATACATCCTGCCAAGCGAGGCCATGATCAGGGACCTTACCTATTCCAGTGTTTTTTCCGTCAACATTTCAACCAAACATTTTATTCTGGACGACAATGAACAGGAAACAATCATTGAAGAAAAAAAATATACAAAAATCCCAATCGCTCGTATCCCTATGATGGTGGGGTGTTCAAAATGTAATTTATCATTAATGTCAAGGGATCAACAGATCGAACGCGGGCAGTGTGCGAATGACCCTGGAGGGTATTTTATCATCAAGGGGAAGGAGAGGGTGCTTGTGGCCCAGGAACGGATCAATTACAATAATGTTTATGTCTTTGAGAAAAAAACAAGCGACCAAAAACACCTGATGGTCAGTGAGATCCGGAGCATGTCGGATGAAACCGGTCATTCAATCCTGATCCAGATGAAGATTTGTGTTTCAATGGCGAGGGTGGTTGTTTCTATCCCATTCATCAGTCAGGATGTGCCACTTGGTTTTATTTTTATGGCCTATGGTTGTTCCCCAGAAGAAATCGAACTTATTTTACGAAAAAATCTTGAATATTCTGACCCCGATCTGGATATTTTTATTGCGGGTATTGTGAAGGATGCCATCATCATCCAGAACGAGGAGAATGCCATACAGCATATTTCTCAGTACGCAACCCATGTTGTTTCAAAAGAACGCCGGTATGCCTATGTCAAACAGATCCTGATCAATGAGGTTTTTCCACATTTGGGGATATCCAATTATGAAAAACAAAAAACGTTTTACTTGGGGCACATGTGCGCTAAACTTTTGCTGACTTTTATTGGGAAACGACCCCTTGATGATCGGGATCATCTTTCCAATAAGAGGATCGAAGTAAGTGGGATTTTGGTGGGGGATCTATTCAGGACTTTATGGAAAAGGTTTATACGCACCATCACCCCCCAGTTGATGAAGCGTTCCGATATCATCACCATTATTTCTAAAATTAATGTCATTACAATGGGGTTGAGGCATTGTTTTTCAACGGGGAACTGGGGCATCCCTAAATCTAATTACATCAGGACGGGTGTATCCCAGGTCCTGAGCAGATTATCCTATAATTCTACCTTGTCCCATTTGAGGAGGATTGTCATTCCAATTGGGAAAGAAGGAAAGAACACCAAGATCCGGCAGGTCCATCCAACCCAGATTGGTTTTGTGTGTTCGTCGGAAACCCCCGAAGGGTGTTCTGCTGGGATTGTCAAGAATTTCTCATTGATCGCAGAGGTATCATTAGGGCACGACCCCATCTACATCAGGATGGTCCTTGAGAATATTGGGGGGATCGAGACAGATTTCTACAGATTTATGGAGTATGAAAAATGGATCAAGGTATTCTTGAATGGGAATTGGATTGGGATCGTAAAAGACATTGACAATGTGTTATCATCGTTGCATTCATTAAAACACCAACAGCACGCCATTCCTGAGTATACGTCATTTGTTTTTGATGGGAATGAACTGAAGATTTATTGCGACGAGGGAAGGATGATACGCCCCCTGTTTGATGCCCAAAATATGCCTTCTATCGATGATTTACATACATTCTCGTGGGACCAATTGGTGAGACAGGGTAAAATAAAATGGGTGGACGTCCACGAGATTGAAAACAAATTCATTGCGATGTTCCCCAATGAAATCCAACCAGACACGGATTATTGTGAGATCCATCCGTGCCTGATGCTGGGTATTTGTGCGAGCATGATGCCATTTGCCGATCACACACAATCACCGAGGATCTGTTATCACGCAAGCATGGTCAAACAGTCCATTGGTATCTATTCTGCGACAAATGAGATACGGAGTGATACAGTATCTCATATATTATCGTACCCCGAGAAACCATTAGTAAGGAGCCACGTAGAAGAGTGGATGAAAATGGACAATCTTCCTTGTGGGAATAATGTCATCGTGGCGATTGCCTGTTATGGGGGGTGGAACCAAGAAGATTCCATTATCCTGAACAAGAGTTCTGTGGATAAGGGATTGTTCCGTTCTTATTCATACAGAACAATTGTTGTAGAGGAAAAGAAGAAAACATCCACACATATTGAAACAATTGAAATGCCTTCTGCGGACATTCGTATCCGCAGTTTCAATTATACAAAATTGGACAAGAATGGCATTGTGCGACCCGGTACTTTTGTTGGGAGTGGGGATGTCATTGTCTCCAAGATATCCACACGCCAGATCAAGATCGGGAAAGAGGACAAGTTTGATACATCCGTCATTATCAAGAATGGTGAAGAAGGATATGTCGACAAGGTCTTCATCACAACCACTCCGGATGGCTACAAGATGATCAAGATCAAGATTAGGTGCCTGAAAATACCTGAAATTGGCGATAAATTGTGTTCCAATTGTGCCCAGAAAGGGACCATTGGGATGACCCTGGACCGTGAAGATATGCCCTACACACTGGACGGCATTGTGCCCGACATTATCATCAACCCTTTATGTTTTACACGGGATACCCGGGTTCATTGTGCGGATGGGTTGTCAAGAAGGATGGACACAATCCTTAATGATGATGATTACTATGTGTGGAGTTTTGACACGTCCTCTCGTTGTTTGGCATCTGGCAAAAGCATGGGTGGAGAATTCAAGGAATACACAGACATTGTCTGTCTTACCAAGACCGATGGAAAAAATATAAGGTGCACACCCGATCACAAATTCCTTTTGTTTGATGTTTCTTGTAATGAATTTTATTGGAAAGAAGCCCAGCATATCGAAGAAGATGATTTCTTGGTGTGTGGGCCAGAGTGTCCGGAAGATTATGAGATGATTACGGATTTTACTTGGACCATGAAAATCGATAATCATGTTTTTGGGTTGAAGGATATGCGCCAGCGCATAATCTCACAATCTCTTTTTCGTTTGATTGGGTTCTACCATTCTGTCGAAACATCTCCACTGGTTGTATATCAGGACACCAATATGATATGGAATGATATGAATCGTATGCCCTTAAAATTCACTATCCATTTTATTAAAAAACTGATAACAATGAATCATCTTGGGGAATTACCCAAATGTCTTTGTCGAGAATACATTTCCGCATTCTTGTCAAATGTCCTTGAGATAGACAGAGAACACTTGTTGTATGCCGTGTGGAAGAAGGACTTGATGGATATTTCCATTCTTTCAAAAATAAGTTCTCTTTTGTTGTTGAATTGGGGGATTCATACATCCATTCTGGAAAGGGACGAGGACGTCTATCTAAAAATTCACGACATTATTTCTTTTCACGAACATATAGGGGTTCGGTACTACCCATTGAAATCATTGCGCCTGACAGTTTTATCGTATTATCTGCGACACCCTCGTGGGTATTTCCCATCGTGGGAAAGTTTCATGAAACAATCACATTGTTCGGGATGGTGGAACAAAGACAATCTGAGTGCTTTACCCTTTTGGACGTGCCATATCACAAAAAAATTCTTGATGCCCGAACCCGAAGAAACCTTTTGTATTGGGGTAGAAAAATACCATAATTTTGTCGCAGAAGGCCTTGTGGTGAAAAACTGTATCCCAAGTCGCATGACCATCAATCAGCTGATGGAATCGATTGGCGCAAAATCAGCTGCCATAAAGGGCCATTTTCGCTACGCCACAACTTTTTCCAAGAATAGTGTGGATGTTGTAGAGACCCTTAAATCTCAATTGAAAGATTGTGGCTACGAAAGGAATGGGAACGAATTCATGATCAATGGGATGACCGGGCAGCGCCTGGAAGCCGAGATCTTTATTGGCCCAAGTTATTACCACCGTCTCAAACACCTTGTCAGTGCCAAGATCCACGCCCGAAATCACGGCAAGGTCTCCCAATTAACCCGCCAACCCCTCGAAGGACGCTCCAATCTGGGTGGCTTACGAGTTGGAGAAATGGAGAGAGATTGCTTCGCTCATTTATCGGCAATTTCTTTAAAATGCGGTTTAGCAGTTTACATTGGAGACATTGGTAATGAGACTGAAAAGAATGATCGCTAATTTATCGGAGTTTTAATTTTTATTAAAAATAAATGAATCAATAATTATGAAGTTATAACAAAAATGAAAAATAATTTCTAATTTCCTAGAAAATCAAAAAAGATAATATCATGGATCAACTTCAGAGTTGGAATGGATTTGGGATCAGTTCCTCTACCCAGAGCGAATGGTTAAATAAGGGAGAACGGGATTGTGTCAGACTGACATTGGAGGACGGACGAATTCTTGAATGTACACCCGAACATTTGATTATGCTTTCAGATAAAACATGGATGAAGGCAAATGAAATTTTGGAAAAACGCGTTTTGGTTGGAGTGAATTATCCTGTAATTTCTATAAAAAAAGAAGTAGAAGAATGTAATGGATGGCAATTAGATCTCGGCAAATCTGTTTTGAAAAGTAATACACCAAATGAACTATTTAAAACTATGGCATTTGCTCGATTGATAGGACTTTTAGTGACTGATGGACATTACTCTGAAAAATATTCGCGTGCTTCACTTTTTACTGAATCTATGTATGATGTAGAACGAGTATTGGATGATTTGCGATTATTTACTACCATTACACAAACAAATTTTAAGAATACTAATTCCAACAGTTATACTGTTAATTTGAATTCTGTTTTCGTAAAAAACTTAAACAATATAGAAGGATTGACCACCGACAATAAAGTATATCAAGAAGGCACTGGCATCCCCAATTTTATTATGGACGCTCCTCGTCCGATTGTCCGTGAATTTCTGGCTGGAATGTTTGGTGGAGATGGACACACTTGTGGTCTCGCAACGCATCGTGGCAAGCGAGATATCCTTACTTCCATTTGCTATTCCAGGACCAAAAAATTCAACCATCTCCCGTCGCTCCGGAAGATGATGGAGGATATTCGTTCCCTCCTCGTCAAGTGTGGGATCCGTGAAGACAAAATTTCCATCCGTGAGCCCAAGGAGATTTCTGATTCCAAGAACAAGACCAACCGGACTCAAGAAGAACGAAGTTATGCGATGACCTTGCATCTGGAACTGACAGAACTCATTCCCTATTATGAAAAAATTGGGTTTCGGTATTGTGCCCAGAAGACCCAGCGCCTGGAAGCCGGTGTGGCGTACCGGCGTCTGCGCGACACGGTTGCTCGTCAGCACAATTGGATGACCAATCGTGTCAATGAATTGACCAATTTCCAAGAAGTAAAACGACAGAATCCCAGTGCGAAAATCCATACCAAAAAGGCCATTGAACAGGCCGTCAAGGACCTCCAAGAAAAAGAACCCATCCTCCACAAGTATGCCATTCCCACCGTCCATGACATCACTGACCACCTCATCAAGGGGACAGAATTTGGGAAATTCACATCCAAGTCATTCCCAACAGTTGAAGAATTCTTGGAACAGATTGGGGCATTGTCCTGGTTTGACGATGATTTCACCATCACAAATGAACTCCCTACAATGACACTCAAGGTCATTGACATCCGCCCTATTGGCAAGCATCCTGTGTATGACATCCAGGTGGACGGAACACATAATTTCTTGGCAAATGGGGTGGTCGCTCACAACTGCCTTATTTCCCAGGGTTGTTCTCGCTTCCTTCTAGAGCGTTTGTATGATCTGTCCGACCCTTACAAGATCCCAGTGTGCGCCCAGTGCGGGTCCATGCCATCCACACCCACTTATTGTTCGGTGTGCGACCAATCGGACATCAAGACGGTCCCCATTCCGTATGCCGCCAAATTACTTTTCCAAGAACTGAATGCCATGGGAATCCGGACCAATCTTTTCCCAAACAAATAATCGTTCAAATTTTATTAAAAAAATAGAAGATTTCTATTTTTTTAAACAAACAATTTTAGGATGGATTTCCCAATGAAAGAAAGCCAGTTAGGGCCTTGGGTGCCAAAATAACTCACCCAATTCCGATTAATGTACATATTTTTTATCTTGTCGTGGAACCCAATGTGTTCGCACCCAAATTCTGTGCTGTACCAGGCATCTGGCGGGATGGCTGCCATTTTATAAATGACAATCCCGTGGAATGTGGAATGGACTGGTTCCAGATCTGGGTATAATAATTTATGGTATTCCTGGTAGATATGGTTGAAGAACACGGACTTTAAATGGTTCTGGTCGTACTTGATGTTATGGAAACGAAGGGCCAGTGTGTCGTAATTGAGGAGCAACAAGCCAAATGTCCCATACACACAGATATTCCCAGAGGTCCCTATCGCACTCCATTCTGTTTTTTCATCATAGTCCCTACCAATTGTGTTCATGATACCATTCATATCGGTAGAACCATTCATATCCCAATCAACGACCATCATATAATCATAATCCGCAAAATTATTGCGGATATACGCCAGACAGTAGTTCCTGAATTCAACCATTTTTTCAAACCGATCATTATGAAAAGCCCCTATATGGTACACATTTTTCATGTTGCAATTCTCACCCAGCACAATAATACGGCTGTCATTTTTGGCGTGTTTTTCAAGTATCGTTCGGGTATTGTCCTTGCTGTCATTCTCATAGACAATGATCCGGTAGTCCTTGAAATAAGAACCAATCTTGCTGAAAATTTGCAAATTCTTCCCTATATATTTATCCGCATCTCGGCATAACCCAACAATCACAATCCTTTTATGAGGGGCGATTTTATAACCATAATCGGTATAATGTTTTACTTTTGGGCGGCCTTCAAAATACAATAGTTCATCACGATAAAAGGATGGTTTCCATAACTGATGAGAATTGAATTGGTGGTACGCTTCAATCAGGAAATAAACAATATAAAACGAAATACAAATGGAAAACGCCGAATCAAACATAAATTTTTTCTTATAAACTTTTTCCTCTTTAAACAAAATTATTCTTTATTTCAGGAGATCATATACACATTTTATAATGGTGTTTGAACATAAGTTTCATAATAGATACGCTGGATGATTTCGTGTTTTTTTTCTTCCGTCATTTTATCATTCGCGATAACCGGTAGTAATCGTCTTGCCAACTTTGGAATGATATTGGGTTTTTGTTCGAGTAATTCTGCGATGATTGAACAGAGCATGCTATTCAGCATGGAGGGAGAATATTCTTCTTCTTGTTCCATTTACAATGAAATATAATATCATTGTAAATAATTTTTTTTTTTCAATTTTAAGCGGCAGGGGGTCCATTATGTTCTGAAAGAAAAAAAGCAAACCCGGGGTCGTATTCTTCAAGGAAAAACCTGAGTGTCGCAATCTGGACATTCTCATCGGTGGCGCTGACACCAATGACACCACTCCTCCCCCTTGTGTATTCCAGCTCTTCCGTTGAAAGAAATGAAGTGCCTAATCGGTAATCAATGTAGGCGTGGCATATTGCCCATACTGACGATTGATAAACTTCTGTAACACCAATAAATTCATCGCTTTCCAGAATGCGATCTACAGCACTTAGCAGGTCCACATTGTTCTGGTATTCTGTAAGCCACCTATAATCCTCGCCTAGGCATTGAAACCAACTTGATTCGATCATCTGCGAAAAAGAAAAGGAGTGGTTAGCAATCAGGAAATAAATAGCAGATATTGTTAGAAGAAATCAATTTTTATTTAAGTTCATCGATCCAATCGTTTTCCCATTTCCGCCCATAGCGCAAAACATCGGCGGGTGTTATTTGAAGGTTTTTAGCGTATTTTGTCAATGTCATTTTGAACCTCTTTTCACATACTTTCTTGGTTTTCCAATCCAGGGCCAATGCGCCCAGAACTATCGCAAAGGGATTGTATGTTTCGTAAGAATGTATGTTGGACAATTGGGAACGCAACCATTCATTCTGGTCGTGTGGCATGTCTGGAGAAACCATATTCAGTGTGTTTGTGGCGTAGGTTTGAAACCTTTCTGTGGGTATTTTTTTCCATTCTTCCTTGTCATAAATCCGGTCGCCCGTCCGTTCCCACCATCCTCTTTCTTCTCCATATTCCATTTTTATATCAAAAGAACATATTTTTATTTCAATTGGAGCAATGAATGAGAGGACCTGATCCGTATAGAATTCTGGAGTTTTGTGGTGGAAATAACTCGGTGTATTTCTGGTTCCCTTTCCCTTTTTCTTTCAGGAACATTAAAAAAGAAAAAAACAAAGTTAAAGAAAAAAAACAGGATCAACAACAAAAGAAAAAAATTCCTTACAAAAAGGTTCTCGATTTTAGGAGGGTGCGCCTGCTCCATCAGTATTCTTTTAGGAAAAGTTTTCAAATCATTCATAACCAAAACACCTGGGCCTTGATAAAAGTTATTCAAAAGGCCAGAACATGCGGGCCCAATTGTTGGTCGGCTGCCCTTTCCGGTGGGCAGAAAATCGGTATCCAGAAGGGACGGGTAATCAAGGCGATCCTGGACCCACGCCCACGCCATGTAGCTGATATTCAAGGAATTCAGGTAATCCAAGATCTGGACATTGTACCACCCCCCCTGGATACAATTATCCGGTTTGTCCAGACCCCATTCTGTCGCAATGACTGGAAAAATATCTTGTTTGACAAAAAACCCAAAACTTTCATCCCAGCCGTATTGTGAAGGTGGTACAGATGGCACAGAAACCCCCAGATGGCAATCCCCAGTGTGGTTGATTGGGTTCTCTGTAATGGCGGTGGGGATCTGCATCGTTTCTTCGCCATCATTCACAGGAATACCCTTGTAGCCGTAGGGGTGGACCGAGAGTGCCAGGTTGGGTATGGATTTCATCTGTTCCAGTAGGGTGGTGTTCCGCCGAACAAAATTAAACTGGTAGGCGTAATCCAGGCCCCCAATCAAGCAGATATTGTTGGCGTATCTCCTGATTGCCACCAGGATTTCTTTGTAGCCATAATAATCTTCATCCCCATTCCACCAGACATTGGAGGATATATCGTGGGGCTCGTTAAAAATTTCAAAAAATATATTTGGAATGTCTTTGTATGTTTGGGCTATATCAATCCACATTGTCATCGCACCACCAGAACGGAACATGAATGGGTCCAACCCAGGATGGTCCTGTTGTGTGTGCAAATCAAGGATCGCATACATATTATTACTTAAAGTTTGATTCACCCAGTACTGAATTTTCTGCTTGTATTTCGTGTCATTCAACCAGAAAATGTCTCGTAAAGGGAAACGGATCGAATTAAACCCCCATTTTTTCATCAATTGGATATCAAAATCAATAGTTTCTGGAATCATAGCGTCAAGATCGACATAACTATATTCAAGCCCCGTTCTGCTGACCCCCTTTAGAATGACTTGTTCTCCTTTTTCGTTTAAAATTTTGTTGCCCTTGGTATAAAATGACATTCTATATATTTTAAACAATATTTTTAAGTTTATTAAAAATGAAATTGGCAATGGCTATTTAAAGGAATAAAATAATGTCGTCAAGCGATATTTTATTACTCCAGGACCATGAAACCGAATACCAGTTGATTGGAAAAGGAGGGTTTGGGCGTGTTTTCAAGGTGTTTAACAATCTTGATAATCAGTATTACGCCATCAAACAGATCAAGGTGACAGAAAACAATATAGCAAATGCGTTAAAGGAAATCCGTATTTTAGCATCAGTATCCCACCCGCACATTATAAGGTATTGCCATTCCTGGATCAGCTCTACTCCGTACCATGAGGATCTGTCTGATGATGAAGAAGATACAGAAGAGGAAGACCGGATGGTCATCCACAAGGGGCAGTGTTATTTTTTCAATATCCAGATGGAATATTGTTTTTCCACATTAAAAAAATATTTATTGGAAAGAAATTTGATTGATTTTCCAATGTGTTCCCATATTGTTTACCAGATTACAGAAGGGCTTTATTTTCTGCATATGAATTCCATTATTCATAGGGACCTAAAACCCGATAATGTCTTGATTTCATCTTTTCAACCACTCTGTGTAAAGATTACAGATTTCGGTCTTGCTAAAAAAATCTTGATGGTAGATGATTCCTGTGATGCTTCTTCCTATGCTGGGAGTTTCCTTTATTCTGCCCCCGAACAGATGAACAACAAGGTATATTCTTATGCTTCGGATGTCTATAGTTTGGGGGTCCTTATCTATGAACTCCAGCACCTTTATCGTACTGATATGGAGAGGGTGATTTCTATCCAAAAGTTGAGGCAGGCCCGATGTGTTGAATGTTTGTATTTTAAAAATTTGATAATGGAAATGACAGAAACCGATCCATTAAAACGCCCCTCTGTATCAATGATCCGGAATCAATTCTTTATTAATATAAAGGACCCAATTGTCATGTGCAGGGATATTGTGTGGGAACTCATCAGTGTTGTTCTGGAGAGATATGTTGAAGGATGTCTGCCACAGAATTAAGGATGTCTTCGTCATTCCTGTTAAAAATATCGTTAAGGAGGGTTACAGGCAAACTGAAAATAATCACATTTTCTTTTCTTTGTTTCCATGTTTCCCTACAAAAGGGGCATGTGTGCAATTTGTCAAAACATGTCTGGCAAACAAGGGTTGAATGCTTACATATGACCTTGTTCTTTTTTACAAATCCCAATGCGGATTGTTTCTCATAACATATCAAACATTCTTTTTTTCGCCGATTTATGTGTTCTGGCGTGTGGCGCAATTTCCACCGATAACGAGCAATTGATTTATAATGGGGGGTCCAATCCTGATTTTCTATAAATTCAAATGCTTCATCACGATCTGTTATTTTAATATACATTTTGTAAAGAAGAAATTGTTTATTTCTATTTATTTATTTTTTCAAAATTATATTTACACATTGGAAATTTGTTTTTACAATAAATAAATATGGAAGGTGGCACGACTTTTAATGTAGGGCTCAATAAACAGTTTGTTCCTTTTTGGAATGGGTTGATACACCTTATCGGAAAAATAAAGAATGATGTCATAACAATGCGGTATGATTGGTATGATATTATTAATGAATGTGAATCTTTTGAAAAGGACTATTTGAATACACATGGGTTTTGTGAGTCCTGTGTCTTTTACGAGATGCCTTCTTTTTTAAAGGGTGTCATGGCACAGGCCGATGCTGCTGGTATGACAGATTGTAAAGAGATTGCCAAGGACAATGACATTATCTATACTTTTTGTAGGGAACGACAACAAACCAGACGGCGATTAAGGTTGATTATTTTTGTGTTGATATTGATGATTTTAATTTTCCTTTTCTGGAACCAGATAAAATTGTATCTCATCCCCAAGATAAAATTATACTATCAAAAGATTATGAATCGTCCTAAAAATTGAAATCTCAGTCCAAACCGATGCTGATATACGACTCTCATACTGACATTTTGAATTTTTTACCCCACAGATAAATGGACTGCCCTATTTGTGCCGAAACCTTTAACCGCAAGAATCGCAAGATTATCGAGTGTCATTATTGTTTTTTCAGGGTCTGCCACGAGTGTGTGGGGAGGTTTCTGTTGGAAAAGAACGATCCGGAATGCATGAATTGCCATAAAAGATGGGATTATGCTTTCCTTTCTTCACAAATGACCAAGGTTTTTTTGAAAAAACACAAGGAGCACACCAAATCCGTTCTGATGCGAGAAATCGAGAATGGACTGGGGAATTATCAGGAGATTGCTGTTGTTGCCAACCAGAAGGAAGATGTGTTGAAACGCCGAAAAAAAGTCAATAACCTTCTGGATAAGTTGAAGGATGAAGAGTACAATCATTGCAAGGTTAATGTAGCTTTTCAAGGTCGTGTCTATAACCTTTATCACAGGATAAACAAGGACGATACCCCCAAAACTCGTTATGGGTCATTGCTTATCAAGTATGTGGAGACACTTGTGAACCCACCGCCCACAGATCACGACTTGGAGATGGCCAATAAGGAGATTGAAAAATTAACCATACAGACAAATCATTTTCGGTTTGTTTATAGCTGTTCGGTCCTTGATTGTAATGTGTTTTATACCGACAAGATGTTGGCCTCAATGTCGATTGAAATATTCCCACAATTGACAGAAGAAGAAAAAAACGCAACCCTCGAAAAAATTAAGAAACTAAGGATGACAATAGAGAATTTGGAAAAGAAAAATATACAATTATACGAAAGATACATTATCAACCCAAAAGGATTGGTTGCCGAGTTTAATCATCTATCTGGACAACTCCGGAATACCTACCAAGAATTTTGGAAAAACTACTTTAGCTTGAAGCCACCAACACCCCAAGATTTTCAGTGTATCCAAGAAGATAAACATAAATATTCGATTCTGGTCGATGAGCATAAGAACAAGATGCTCCAGAGTATCTGGGATCAAGAAGATGTTCATCATCGTTTAAATTCAAATCGAAAATATCTTTATAATCTGGATGATAATCATTTGTATCGTGTTGATGGAGAGGCAAGCGAGGAAGAGATAAAGAATATATCGCTTATTCTGGAGGAGGAAGAGATGAAATGGAAACGACTTGTTGATGATCACTACAAGAATTCTGACATCTTATGGCCTTTGTATGATAAGCTTACTGCTGAATTTCATGATATAAATAAAAAATATCGCAACCTTTGCAGGAAGAAGACAACTTCTGGAAATTATATTGTGAATTGCCCGACTGAAGATTGTATTGGTAAATTGGGGAATGAGGGTCAATGTGGGTTGTGTAAGCATCAGTTTTGTATTGATTGTATGAAGGAAAAGTCTTCTGGACACGAGTGCAAAAAAGAGGATGTAGATACTGTGAATGAATTGCGCAAAAACACGCGCCCCTGCCCAACATGTAATATTCCAATCTATAAAATCGAGGGGTGCGACCAGATGTGGTGTGTAAAGTGTCATACGACATTTTCTTGGAAAACTGGGGCAATCTCACAAGGTGTCATCCATAACCCTCATTTCTACCACCAGCGCCAGCAGGCAGTACGCACACCCGGTGATATTCCTTGTGGTGGTTTGCCAAATGAGGTTGAGATTGTGAATGCCATCGTCAACCAACAATGTTTTCACATGTACGATATTTGGGATTATTGTGATAGGATTTCTGAATACAGGATGCCATTTGTCTATCAAAAATTCCACAATGTGCGCCCATCCAAATACCGTCGTTATAGTATTGCCTATATGAGAGGAAAAATGAACAAGAAGCGGTTGGGTGTTTTGTTATTCCAGAATTATTTCGATGAGATAAGGTATAGTGCTTACTATGGCATCCTGGAGACATTTGTTGATAATATGGCAGAATACATGCGCCAATTTGTTGGGGGGATAAACACTGAAAAGGAGTGTGTGGAATTGTTGAATTTGTTGGAACAAGATGTGAGGAAAATGAACAAGATTTACAATATGAAGGAGAGGATTGATTTGTCCTTTCTTGAAAATTAATGATAAAAAATAATGAAAAGTTATTATTTACTCTGTAAATAATAAATGAACCAACAACAAACCACCCAGAATTTTTTTAAAACTTTAAAATGCGAACCATACAAAACAACACAAACTCAAGAAAAATGCCTGGAAAAGTTTCTGGGTAAAAATTATCGAAAGAATTGGCGTCTTTGTTTCACACGAGGAGATGGGTACTGTTTGTTTAATTGTTTGACGGATTTTAAAAATAAACCAATGTATGGAAATAATCAGGAAGGAGTTAATAAACTAAAAAAGGATGTTGATGAGGCATTTGATAATTTTGTAAAAAACCCTGATAATACCCAATCTAAAAATGTGTCATTGCCCATATTACAACAGAAAAGGAATGAAATCCAGCCAGGTGTCAATGATGTTGAATATGTGTGGGCCCATCTGTTTCCATATGCCCCATTCAACACAAATTACATCCTTATTACGAGTTTAACATTCGACACCACGGCAAGGTGTGAAGCAGAAATGAATTATGAAACATTCAACCCCAATTTTCCGACAATCATCTTCTTTACTCCAAGGGGTCATTTTTCTCGATTGGAATGTAATAATGTCATTGTCAAGGTGAATTTTGTGCTGAGTGTGCTGAATAATGTTTATAATATTTCAAAATTTGATACTGACAGAGACAGAATGATTACTACTGAAAACGAAAGATTAAAACTTTTTAATAATAAAATGGAACAGCCACAGCAACCAAAGACGCCACCACAGCAACCAAAGACACCACAGCAACCAAAAACACCACAGCAACCAAAGACGCCACAGCAACCAAAGACGCCACAGCAACCAAAGACGCCACAGCAACCGAAGACACCACCACAACAACCATCACCAATATTGACACCAATTCAATTGAACCAAAAACAAGTCCCAGTTGATAAATATTTAAAATCTCTTTTGAATGTATCTAATGGATTCATCACTGGGATTGAAAAGGGCAGCCAAGTCATGGATATTCATAACAAAACGGAAGCTGAACGATTGTTGTCGTTTTTTAATAACGAGTTTTCTGTTCATGAAAAGAACTTGCCCTCTTCTGTAAAAAACGAACTTAGTTCTCTATATGAAAAAAATTTGACACTTGTTGTTCTTCTAAACAGAATTGAAGAATTAAAAATCCAACAAAAACTAACAAAACAACAAGAAGAAAAACGAGCCATTCTAGAAAAAATAAAAAAATTGCAACAGTTTATACCTCAAGTATATGTTGATGATTCAATACCAAGTTCATCCGCATCCTCAAAAAAAGAAGGATGGTTTTCAAAATTTTTTGGGCCTAAAAAACAACAGAAACCAGCTGGACAACAAAAACAAGCTGGACAACAACCATCAGCTGGACAACAGAAACAACAACCATCAGTTGGACAACAGAAACCAGCTGGACAACAAAAACAAGCTGGACAACAACCATCAGCTGGACAACAGAAACAGCAACCATCAGCTGGACAACAGAAACCACAATCACCACCAGTTGGACAACCACCAAAACTGCTACCACTACGATTAAAGAAAAAAGTAAGCATGTTGACACAAACATTAAACGCCGCACAACTACAGAAACAGATTGAAAATTTAACTAACAAAATTAAACAACAACAGCAAAAATTAAAACAAACTGTCAATCAACAGGACAAATCAAATATAAATCAAGAGATCCAAAAACTAAAAAAACAATTAAACCAGAAAACTCAAAAACGCAAACAAAATTTGGATAAAGCACTTCAAGAAGCACAAAAAGCAACCGCAGAGGAGAAGAAAAAACAACCCTTGATGATCCAGGGGCAAAAGGAACAACAATTCTTTGATGCTCGTTCAACACAACAAAATAAACAACAGAAAAAACAACCCTTGATGATCCAGGGGCAAAAAGAACAACAATTCTTTGATGCTCGTTCAACCCAACAAGAATAAGTTATTTAAGAACAAAAATTTTGATTTACAATTAAATCAAAATGAAGAAAAGAATTTTTATATTTATTACCGGCCAGTATAGAAAATTTTGGAATTCGTGGAACAACCTAGTGGAAAAAATCATGAAACCAAATCAGGAAGAATATGATATTTATGTTTGTTTGGGCATGGATAAAATATGGCGATCAACTGGACACGTATGGTGTGATATGGATCGTGAAATATTCCAGACCCATTTACGGAATGAATGGATCTTATTGGGGTATCCTATTGAAAACCTGATTCTCGAATGGATCGATCATAGTGATCCTTATTTTCACAATGCCATTTCTTCCCTCAAAAAATATCTGGATAATGGCAAACTTGATATATATTGGTATAATTATTTGATTCATAGATCCGGATCGTGTATTGAATATGTTCAAATTTTAAGAATGTATGATCTTGTATGTTCTCAATACAAGATTCGTGATGATGATTTGATGATGCGCACACGTGCCGATATTTTATTGCGACATTCTTTTGATTTCCATTTTCTTCCAGATAAATTATTACCCACGAAAGTTATTTTTCAAAATCTGTTGCCAACATGTTCTCATTTCGATCATTTTGAAGAACAGGATGACAGAGAATCTTCAATTTTGCCGCAAGAGTTCATCAAGGATCGTTGGATTATTACATTACGAAAAAATCTGGTGTACATTATGCCGTTAAAAGCTGGGTCTTTTTTATCAAAGATTGTAAAGAACTATGGTGATTGGGACACCCCAGAAACAAACAACTACTGGTTCAACGCAGAATCACAATTCAGGGGGTGTTTCCGGAACAATCAATTCACTCTCTGGGAATACAGCCAGATTAAAGACGAATGCTATGGGGAATTCGAAACCCAAGAAAATGATTTTCCTATTTATGCGATTTATCGTTGAAAAACGATTTTTTAACGTACGGATTTTCGTCGCCCTGGTAGGAAAGAATAAAATTGTTCCAGTCCATTTCCATTTGTGTTGGTGGGAATGACTTGTCCCATATCGATGCCAATCCAAGATCCAACACCCTTTTATGGATTAATTTTTCGTGATAAGGATATTTATCTTTCATATACAACGTCGTCCTTCCAATCATCCCTTTAAATCTGTCTGGTGGGATAAAAAGGTGGCTGGATGTCAATTTCCCACTGAGTTCGCACGAACAATTGGACATTCTACAGGGTGGAACAATTTTCACCTTTGAATTGGGGTTATGTAATTCATCATACCCAATCCCATTTGTATAAGGGTAATTTGATCTGGCATGATTCAACCGATCAGGGAGGAGGATAAGGTTGTGGAGGTCATTGTGTTCTGGGATCAAACTTTTTGGAACCACGTGCTCGCACGTCCATATGATGTTTTGGCACGGAAAATCATTTCGAGGAAACCAGGATTGTTTTATAATTTTTCTGGAAGAATAAAATATTTGTGTATTGGATAGATAGAGAAGAAAAATCCCCATATATCTCATTTATTAATTAACAATTCTTTATATAATTGTTAATTTTTATTTAATTTTACAAGAAATTTAAAAATTATTATTTTTTTTTCAAGTTTGTTTATTGTAAAGTTTGTATTTGACAATTTCAAAGATATGGTCATCAATATCATTATCTGTGCTTTTCACCATCTTTTCCAGCAGATCAAGCAACAACTTCTTTGTCTTGTCGTCATTGAGGTTCTTATAAACAAGTTTCAATGCGATATTGTAAAAAATCTGGCAACCGGCCATTCCTTTCCTACTATTAAACAAGATTTTTTATTCTAGACAAAAATATCAGAACCCATTAATTCTCCTGTGCAGAGCACAATTGACGATGCGTAATTGATGTTTTTTTCACGCAAATACTCGTTATAATTAAGATCGGTTGCCTTGTGGAAACCATTTTCTTTAAAATATTTCACCAGATTTTTAGCACCTTTTTTTGTAACAATATAGGCAAGGGAGCACGGGTTCTCATTGTCTTTGAGTTCGCATATAGCATTGGATACTTGTTTCTTACAGTGGTTCAGGTCCTCTTTCCCAATCTCAAGATCTAATGGCCAAAAATAAGCATAATACGCTATTTTATGTTTGCCAATATTGACAATTTCAGCATCGTCTGGAATCGATTTGAGGACCCGAGAAAGATAAAAATTGAAATTGTTTTTCAGAATAACGTCATCCTGTAAAACCAGAATATAATTATAATTTTTCCTAATCATTTCTTTCAGTATGTAAAAGTGGCTCAATTGGTTTCCAATAAGGTATCTGCGGTTATCTTTATTTTTGAAATCACTGTTCGCAAACATCATTTCTTCTTCTTCACTCAACACCAAATGGTCTCCATCGATCGCCACAAAACGCTCAACCAAATCCATGTTTATTTTTTCATTCTGGCATTGTTTAAGGAAATGGGCTTTTCTATCAGGCCTTCTATCGAGATTAATATAGTAAATTTTATCCAGTTGTGCGCTTTTGTCTTTGAAAAAATCGTTAAAAATGATGTAAAGGGACAATAAAAGAAAAAGGATAATTATCGCCAAAAGAAAAAATGATGTCATTATGTATTTATTTTACCAGAGCAAAATAAATAAAATTAATTAATTATTCTTATTTACATGTACATTTGTTCATATCTCCTGTCTTCTTTTTTGAAATCCTTAAGCAATACATCCACCAATTGTGTTGTTAAATGGACTGGGTATTCTAGTTTCTTGCCACAATAAAAACTCGATTCTAGTTTATTATCGTGCATCACCAAGAAACTGATCTTGTGAATAATGTCCTTGACAGCGCGCTCTAGTGTGCGGATTCCCTTTTCACTATCTGGTATCACCTTTTGTATAATGTAAAGCGCAATATTCTCATCAACGATAATGTCCTTCTTTTCTAATTTGAGTGCGTCCAAGAAACGAGGAAATAAGAAATCCACCATAATCCTGATTTTTTCCTGTAGTGTGTAGCCTTCAATATAAACAGTGAAAATACGATCCTGTAATGCCTTGTCTTCGGGTAATTCATTCATGCTGTAGATGAACCACATGGAAGACAAATCAATGATAATGTCATTAAGATAATTATCCCTATACTCGCCATTCTGGCTGAAATCGGTAATGTGGAGGAGGTAAGAAACAATGTCGTTATTGTGGGAAATCTTTTCATACTCGTCCAAAAAAAGTATCCCATTCTTGTATTTCATTCTCATCAGGCAACGGGCAATTTCTCCAGGTTGAGACCCAACATAGGTGTAGTCGAACCCTTTCAAGGACTCGGTGTTGTGCACACCCCCAAAGGATATCTGCTGGAAAGGAAAATCAAGGATCTTGGCTAGGCATCTGGCGATTGTTGTCTTACCAACCCCGGGTGGGCCAACAAGCCCCATACAACACCCCCTCATCTCAGGGAAAAGGAGTTTATTGTGCAGGAATAACAAGATCTGTTCCTTGACCTTGTTCATGCCAAACAATTCCTCATCCAAGGTTTTCTTCATATCCTGTAGAAGCTTTGTCAGGTTATGGGTCTTTAAATGTGGGTATTCTTTTATACGATCATAAGGAAGATCAATCGCATACTTGATCCATTTCTTCAGTTTGTAATATTCGTCGTCATGTTCCAGTTTTTCCTTTAATTCCATAAATTTGTAAAAGATAATCTCCTTGTTTTCAGCATTCGTTTCAAGTTTGAGAATGTCATACTGGAGGTCCAGAATGGACGAACTCTTTTTCTCACATTTTTCATAGTGTTTGATTTGTTCTTTATTGAGGATATATTGTTTGTATTCGTGTAGGTAGTCCTTATAGATCTTGTAGAGTGTCCTCCTCAATTCCATCCGTTCTTCCGAATTCAGCATCGAATTTTCAAAAATGTAATAAAGTTCAAAAACTTCTGCCTTGTGCTTTAATCTCATGGGGCTCTCGATGATGTCTTCAAGATTGATGGTTTTTTTCTGGATATACTCGATAATTTTTTGTGTCTTTTTCTTTAATTTTTTATTGTTTTCGATGGTTTCAGGGATCTCAAATTCATCGTCAAGTTGTTCTTCTTCCGACAACGTTTCTTCTGATACTTCTTCATCATCAGATGAATCTTCCTGGATTGCCTCCTTTTTCGATTTTGCCAGTTTAAAGATCAAGAATGGCTTGCGCTTCGGTTTCTTTGAGGAATTCTCTTGGTGTGTGGTTTCCTCCCGATTTTCGGTTTCTTGTTTCAGCTTTTTGTCTTTGGATCTGGTGGTGATTGGCATTCACAACTTGGGATTTTTTTATTTATTCACCAAGAATTTCAAAAATCATTTTTTTATACGCAACAAGACAAACTTGTAATCTTCTTCGCCAATTTGTGGGTTTACAACAAGATTATTCTCGTCGATAAAGGATAAACCACAGACAAGACCCTCTTTTTTTATCTTTCTAAAAATATCAACATGATCCTTATACTTGACAACATTGAACCAATCTTTGGGTTTTTTAATAATGTTTAGGTTATCCAATACGATTTTATCAGTGCTATACTCCTTGATTTCCATTTCCACAATTGATTTGTTTTCATTTATTGTCCCAATAACATGGGTCTCTTTGGCGTCAATGACAACATCCATTACTCTCCATTTTCCTATAAATGAGAAAGAGCATGTTCCAACTGGAAAAAATATTAATAAAAATTTCCATTTCATCCTTGATAATTTATCATCCATCTCTTTAAACCAATTTAAAGAATTAATGCCTATTTAAAAAGAAAGAATGAAATGGAAATATTTATACGTGTCGTTGGTTCCGTTTGTGGAGAATTTTGTGAAGGAAAAGAGCCAGCTGTACAATATCGATTTATCTCATAATTTACACCATAGCCAGCAAGTGAAGGAACTTGGGTTTTTTATAGCAGAAAAGGATTACCACCTAAACAACAGGCAGAATGAGATTTTGTATTTAGCGTGTATGCTTCACGATATGTGCGATCCAAAATACACGCCACAAGTCCAGGCAATCCTGGATGTTTCTAATTTCTTGGTTAAAAAATGTTGTGTTTCGATGCTGACCCACGATGCCGTTATGGAAATCATAACATCCATGAGTTATAACCAGGTTGTCAAGCCCGATGGAACTGTCCAATACCCATACTGGCTGGCAACTGAGAAAAGTGGTTGGGGCAAGGTGTACCATATTGTAAGGGAATCCGATCTTTTAACGTCTTATGATTTGAAACGGATGGTCCATTACAAGTGTGAAAAACTCCAATTCGCTTATTCGAGTGATATTCTACAAGATGTCTTGGATACTGTTGATGTGCGTATGAGCAAGTTAATTGAGAAAAATCTGTTTATTTCGCCCACCGCAAAAAGGATCGCTTCCAAATGGCACCACGAATTGTGCCACGAGATCCTTCCCAATCTTACCCAGGATGACATTTACCCTATCCTCAATCAACCAGAAGAACCGGTGAAGGATTTTAGGCAACGGATCCTGGATAGTGTGTTGTAATTTCTTTTCTTTTTTTAATATAAATGTCGTCTTCGGTTTGCGTCTTTACGTGTGCCACACATTCCAATAAAAATCTTGAGAATTTTAAAAATAGTTTCAATCTGTATAAAGGATGGGATGTCCGTGTGCTGGGATTAGGGTCCGAATGGGAATCGTTCCGGACAAAAATGACATTTTACAGAAAAGGTTTAAAAGATGTGGATGAAGACCAGATTGTCGTGTGTTTGGACGCCTATGATGTGTTGTGTATCAAAGACAGCACTGATTTCATCGATCTATTTTTATCGTATAAAATCCCGATTATGATTGGTTGTGAAATTACATCTTGTTTTACGATTTATAATAAATATTTACAAATTGGTTGTTGCCCAAATATTGAAAAATGGAAACGTTTTCACAATTTACAGGACAAAATTTATGTCAATAGTGGGTGTATTATAGGATACGCTGGTGAAATTTTTAAAATGTTTGATTGGATACTTAAATATAACGATTTTGTGATACAAGACGACCAGATTGGAGTTGGGTTCTATATGAACGAGTTCCCTCACAAGGTGAAATTGGATATCAAGAATGACTTTGTATTCAATGATACTTTAGGGAATTCGATCAAACTGAGACAAGAGGAAGAAAAACTAGAACTTGATATACCCAAAAAACCTTATTTCATTCATTTTCCAGGCGAAAAAAGAATGCACACGCCCACCAACTACGACAAGATTTCGTCTTTTATGTTGGATGTTGATATTGATGTAGAAAGAAGAAAAAATATCAGGGTCAAAAAGTATTTTATATATGTATTGATTGTAATAATAATTCTATGCTGTTTCTTTTTCCTGATGTATCGCAAAAAATGATTTTGTTTTCAGACAAAAACAATTTATAAATAAAACAAGATACTAACAAAACTTTTACATTTGAATAACAGGACATGCCAAATACAGATCATCTCCAACAAGTTCCAGATTTTTTCTCTTCGAAAGAAGAAGGCAAATCTGTCGTGCGAATCAATACCAATTCAAGATACAGGTTCTTCAAGCAAACTCATTTCACAGCGGGGGATTACGAACAGTTTTTAGAATACTGGGATAGGTCTCCGCACACAAGATCGATTGAGGACACACTCCATACTCCGTGTTCTCAACTGGAAACGCCATTCTATAAAAATTTGGGCTGTCATGACGTGATCCATACTTTTGAGTATATTTTTCACAAGTATAAAAAGGGTATTTTTTTCAAGATTATCAATAATGAATTGAGTGTCTTTTTGCCATTCAGTAAAATAGAATACACAAACGAATGGCAGGATAAGATATGTGCTGATCCTGAAAAACACAAAACTATTTATAATCTTTTGGAAAAATCGTGTATTCAATCGGGGCATGCGTTCGATCCCAATCGTATCCATTATCTAAAGGATCATTGGTACGCCAATAATGGATTATTGCGCTACGAATACCCAATTTCAGAGAATGATTCTGGTGTTTCTACCCTTCGTGATATGTTGATGACATTGTGCGGAGAAAGACGTGTTCCCGATGGGGAATATTTTATCAACAAACGGGATTTTCCAATCCTGAAAAAAAACAAGACAGAAGCTTATGAGTGTATTTATGGGGACAACACGCCATTGGTTTCTCATTCTTACGAAAAATATTGTCCTATCTTGAGCATGACCACAACCGAAGATCATGCGGATATTCCCATCCCAACTTGGGATGATTGGGCTCGTGTCATGTACCCAGAAAAAAAAATTTTTGGAAAGGACTTTTTAGAATATCCAGATCCATATGTGCCTTGCTTCAGGGAAAAGATTGACACCGCCATATTCAGGGGGTCTTCGACAGGGTTGGGGACAACAACCCAAGACAATCCCAGATTGTATTTTACTGATTTATCAAAACAGAATCGGCGTGATACTGATGGTGTTCTTTTCTTGGATTGTGCCATCACAAAATGGAACTGTCGCCCAAGGAAGCTTGGTGGGCCGTACTATGACACCATTTCAAAAGATATTATGAATAAATTAGGAACTGGCGCCTTTATGTCGCTGAAGGAACAGGCACAATACAAGTTTATTCTTCACCTTCCAGGGCATTCGGAAGCGTACCGATTGTCAATGGAGTTGGGTATGGGGAGTGTTATCCTCCTTTACCCGTGTCGCTACAGATTATGGTATTCCTCACTTCTTAATCCTTATGAACATTATGTTCCGATTGATCCATCTGTGCCCGATGATATTTTCCACAAGATCCAGTGGTGCAAACAGCACCCAGAAGAGTGTGAGAAAATTGCGATGAATGCGAGAAAATTTTATCTTGAAAAACTCTCTAAAGATTCGATTCTCGATTACTTGGCGGGGTTGCTACAATCACTACAGAATGTGGTTGGTTTGATCCATTTCCCCAAAAAAAACATGTTTGATTTCCAGTTTGATATTGAGAAGGAATCATTGGATATTGAAAAAAAGATTGTTCATAACCAGCGTTTGTTCCCATTTGATAATTTTTCTTATAATGAAACACTGGATCTTTCTCATTTGCACCCACGATCTTTCCAGGTGTTTCTTCACAGGATGGACCCAGATCGGATCATTCGTATGATTGAGGAGACACCACTATGGAAACAGAGCAAAAATGTCATTATCAAAAAAATCACCATTGCGAAGAGGGTTCTCTGTGTAAAGACACCCCTCCTTCTCAATGAGAAGAATGTCCATCACGAATGTTTTATTGGGCAGGTTGGCATGAATAAACTTGCGAATGTATGCCCTATGGTGTTGTTCCAGTATGGAAGGTGGGGAAACAGCATCATTACTGATTTTATAGAAGGAGAGACACTCGAACAATTCATCTACCAGCAGAAATCAGAAAATGTTTGCCGAATCTTGAAATTGGTATTAAGCCAGATAAGCATCCTTCTCCATTATATACAAGGAGAAATAGGATTTATCCATTATGATCTTTACCCATGGAATATCATTATTCATAAAAATACAGAAAAAACCCATTTTAGTTTTCCTGTCCGTAATACAACAATCGATTTCGAACCCCCTTTCTACCCTGTCCTGATTGATTTTGGGAAAAGCCATATGGTCTATAAGAATATTCATTTTGCCAATATTTCCCCATTCCATATCCACCTCCACCAGGACATTCTTTCTATTTTGATTTCCACGGTTTTTATCGTGGTCCAAAACCATAAAATACCATCAAAAAATATCCAAGAACTCGTTCATCTCATCAATTATATAGGGCAAACCAGGTTCACACAATACAAGCGTTTTGATAACATCACACAGATCAAGAATTTCTTGAAACTAAAAAAGAAGTACTCAAATATGCTCCTGGATGATAAGACAGAATTCAAGAACATGGATCCTATCTGTTTGTTTGAATATATCAATTTTCCAAATGTGTTTCATTGCCATAAAAAGACATCAGGGCTTGCGTTGTCATTAGAAATCTATTATTCTAGATTTATGATTATCCACGAACTTTCCAATGCCTTTTCTTCTCAAAAAATCAACTTGTTTGATATTTTTGAAAGGGACCACCAGATCCAGAAAAATCCCATCAACGCATTTTTTCATACCTATATTGATTACCATCTGGTTTCCATCATGTTTCCCCATAAAATAAACCACGCATTTTATATTAATAAACTTGTCCAATATGGAAAAAAAGAATGGAAAATCAAGGAAAAGGAGTTTTTAGCGACACCATCCAATCTCCCCCGATTCTTCTCTCACCCTGATATTCGTTCAATGGAAGGGGTGCGGTCGATCAATCATTATTACGAACGACACAAGGTCTTTTCCATTGTTTCTCACGCAATCTGCTATAACCCACAGCTTGCTTTCATGTCAAATAAAGTAAAAACTTTTTCACATTATTTACAGCCAATCCTAATGGCAAACAAACACGCATCCATCGCCAATCATCTTTCCCTTTATAAGGAAAGTATTGGATAAATTTATTTGCACCAGATCATGCCCCAGTGCACTTTCGGGGTCATTTTTATCATTTGATTCTTAACATTATTCGCAGAAGTGTAGCAGGATGGTCGGTAGGTGTATTCGTCTTCGTGTTGTATATGAAAACCCGTAAACCCAATGTCGCACAGGTGATCCAGGCACTGGAATGTTATATCATTGACTTCTGACGCCCATTCGAAACACAGATTATCCACCTTTTGTGAGAGGGTCTTGATACAACTATATTCTCCACCTTCTACATCTATCTTGATGAGTTCTGGCAAACCATATAATTCAATCAGTTTGTCCAGGGTCGTTGTTTTGCACGTGATCTCTCTGTATCCTGTGTCGCAAAACCTGGAAGTTCCTGAAACAAGCCAATCCTTATTGATGGTTGACAGGACACCCACGATCGATTCATAAAATGTAATGTCTTTTTCATCATTATCACATACCGCATAATTCAAACATTCAATGTTTTTATTTTTTGTGTTTTTTTTTAAATCACTATAGATGTTAGGAGAAGCTTCTACCGCAATAATCCTATCGGTTGTGTCGATGTTTGCCATGGACCATCTTCCTATATTCGCACCAATATCCAGATACATAAAAAAATTTTTATGTATTACTACTTTTTGTTTAGATTAATTATGTTCTTCCTTTTCTGGAAACCAAGCTGTGGGTATCTGAATTGGTTTTTTAAGTAAAAATTCTTGTCCATTATCAAGGTGTAGGCCCCCCATATTATAACAATTAAAAGAATCATAAAAGTTATCCACGAACAAACATGAAAGATGGTTTGTGATGCTGACGATTCGTGTTTTTTTGGTTTTCGTTTAATGGGTTCGTGTTCTTGTGGTCTTTGATCTTCTGGCATTGTGGCGCTGAATTTCTTTTCAATTTTTGTTTGGTTCTCACACATGCTTTTTAATACTTGTTTTTTCTGGATATCAATCCCAGCATAATTATAGTAATCTTCAATTGACCTCTCTTTTCCCAGACCATATTTGTCCATGAGGTTGAGCTGTCGTGGGGTTAATTTTGATTTGTCAGTGTCCAATCCAAGGATATACCTTGCTTTTTGAGAAGCGCTGTCCGAATCGATATGCTGGTTTTCCCAGAATTTGGGCTCGGATTCTCTGGTGTACAGATGGTAGATTGTGTTCCTATTGGGTGTGAAAATGTCCCATCCGTTTGTGTAGAAACGCGCACTCAACAATAACTCTTCCCCAATAAAAAGGAAATCCAGTTCTGGATCAAAAGGGATCTCCTTGATGAATTTCCCTTCGCAAAAGAACATCCCCGCAGCAATATAAGCGTTAGGACGTGGTAAATCGTCTGGTTGGACCCACCCAGCACCTTCAAGAGAAATAAGGTTGGTGTCTGTGAACCATGCCTTGCAGATTGTAGAGATGGGAGATTTGGGGTCAGGCATTGGTTGGTAATCGGTATAATTAGGAGTATAGTGGCTTAACACAGCTTTGGGGACACCATTTGCTTTAAGGTCCTTGATCATACCAATCAGGATAATATCCCAGTCCTTGACAAACTGACAATGAGAATCAATCTGGAGAAAATACTCTTCCTCATTGTAGAGCGTCGCGCACAGGAAGCGGGCATAAGTGGGACCGCGTGCCTGGTAGTGAGCAAGCCTCAACACCCTAACATTATTCCTGAATTCAGGATGTTCCTTTAGGCCCTCCTCGATACAATCTACATCTTTTACATCATTCTGTTGGCATATACCCACAAACACATTCAACGGATGACGCGCATTTGTATAGAGGGATGTTAGTGTGGTAGGACAAACTTTGTCGCGATATGACCCTATTGAAACAAATATCGTATCTTTCATTTCTTAACTATATGAAATTTTATTATTATCAATATTTTGTTTTTTTCATAGAAAACAAAATAGATCAATTCTCATCATCTTCAATGACATTCAAATTGGCAAATTCTCCATAAACTTCCTTAACTTTGGCATTATAGGATCGTGCCGCATCTTTTTCATTTTCAAAAACACCAATATAATGTTTTTGCCCGTCTTTACTAAATTTCGCCTCCCATTTATTGAGTTTTGTTAAGTAAGTGACACCAAAATATTGGCTTGATGAATCTTTCTGTTTTTTCTTTTGATGTGCATTGATTGCTCTTGAAACAATTGCCAAGTTCTCTCGCCGATTATCCAATGTATTGTTGTTGATGTGGTGGATGACTTTTGTCTTGTCCTCACATTCAAGGATTATCTTGTGCATTTTTATTCGATTACCATTTAAGGCGTAACCGTAGTTATCAATATACCAACTTTGTCTGCTGAAATCGTGCCAGTCTTCATCAGACACAAGGATCTTCCGTTCATCACACGCCACAACATACGCAATCCCATCTTCATTACGTTCTATTTCCTTTAACCGGTGTAATTTTTGTTCGATAATCAATGATAATTTAATTAAGAAATTTATGTTATTTACCTTTATAATGGCTTCTTCCAACGTTGCAAAACAATACGAATGTGAGACTCCTCGAAATGTTTTGCGCACTATAAAAATATCTTTTCCGCTTCGATTATCAAGTGTAATATGTTTCGGAAGAATACGTTCTTTTTTTTCGGGAAATTTGTATTTCATTGCCTCTTCATACGAAATCAACTTGTTATTGTTTGCATGTTTTCCAAACAATTGGTAAGTATAAATGTCATAAAGCATTGCGGCTTTGTGTTCATCTGGTCCATAATAAAGTCTGTTATCAGCATACTGGGAAGAATAACTAAATTTATTCTTGGAAACACCTTTGTATTTGGAAGTCGCATTTTGTTTCCTTTTACAACGGTTATGATTGTTTTCCGAATTAGTGACCTCTCGCAAGTTTGATAATCGGTTGTCCAGTTTATCTTCGTTGATGTGATCAATCACATATCCTTCTCTTGGTTTTTGGAATACAAAGTGATGCATCTTGAATTTCTTACCCTTTATGTTCGAATTTGCATATAGTCCTCTACATAACGACCATTTATGCGCATTCACCCGTTCAAAATCTTTTTCATCCACCAGCGCAAACTCCACAATGATGCCCTCCTTATTGCGCAATGGAATGCGGTAGGGGCTGTTTTCATACTTGTTTTTGATCTGTTCGTCAATGAATCGTTCATCAACGGACATTTTTTTATTTCCTATTTTTTACTTCTCAAATCAATTTTTTATGACAAAAAAATCTGTAAACCAACCGAGAATTTACAGATATGCTGGTGAAAACATAGGGCGTGTGATTGAAAAAAATCTATTTATTTTTTGCAGAATTTATTGTCGTGATTTTCTTTTCCATAGAAAGTCAGATAATGATAATAAAGGTTCAATAAATTAGTATGGGTTTCGAGTTGTTGTAATTTCCGCATCTCTTCCTGCACGATTTTTTGCAATAAACGATCCAGATGTTCCACCTGTTTCACCGCCTCTGTCATAAACCTTGTTGAAGATTTTATATATAAGAAAAAAATTTACTTTTTAAATCTTTTTTTTTTAAGAAATAGAATGCCCAGGAATACCTATTATCATGTTCCAATCACAGAAGAAGAATTTAATAAACACCTTTTTTTGGAACCCACCCCTTTGAATTACCTGAATTATTTTACAGAAATGTTAAAAAAGGAGAGGCCCAAAATGCCACTCAATTCTGCGTTTATCGTGTTTGAAAAGGATCCACTTTCCCCCAATAAACTCAGCTGGTCTGTCTTTAATGATCATGGGAATATGGTTGATAATCATAGCATGAAACTGAAGAATAATTTTTATCCAATTTTACAAAAATTTTCATCCCCATTCAAGCAAAAGGATCTGTTGGAATCAACCCAAAAGAATTTCATGACGCTCTCCACCAAACAAGAACCAAGCAGCAGTATTTCAAGCTTTCTCGATAAAGAGATTTCAAGACAGAATACAAAATCCCAGATAAGAACAAGGAGTTCTTTTGAAACATTGGTCCTCTTGGTTTTTGTCGTGTTGAGTTTGTTTTCATACTTGAGACCCCGGGCCAGAAAAATCCAGATCGTTAAAGAACCATCCTTCACTGCTGCCATTACATTTTTTATTGACAAAATCCAGCAAGAAGAAAAAAGAGAAAAATTTAAAAAACTTTTGAATGAATTGAAAACCACAAAAAGACGAAACAGCATGCTCCACGATTTCCAGCGATCCCTTAAAGATCAAACATACTTTTCTTCCTTGTTGATGTTTATTAATGACGCCTTCCACGATAAGGATATAATCGATGGTTTGCGTGCGTTCCTGGCTTCCATCCCTGATCCAAGAACAAGAAACCTATTTAAAGACATGCTGGAAGAGACCGCAGACAGGGTTTTGCCCATACTACAACAAACAAGGAGGGTTTCACAGGCACCGACAATCAAACAGCAACAGATTATAAAACAACAACAAGAAAAACAACAACAGATCTACGGAAAACTTTTTACTTTTTTGAAACAACAAAACAAACAAAACATCATTTCTCCCAATGGGGCTGTATCACCCGTTTTTATCGATAAATTACGAGGGTTTTTAATACGATCCCGATTTGAGGATCCATCCCGTATCATCAATCTTGTTTCCAGACAAGCCCGAAAGATTATTAAAAATGAACCCACCATCCACCCTAAACTATTAACCGACAGATTGTTGAACCTACTATCAACTGTTGATTTTTCTCAAAAGAATATCGTCATTACTCCTTACAAGGAAACACCCAGATTCAGCCCCAAGAGCAAAAAAAGTGCCACCCGTAGAATCCAGCAGGAAGAGCAAATCTGGGAAGGAGAACAATCAACCAAATCTCAAGCACGATATTTTCCTCAAAAAGGACAAAAACAGCAACTTGTCAAAAGGACAGCCAAACGCCAACAAACCGATTTAGGCACTGGTATTATTGATCACAATATACAGAGGATAAATGAGTCCAGAAAATTCAAGGAAATTGTTTCCACACTCCTCACAATCATCCAGACCAGACAGATCAAGAAGGTCTATATGGTGGATGCCCCAAATCTTTTACAAAAACATTTCTCCAACAATTTTAGGGGTCGTGAGAATTTTTCTAGGAACCCAGAATTTGTCTCCATCCTGCGGGATGTCCTTCCAGACCATGACAATGAGAGTATGTTTGTCATTGTTTCCCAGATGAACAGAAACGAATGGAAAGACAATGATCAAGTGCGTTTTGAGCGTGTGGGCCCAGACAAGGACAATATTTTTCTTGTTCGTGTTGGTTGTTATGCGGATGTCCTGGAGAAAGAGTGTTATGAAATCAACAAACTTGGGAATGAGTGTGATGATTTTGTGCGTCTGGATATCATGGCACGTTTGATCGACACGCGATTAAAGGAGGATGACTTTGTTCCCCAATTTTATCTCGTTACAAATGATAAGAATCTTAATTGGACCATCCCCAAGGCAGTCATCAGCAACTATATTCTTTTTACACCTTTACAAATTGATCTAAAGACAAAATGGGCAAAGAAGAAACAAATATTTTCTCGTGTCAAGTGATTTTATGAAATTAAAATTAATTTTAAAATTTATTAATTATAAACCAAAAAATAATGAGCGCTCAATATGGGTCGGTAACTACTTCTTACCCAACACCCCTTATGGTGTCAAACCCAAACATCCAGATCTCGACAACAGGGCTGGCAACAAGCCAATCTTATGATGGCACTTATGTGATTCTTACGATAACTGCTGGGAGTGGCACTATCAGTGTGAATTCGACCCAGTCAGCCGACATACTCATTGTGGGAGGAGGAGGCAAGGGTGGGGACTCACCAGTAAACGTTCAGGGATATCAACCTGGGGGTGGAGGTGGTGGTGGTGGAGGTGCCTACGGGTTTGGTAAGATGACATTCATATCCGGCCAGACATATAGCATCTCGGTTGGAAAAGGATCAGAAGCATCCACAATCAGCGGGTCAGGCGTTTCAGCGACAGCTGGTGCTGGGTCAGCTGGAGCTGTTGCCACCATAAAAACAGGAGGGAATGGTGGGAATTCTGGTGTTGGGAGTTCTACAGGAACAGATATTTCGTTGTCTTGGAGTAGTGTAAAAGGGGCAGGCGCATCTTCAGGCACTTTCAAAAATGGAGCGTATATAGGTTATCCAGGAGGCGGTGGGGGCGGAACATCATCATCAGGACAGAGTGTATCTGCCATCACAAGCGCTGGTTATGGGGGCAATGGGACAACAAACACGTTGTTCGGTGGCACATATGGGGGAGGAGGTTCTGGGGGTCGAGAGTACTATACTTCCAATCCTGCAATTCCGGGAGGATCAGGAGGAGGGGGAGTGGGTGGTGGAAAAAATTCACGTGGCGGTAATGGCACTGCAAATACTGGTGGTGGTGGTGGTGGTGCGGCTGGAGCGTTTGGTCCCAACTCCAATAGCGGAGGGGCTGGAGGTTCGGGTGTCATTAAAATCAGGTTTATCGATATTCCAGGAACCACGATCCCTCCTACAACAACTTTGATGCCCACCACCACTTTGATGCCCACAACCACATTGTTGCCAACCACCACATTGGCTCTCAAGGCAGTAATATCCACGAATGCGACACGCACGGTAAGCGGTTCGAATTATATCTACACATTCACTACATTCACGTCATCAGGGGTATTCAAAATCAGCAACGCCTCGATTTCTGGTGTAAAGTTGCTTGTGATTGGTGGTGGTGGTGGTGGTGGGGGAGGTAAAAAAAAAATTGCAAAGGGTGGGGGGGGTGGAGGCGCAGGTGGATTTTTATTTGTTGAAAATGTTTTGTTGCCAATGAAATCTTACAATATCACGATTGGTAAAGGTGGTAGTGGTGGGGTAGGAAATAACGCAGGTTCTTCGGGGGGGAATACACAGTTTGACACCCTTTACACCGCGTATGGTGGTGGTGGCGGTGGTTATGAAAATGGTGCGAATGGTGCGAATGGTGGTGGCGGTGGTAGTCTTGGACTATCCACCAGAAAAACCACGATTTTAGGTGGGAGTGGTATTTTTGGTCAAGGAAATAAAGGGGGGGCATCCGTCTATAACAAGGGTGCTGGTGGTGGTGGAGGCGCAGGATCCAAAGGCGGCGATGGAGGGTATAATGGAGGCGATGGTGGATCAGGAAAGGTATGTGCCCTAAACGGATTGACATATTGTGGTGGTGGGGGTGGAGGAGCCATAATGAATGCGGGTGGTCCAGGAGGATCTGGGGGTGGAGGTGCCGGAGGTGCTGCGACAAATGGCAAGAATGCCAGCTATTACGGTGGCGGTGGGGGCGGTGGGGGCGCAGAGTGGGGCGACGCCATGGGTGGGAATGGGTTCCAGGGCATCGTTATAATTGCTGTTCCCATATCAAGTGTTAGTTAGGTAATCATTCTTATTGGATTGGTTCTTCAAAATATTTCTTTATAAACTTGGTCTAAAGAAATAAAAATTATATTTTTCATCGCTGCCATATTTCAAAGAAACATTTCATATGGTCGAGTGCACGTTTTGGCGTATTGTGTTTTTTATATATCGTTGGTTTTAATGCTTATAACTACGACATACTTCTCATGAATTCGTCATTCATAAGAGATTACACCTTTACAAATTGATCTAAAGACAAAATGGGCAAAGAAGAAACAAAATGAAAAAAGAAGAGATTCTGGAATCCGACAAGTATCCATTGAAGGATAAAAGGAGTGATGAAGAAAGGCAGAAACAGTTGTTTGATTCTATCCGCAAGAATGTTGAGAAAGGAATGACAAAGGAACAGATTGACAACATGAAGGTGTTGGGTGAAAAATTCCACGAATCATTTGATGTCACAAAGGGGACAGTAAACAATGTCAATGAGATCCAGATGGAAGAGGCACTTGCGTATGTCGTGGAAAGTTTGAAATCGGGCATCCATCCTTCCTATCTTGACGATGATGAAAAGGCGATAATGATGGCTGGATATGGGGAAGAATGGTACAAAATTTGGGGGTACACATCCGACAAACTGGAATGAATGAAAACAAATTTTAAAATTATTTTCTATATGTAAAATGATACAAAACGATATTTTTATATACTTTTCATTAATGTCTTCCCTCTTGTTATTCCCCATAATTGCTTATTTCAGCAAGAAATCATCACTATTGTTGTTTATCGCTCTATTTTTTACAATAACCATCTTTTACATGAAGGATATTGTTGAAAAATACGAGAGGATGGATTTTTTCCCCTGGAACGAAGCCAGACTTGTCAAGAAACGCGACCCTGATTCTACAGTCATTGATTGTGCCTGGTATCTTGACCAGAACAAGAATGATAATATTTTCAAGCTCAGCGACCCCATTGTTTGCCAGGATCAAAACCTTTCTTCTTGAATGAGTTTTACAAAAATAATTTATTCGTTGAACTAATAAATTATTATTCTTCTTGATGAAAATCGCCATTTGTTTTTTTGGGGAAATTGGGTTCCTGGATAAATTCATGATCCAGAATTATATTCGGTGCGTCATTGCGCCAATCCAGAAATACAATCATGAAAGTGTAGATTTTTTTTATTTTTTACATACTTTCTTTGATGCTGATGTTTTTACTTCAGTAGAGAATTTAAGGTTATCTTTTCCATTTTTAATAATGTCGTTTCATGATAAAAAAATGGCACTTTGTGATGAAAACAAAAACCAGATTGAAACCCAGAATTTTATAGAAGATTACAGCATCTATCGTGTTAAAAAAATGTGGAAACGCATTGAAAATATTGATATTGTTATTTATATTCGTCTGGATATTCTGCTGACAAAACCCCTCACATACAATGACGTTGAATTGATATTAAAAAAGAATAATCATTTTTTCATCAACAACGAGCAATGCCCAGATCTACAGAGGGGGTTGGTCATTGGAAAATCCCATATTATGAGTGTGTATGCGGACAGGATACATTATTTGGCTGAAGGTGGTTCTTTCATTGATATTATGCGTTCTCAACACAATATGAAAGCCGAATCGATTTCCGTTGTCTTTGTTCGTATTTTGAAAGAAGGGATTGTCCACCCGAGCGATCACAATATATGTCCTTATATAGGGGATCTTATTTCTTCTTCTTCCACGAAAATCCGTTTGGTAAAAAGAAAAAATTCTCTAAACAAGTAAAATTGATTTTTAAAACCCACTCGGTGAGAAGGATAATGAAGAATGAGCCATGATAACAAGAAAAAGATTATTTTTGAAGATGATAATGTGAAGAAGAATTTTGAAAAATTTTGTCAAAAGATTCAACGGCTCTTTTCTCAATACCATCGGTCTCGCCATGTTGTATTCACACCCAGCAACATCCGCATGATGTATATTTTATACCTGAGCAAGATACACGAATGCACCATGTACAAGAATCATCAATGTCATTTGTGTATTATTTACGATCGAGAAAATATCATAACAATGGACATCAATACCCGATACCCCTCGAATGATGTCAAGAGCTATATGAAGCATGCTGAAATCAATGCTATTTTGAACCTGAAAAAGACAAATACTCAAATCACTAATCAAACGTGCGGGATATTCATCACCCGTTTCAGCAAGACATCCATACTGAACTACAGCGACCCCTGTTTCTTTTGTGCCCGATTCATCAAAAAATACATTCATTATTTTCATTCCATTTCCTTTACGGATGTCAATGAGAAACTGATTGTCATATCCCACGAAGAATTTAAAAACAAGGAATTCCAGCACAAGACACAACGCTACAAGGGGTTGATGTTTGATTCTTGATTTGTTTTTATCAAAAATTAATCTAAACAATAAAAAAAAAGATTTTAAACCAGAATGGATGAAGAAACCAAACCACACGATAATGTTTTACGCCCAGAAGAAATGGTGCCCTATGTTCGGGAATACTTGGGGCTATTGGAAGATATTAATGTTATAGACGATGAGATTAAACGATGTTTTATGGAGTACAAGAATAGGCGAGAGAAATTAATGGCCAAAAAACGACCAATGGATGATCGTTTCAATAATATTGAAGAGGTCATTAAACGAACCATTCATTACCAGAAATTACCAGGAGTGAAATATAAGAATTATGTCTTTACATTGGAACCCAAGGCAATTTATAAACGACCAGAGGACAAGATCATTGACGCACTTGAGAGGAATCCCATTGAAAATTTTACACACGACCGGAAGACACTGGCTCGCCTTATCGCTGACACCCTCAAGAAGAAATCCCGTCATTCTTCATGTGAAAAAATTGATTATAAAAGTATGGCTTTGAGGATACGAGAGCTCCGCTAATCTCTATATTAGGTTAAATATATAGAGATATTACTACTTACGCTTTGGGTTCGATGGGGAATCCAACACGCATTGTTATGGTGTCCACAAAACCGGTTGCTGGGTTGACATCCATCTGCATAACGTGGGCCAGATAAGTATATGGCTTGTTGAAGGTGCTCGAAATTCGTTCCACAAAACCATACCCTTCATTGACAAGTTTTCTGTAAAAGGGATCGGTCAGCATCATCCCAGAAATGCTGTTATCACTGGAATCTGTGACAATGACACTGTTCGCAACTTCGGGCAGCATATTGTGGTCTTTTAAGGGCGACCCAAGTGTGTACAGGTTGACAGGACGAGGAAGCCCATCCTTCATAAAGAATACATCATTCACCTTCAGCACGGAATCGTAAAAAACAATCCCATCATTGTACATGATGGTGATGCGGGTGTTTTCTGGGAACTTGAGGTTCTCCTTGACATAGCGATCCAGATTATTGAACGAGGTGTAAATTTCTTTGCTGCCCTTGTCAATGAACCCATTGGCAGCACTCTTGCTGTTGATTTCCATCAATGTCTTGGTGAGAACAATAAACATTGGGTCAGACGATACTGTGTTCCAGATATTATAGGCACGCTTGAAACGACCCACAACAAGTTTGTGGTCATAAGGGCTCGGTGATTGTTTGTATTTGTTGGATGCGAACTTGGTGGATTTGGCAAGCGAGGAAATAAAAAAGCCCAGAATGACGACAAAAATAGATCCGTAAATGACCCATATCAAGTAAGTATTTTCATTTTTGTCAAACGAAGGAATTATGGATGAAACGCGTTTGCTGAATTTTGGAGCAGATGATGTGATTTCACTTTTCTTGGTAATCATCATTTTTATCTTTATAGATAAAAATATTTTCATTATAAAATAATTTAGGGGGCAAAAACAAGAGTGTCCAGACGGGTGTTGTACTGGGCGGGCAGACGATTGTAGGTGCGCAGGGCGGCACGATCAAAAGGAGAACGATCGCGGAGCACCATCCAGATTGAAGTGCACTTTTCGCATGGGGTCTGCATCTTGTTGACATCATCTACCTCGGCACGCTGGGCACTGGCACAATAATTTTCACGAACATCAAAATGTTGATTGCTGATTGGGTGATCCATTGTTTATTTATTTCTATTGAAGATTTTTTTTTTTCTTGCTAAAAAAAACCGAAAAATATCCAATAAAAAAAAAAGCATTTAATTTCTAATGATTTAATAAAATGAATATTACTACTCTTACTCCTGTTATTAGTTCAAATACTACGCTTAACCCTCTTGATTCAACACCATCACCAGAAATCCCAATGCATGTTGTAAATCAACGGAAAGATTTTATAGAAGCCCATAAACAAGAATTGATCGGTATTGGGGTTTTATCAGGTATCGTGATTATCATCATTATTTATAGGATCTATCGTGGGTATAAAAAACCTCCTCAAACAATCCAGATTCGCCAACAGGCCGCCCAACAACCACCACCACCAACAATCCAGATCCATCAACAGGCCGCTCAACAACCACCACCAGCAACAATCCAGATCCACCAACAGCAAGCCAAGACACAGGTTGTTCCCAAACAGCAAGTCAAGACACAACAGATTACCAAGACACAGATTGCCCCTAAACAACAAGTCAAGACACAACAGATTACCAAGACACAGATTGCCCCCAAACAACAAGCCAAGACACAACAGATTACCAAGACACAGGTTGCCCCCAAACAACAAGTCAAGACACAACAGATTACCAAGACACAGGTTGCCCCCAAACAGCAAGTCAAGACACAACAGATTGTCAAGACACAGGTTGCCCCCAAACAGCAAGTCAAGACACAACAGATTACCAAGACACAGCAGACACAAGTTGTCCCACCACAAAAATTCCCACACTTGGCAAATGTTTCAAATCTTCCAAATATAACCAGCGTAATTTATAATAAGTTCAGTAATCAGTTCAAACCTTGACCTTATATACAAAACATTTATAACAAAGAGTTATAAATGCTACAATCTAAAATACAATACTATCTGGATTTACAATAAATATTTTTCATAAAGCGCGGAATTTTTTGCGTAAATACTTTCTTGGGATTTCATCATTATTTTTAGATATTCATTAGGCGGTGTGTCAGTATGATAGTATCCACATAATGTTTTTCGCTTACACCCATTATTAAATCGACAAACCCGAGGTCTCCATTCGGCTAATGAATGGACCATGCTACACTTGTTATTCTTGTTCATACGGCATTCGTCCTTGTATTTACATAGTTTATTGGTATTGGAATTGTCGATAACACGGGGTGTATGTTGTGGTTTCTTCTTTTCTTCTTTTCTTGGTTCTTGGACTGGGGGTTTCTTTTCTTGGTTCTTCATAACATCCAAAAACTTCCATGGATCATGATTGTCATGGATTGGTGGTTCTTCCATTTTTTTCCAGGGGTTCAATATTGGTTCTGGTTTTATAGGGTTTTCTACATCTGGCTCCTGGCTGGCAATACAACTTTCTTCTTCTTTCTTAATGTCCTTCTTGTAGGGATTGGGCAGGACAACAAGCTCACATTTGTATTCCATATCAAAAAGAGTTGGTTTTCCGGTTCTTTTGGGCTGTGAATAAAATTCTCCCTTGGCGCAGAATTCTTCTTCGATTTCTTCTGTATCGGTGCTGTCAAAATAATCGGAAGTAGATGAACGATCCCAGCCACTCGAATAAGTGTCGCAACTGCACGTCTCGTCTTGGTCGTCAAATGTCTCGTTCTCGGTAGATTGTGAGCTCATTGCTTATCTGGGTAAAATAAGAAAGCAATATGTTAGTTGGTTGATTGATGATATTCCTTTAACTAATCACGATCGATTTCAATTTTTACATCAATGTCTTTAAGCAATCGACAACAGGTCAAGGAATTTATACGCCTTCTCCTTAAAATCTGGGAGAGTTTCCAATACTTGTTTTTCTTCTACAATTTGATATTCATGGGTGATTGTTTCGAAACTGGTTGTGGGAACAAGTTCATAATCATTATCCATCAAGTAGGAACCAAGGCCTGCCCTGACCCGTTCAATGTTGAAAAAGTGTTCAATTGCCAGCACTGTTTCTGGAGAAATGGGGTTTCCCTCCACAATGTATTCTTGGTTCTGGCGTATGCTTTCTGCGACTTCTGGTAAATAAATATACTGATTAAGGTAAGGAAGCAACAATGATAATTTTTCGCCTGTTTCCACATTCAAAAGGATGGACTTGGGTGGAGAAGAGGATGAATTGATCTCTGGTAGTTTCACTTTCAAGATTGGGTAATTTTTGGTAAACAGAACATATAATTTTTCAATAATAAAATTGTCCATACACCTTTTTCTCCAGCGATCGAAACTCTGTTGCTTTTCTTGTTCCAGAAAGTGGTATTGTGGGTAATAAAATTCAATCGGCAATTCGTCAAGATTATCAAGCTGGTAGAAAAACAAATTCATCCTTTCATTGACAATGCTTGATAAAAGATTCATGTTATAACGGGGGTTGAATAAAAAACACACTTGAAAAACATGTTCAAGGCATGTCTTTAACGACTTGTTCTGGATTTTTGAAAGGATGCTTGATACAATATCAAGTGCCATACGATCAAAATCCAACTTGTCATCAAAAACGGTGGACAAGAAAAACGATAAATCATTGACAAAAACATCACAGAGTGTGTCCTGATCCACAGGCGACATGTTTTCATAGGGGAGAGAAAGGAAATACTCTTCCACCTTTGCGATCCTGAGGTGGGAATGTTGAGTTGTCATATATTGGACACCCCTTTCGTACACCTGTAATGTCTGGGGGGCAATCTGCCCATCCTTCAATAGATGAAAAACATATAATTCACTATCCAGCTTGATATTCGCATTCTTCATCGAAAAAACACGAGTGCTTGGTTCCTGTTGGCAGATAAAATTTGGGTTGGCAAGGTCCTTGTAAAAGGCATCATTTGGAAAATAGAATTTTCCATAGGGTTTTGATAGGTACAATTCACAATTTTTCTTGGGTTTGATCAAGACACAAATCAATCCTTCAACCCAGGGTCTGGTCCGCTGTAAAAGTTCCATTTCATTTTCATCATAAATCTTCATAAAAGGAGCGTGTTTGGACGGGCGGATGGGGATTTGCCTTATCTCTTGCCCCATCCGGATAAGCCGTTCGTGGTCCTTATAAAAAGAATACTTGATAAAATCATGGATGCTCAATGAATACCGTTTTGATAATTCTACAAAAGGCAAAAATTGACCCCATTCTCTCAATTTCCAGAGGGCTTCTGGGAAGCTATCATAATATTCACGTGGTAAAACATCTTTCCAATCCTGGGGTGAAGTGGGCTGAAAACCCTTTTCAAAAAGTTCTTGGATCAGGTCGAATTTGTGTTCATTGATGAACTTTGAGATAAAATACCCAATCGACACCTGACCGTCTGGCTTGATAAAATCTGATGTTGCCAGGAATGTCTTGATCTTTTCTTCTGGTATAAAAGAATGGAAAAGGGGGTCAAAGATATTGTCTCCATTTTCAACAGCAAAAAACCCAGAAAGGTCTTTTTGTAGCTGTTCCATTGGAACATCGGTTGATGCCCCAGATAATAATGTTGGGAGGTATTTGGAAAGGTTTTCTCGTATATAGTTTTCTAGATTGATTTTTAATTTGGCATTTTCACTCATATATTTAAGAGAGTCGTCAGTCAGGCGGATCTCTTTTAATAAATTATTGATAAGAGTGGCAAGATTCCCATCCAGATTCCGCAAAAGAGATGAAACCACAGATTTAACGGCAAAAACAGGATAATCTGTGAGACGAATGACGGCCTTTTCGCTGGTCTGTGTCCTTGAATACTTCTTGAGTTCATCCTGAATGTCCTGGGGGAGGAGGTTGTTGTCGGGTAAATCCTGGATGCGCTGGAGAATGTCCTTGAAAAAGTCCCGACGGCGATCAGGCAACGATGCGGATGGTTCTTGGGGTGCGTTCCTCAAGGCCACGGGGCGGCGAGATTTCATTTTGGGTGGCATGTTTATAAAAGAGAATTCTGTTTTTTAAAAAATTGAAAAAAATTTGTCAAAGAAAAAAAAAGAAAAGATTTTAAAGTCGTGGGTTCAATAAATTAGAACAAAATGTCATCATTATATCAATTTTTGCATCAACGCAGGACGACGGACAAGTATACACATTTATCGATGATTCACCCTTTAGGGAAGTATTATTTAGCGGGCAGTGATATTGATGCCTTTATGGACCTTTATTGCCACGAATCATTACACGAAAATTTTGGTTATCTCGAATCTACTGCGGCCTACGGCACCCTTCCTGTGCTTGTGGATGCCGACATCAAAAAGGAAATTACAGATAAGAATGATGTGCAAAAATTGTATGACGATAAATTTGTTTTGAAACTCGTTCAAGTGTACCAGAAAATATTACGATTGTTGATCCAGAATATTCCTGACGAAGATTTGTTGTGCGTGGTTCTCCAGAAAGACCCCTATGTCCTTGAAAACAATAAAACCAACAAAATCTACTTGAAGCATGGATTCCATCTTCATTTTCCACGATTATTTTTATCAAGGGTTGTACAGGAAAAGGAATTGATCCCTCGTGTAAAACTTGAATGGAAAAAATCAGTATCACAGAACGAGTTCAATATCAATATTGAAAACCTATTGGACAGGAGCTACTGCAAGGGAACACCATGGCTTCTGTACAGGAGTCGTAAAGCCGAAAATATGGCACCCTACCTCGTCAGTTATGTCGTGGATGGTGAAGGGGTGGTTCATGACAACTGGCAATCCCATCTTCTCTATATCCATCTTGAAAAATGCAATGGGGACAAGATTGAATTGAACTGGGACAATCTTGATTATTATCTCCCTCGTATTTTTTCCATTTCTCCTATAGGCAAAGATTGTTATGTGTATGACATTCGTGATGACCCACCCCCCATGCCCTCTTCAATCCAGAACCAGATCCAGAAACAGGTCCAGCACATGAATCTTATGAACAACAAGCGGAACGAGGATGAATCATCCATGGTGGATAAATTGTTGGGTATTTTGTCAGATGAAAGGGCGATTGATCGTAATGAATGGATGTCGGTCGGCTGGATATTGTACAATATTTTCAAGGGGTCCGATGAGGGTCTGGAGAAATGGATCCATTTCAGTAGAAGGAGCCCTAGCAACTTTAGTTTGGATGTGTGTATTTATGAATGGTCCCAGATGAGCATCAGGGGTGTGACGATTGGTTCATTAAAGTACATAGCACAATGCGACAAACCTGAAAAATACAAGGAAATCATGAGGGAATATATCGATTCTCATCTGGAGACGGCCATGAAGCTCAAATGCAGCCACAATGACGTTGCCAAGGCACTTTTCGAACAATACGAAGGGATCTATGTGTGTGCCAGCATCAAAGAACGGCTCTTTTTTTATTTTAATGATCACTGTTGGGTAAAGGAAGACGAAGGAGTGTCCCTGCGCAGCAAGATTTCTGATGAGATTGTAAAATTTTATGGGAATATGGCAGATTTCTACCTGAACAAGTACAAACAGGCCGACGAAGAACAGCAGAACATGTACAAGAAAAAGATGAATTTGTGCATGGAGATGATGGGGAAACTGAAACAGGCCCCTTATAAGAATAATGTCATGAGGGAATGCCAGGAGGTTTTCTACAATGCCAAATTCTTGAGGCAATTGGACACCAATCCTTTTCTCTTTGCGTTCAGTAATGGGGTTTATGACCTTGAAACCCATTGTTTCCGGAAGGGCTCCCCAAATGACATGATCAGTATTTGCACCCCAATTGCTTATCGGTCTTGTTTCACCATGGACAGCCCTGATGTGTTGCGCGTGATTGATTTTCTTGAAAAGATTTTTCCAGATAGGAGTGTGCGTGAATATTTCTTGGATATCATGTCCCAGATTTTCATTGGGGGAAACAAACCCAAGATCTTCCAGGTTTGGACTGGCGAGGGTGATAATGGAAAGAGTGTTTTGCAGTCCCTTTTTGAAAAAATGCTGGGGACCTATTGTGTCAAATTGCCCACGTCATTGATTGTAGGCAAACGAACCCAGGCAAGCGCTGCGTGCCCCGAGCTGGTGCGTGCTGGGAATGGTGTTCGCATGGCTGTCTTCCAGGAGCCCGACCAGAAGGATATCATCAATGTCGGTATCCTGAAGGAGTTGTCTGGTAATGATACTTTCTTTGCCCGTGGTCTTTATAAAGAAGGGAGTGAGATAACCCCCATGTTCAAGCTTATCCTTATCTGTAATGAACCACCCAAACTGCCCCATAATGACAAGGCAACGTGGAATCGTGTTCGTGTCATTCCGTTTGAATCAACCTTTAGTGATAATGCCCCAGAAGACCCCGATCAACAGGTCCGCGACAAGGTATTCCCCAAGGATCCGTTGTTTGGAGAAAAGGTCGCATCGATGGCCGAAGCATTTGCGTGGTTCTTGTTGGAGCACCTGAAGAAACACCCAACCATCCGTCCCGAACCCGAAAAGGTCATGATGGCAACACAGAATTACAGGAGGAAGAATGATGTGTACAGGCAGTTTATGGAGGATTATGTAGCCGAGGACAAGAATTCGTACGTGTCTGTGAAACAGGCATTCAGCACTTTCAAGGAATGGTTCCGTGAGGCCATGCCCAATAGTGTTATCCCTTCCATGGGGGATTTCCGTGAATACATGGTGAAGATTATTGGAGAACCTGAAAATTCATTCTGGAAGGGCATCAAGATAAGTGAGAAGAGTGCCCCAGATGGGTTCATGATGGGCGAAGAAGAGGACGATGATTAGGAACATTCTATAAATTAAATTTTCAAAAAGTATGTATCAAGATATTACAAAATATCTTGATAAAGTTTCTCTAAAAAAACAACCAATAGAAACAATAAAAAGGGGTGGGTGTGGTTGTAAAACAATCGTACAACACAAAAAGCACACACGCAACAATTATGACCATGATAATGATCCAACCCCAACTTATTGATTTATTATTATTTTTCAAATCGGTTGGTTGTTCGGTTGGTATCAGAGTGGTTGATGGAAAATCCATTTATCGTGTAAATAAAAATATTTATTTTGTTTATTCAAGGATTCTTTTTTCGGGATTCTTTTTCTTTTTCTCACACCTTTTCTTTATTTGGGCGGGTGTGAGTTCAGAAACTGTTTTGGGGGTGTCCTTTGTGATCCTTTTCAGTGGGCGACAATAAGGGTAATCTTTCATACTGGCCTTGGATCTTCCACAGGGAACAAGTTTTTTCTCACACACATTGACCCATTTTTCTTTGAACCATCGGTCCAGTGTTGTATTTTTGGTTTTTTGAGCGTAGGTCCCCCCCAATTCCTTGTAGCGACGAACCACCCATCCAGAAGCATATGCGCTGGGCCATACCCTGAATTTTGCCTTGGCTTCGCTAATTACTTTTTCATATAGTTTCTTGTTTGTGGGTGTGGATGGCATTTATTTACCAGAAAAAAAAGAAGAAGCATTATTTTGTAAATGTTTTAATCACATACTGGTTAAGTTCTGTCAAATCCCCATCGGGATAAAATTCTTGCCATTCTTTAAATAGGAAATTGTGGTTCTGGATATGGGGCATAAAAAAATTCATCATCATAAAGGTTTCTCGCTTTTCAGGAGGAATGTCGCACCAACTGGAGAAGAACTTGTCAGAACAATTATTGCGCAGGAATTCTACGAGGTAATACAATGTCCAACTCTGGCAGAAACTATCGGCTGGTAGTTTTGTGATCTTTGGATCGCTCCCGTCATACTGGATCCCCCATTTTTGCCCATGGTAATTATTGGAACACAACCCGATCCTCTCTATATTTTTGTTGTTCCTGATCCATCCATTTTGAAAGAAAGCATTATTGACAATAGGAACCGCCACATCTTGTCCTTTTTCGTACAGATGGATACCAGGATCAAAAAACACCAATACTCTTTTCTTCTTATCGTAAATCAATGACAAGAAATGAACCTTGTTTCCCTCGTATGTCACACAACACGTCGATAAAACAAACCTCGTATTGTCATTATTATAGCTTTCTCTCTGTTTTAAAAACTCTGTCAAAGACATGTTGTTTGTATCGGCGTGATGGTAAGGGTCAATGATTCCTTTCTCATTAAAAAAATAGGTCCCATCCCATTTGACATTTTTCCCAGAGGGGAGGATTTTTGTGTGGAGAGAAATGACATAATCCCTGATTTTTGGTTGGTTGAAGAAATAAATAATGTATTGGATCGTGTCGGTGGCTTTGTATTTTGGGTTCAAAGTTTTTTGCATTTCCCTTAATATTTGTTGCATCGTATCTCTTTACTTCTATTAAATAATTGATTTTTTTTATATCTTATTTAAAAAAAAACAAATATACTCAATAAAAATGGATTTCACTGAAAAAGATCTTAAGAACAAACTCAAGAATGAATTGGTGCAGATTGCCAAGAAGATGCCCGGATACAATTCAAAGACCCACAACAAAAAGGATATTTTGATTGCGTTTCTCCTGAAAAAGGACATTGAAATCAAACCATCCAAGAAAGACCTCTTGTTGGAAAAGGCATCAAAGTACGTGGATTTCAAGAAGACCATTCACGGCTCATCGATTGCCAAGCTGGAAGCTTTCCTGAAGAGCAAGGAAGTGATTGAAAAAACCAAGCAGGTGGTCGCGGTGGAAAAAGAAGAACAGGACATTACAAAACTGGCCTTCAATGACCTAAAGAAACTCGCTAAGAAACACGGGTGGACGAAAAAAACTGGCACCAAAAAGGAGCTTATTGAATTCATCAAGAATAAGGAGGTTGTTAGTGTGCCACCTGTAGGCCGGCTCGTTGAAACCGAACCACCCGTAGTGGTGGAAGTCGTGGAGGAAGATATCGAGGAATGGCCAGTAAGCCCCGAGATCCTGGCCAAGCATTCTAAAACCGTCGATAACATGAAGAAACTCCTAAAGGCCAAGGGCATCGCCACGGGCCTCCCCAGGACCAAGAAGGAGATTATGGAATTGTTCAACAAATCAAGGTGTTCTTTCAAGGACTTTACTTGTTCTGGTGATGAATTCTGTGATTTGCGCAACAATCTCTGTCGTGAATTGAACATCCTCCGGAACAAGGACAAGGAGATCAAGAAATTCGCCAAGGGTCTTGTTTATATTGATGAAGAAAAGGGAAGGTTCTACGGCACCCCAGACACCATTGCCAAGGTGCGCCAGGCACTCTTGCACCCACCCACCGTTCAAGAACAACCACCGGCCCAACAACAGGAAGAAAGCAAAGAGGAAGTCATCATCCCCCCTATCACCATCCAGCAGAAAGAAGAAGAAGGCATCAGCCCCATCAACATCAATCGTCTCCTGGACAAGCCTTCTGAGAATGAGATCCGTCGTGCCATCCTCCACTGTTTGGGCCTCTACCACGATGTCGACCCCAATGACGAGATTATCCTTTCTTCTACTTGAAATTTCTGAATTATTATTTTTTTAAATGGCTTAAAAGAGAATTATGAAAGGGAAAAAGAATGATTGACAATTATAAAAAATTATTGGAAGAAACGGTAGAAGAAATCATGGAAGATCTGGAAAACGAAACAACAGATGATATTCCTGTTGGTGATCACATCATGATTTATACAGAAGACCCCTACCAGATCATCGAGAAGAATGACGAGAAACATTATTATCAGGTCATTGGGAATGAGATCATCACCATCACCAGGGGTCGTGGGGTTTGTTGTTTGTGCCAGACATTGACCGAGATACTCTACACGGACAACACCTATAACAACAACATTCCAGTCCAGATTTGTAAGCAATGTATTGATGCCATTATGAAAGAAAAATGAAATTTATTTTCTTTGTGGATCCTTTTTAATTAAGGATGACAATTGAAGAAAATAAATTATTGTATGATACTTCATTCTTACCAGCACTCCTGGATGATTATGGGTTTTACCTGATTAAAAAAAATTTAAATGATTTTGAGTGTAAATCTGGTTTGTTTTTTACACCTAATCAAATCAATAATGGCAAGAAATCCATCCAGAATGTGTTGATGGCCGACAAGAAATTAGGGGTGGTTTCCACCATTGATTTTCTCCATTGGGAGCACGACAAGTTCAGGATCTATATAGATACATTGCGCCTGTCCAGGTTGTGCGAGCATACGGGTGAAATGGATTTACTGGGTGATTTTATCGGGAGGACAGCATTGGTGATTGTGAGTAAATTGGGGTATTCCAGCCAGATCCATTGTGATTATGCCATTGTGGGGACGGATCGTGTGTATCGAGCCAGTGAAAAAGAAAGGAAACACGATGTCAAAATGATCCATAAAGTCAGGGCTCTGTTTTCAGGTAAGGATTATCTGGATGTGTCGTCGTCGGGCACCTTGTTCCCCAATCTCAAAGCCAACTACGGAGGGGTTTTCAAGCTGGACGAGGACGAAAAGAAGGAATACCAAAAGATCTGTAATGAGGTGTGTGATGTGTCGGTCGTCTGGCAATGTGGGATCAAGCGCAGGCGATTGCTGCGAGAAAAAAAGATTTACAGCTGGAATGACCCATCATTTGAGGACTATTTCTACGAGATGGTGTCGAGCCCACTCCGTGTTGGGATTATAAAAAAGATGCTTTCTCTGTCGCTTGGTGGAGAAGGAGATTTGCTCTTTCCATCCAAACAAGATGTGCTGGATAAATTTCCTATACTGGAAAAGAATATTTCTTCATGGGTTTTTGTTGATTTTGAGACCGATTACCAAAAGTGTATTTATCTGCTTGGGTATTATACAGCTGATGATGGGTACCAATGCCAGTGGGCAGATCACCTTGACCCTGGGGCTGAAAAGCCGTTGATGCTAAGGATTTATTCGGTATTGTCTTCTTACAAGGAAAAGGGATTTGTGTTGTGTTATTTTGTGGCAGAAATGAATTTCTGGAAGGAACGATGCCGATTCCACCGCTTGGAAAAATACATGGATCTTTTCGACGGGATGGTGGATTTGAGCCATGTTTTTATCTATAGCCCCCTGATCATCCGGAATGTCTTTAATTTCAAGTTGAAGAATATAGCGTCCAGGATGCACGAGATGGGCTATATTGGTGTGAAACAACCTGATGGTTGCTTGGATGGGGCACAATCTGTGGATATCGCCAAGGAATATTTTAGGACACGATCGGTTGAACTTTCTTGTGTGTTAGAACGCTATAACCAGTTTGATTGCCAGATTCTCTATGAGCTGGTGGTTTTCTTACAGAAATATTATTATCTTTACTAAGATCAAGAGGGATGGTGAAAACTTTCGACTTTTCTCGTGAGATTGAAAAATTAAAAGCGATGCTCAACAGTTTGTCGACCAAGAAAAAAAAAAGATAGATAATTTCAATAATAATTTTATTGAAATTGTTTGTGTAATGTCTGATCATGAGTTTTTATTTACTGCTTCTCTTCCTGACCATCTTGTTTTTTCTATTCAATTCATACGCTTTCTGTCTGGCGGCTTCGACGGCATCTTTGTGGTTTTCATGACGATCGTAATGTTGATTATAGACATTAAGAACTATTTCAGCTTCGGGGAGAGTTTCAAAACGACCGAGTTCTGTTTTCCGGCGCATGACACGCCATTTTTTGCGAGATATTCTATCTTCAAAAGTAACCCCTGGAGGAAATTCTTTTGTTTTAATCACCTTTTCTTTTGACTTTTCTTTGTGTGTTTGAATAAGTTGTGGAATAGTAACGAGTGCGCTTGCCGCTTGTAGTTGTTGTGATCTGCGTTTTGGTCCAGATTGTTGGGAAGAAGAACTGAGTGTCTGGTGGGCTTGTAGTTGTTGTGAAACATTTTTTTCACTGATTTTATGACTTTGTTGTTGTGAAGAAAATGGATCCTTTCTTTTTCTTGAAACTGTTGTTTGTCTTCCAAGAATAGGCAATCTTGTTGAAACCCCGTGGCGCATTTTATTTCTTTAAATATTTTTATTTGTGAATGTTTTTATGCGATCTGGTTGACAGATAAGAGAGTAGAAGGAATGACAGTGTATATACCATCAGGGGGACCTGTGACAATCGCACAAACACCTACGACGGAAGTGCAACAAACTCTTACCCTATCCGATGGGGTCATTGAAATAAATAGATTGACTGTCATAATGATACTTCCTGGATAAGTCCTGGTATCGCGTGATACAATTGTTGCTTGACTTGAGGAGGCTGGAATATTGGTTCCATTCTTATCAAACCATACAATAAAATTATCAAAAGAAGTCGAATAGTTGACAGCGTAAATACTAAATTGAAAATTATATATACCATTCATATCTACATAAATTTCATTTGTGCTTGTATCCAAATTTACACCGCTTGAAAAATCCACTTGGTTAAGAATGACGATTGTTTTAATGGTAGAAGGAGCAAGCTGTGCGTTTGTTACATAGGCTCCCGCAGTATGCGTAGCATTTCTTGAATCAGCTACACCACGCGTGATGCCTATGAATGAATTTGACGTTTTACTCGTATAAGAAATCAACTCACTATCTATAAGAATCGTGCCTGTTGACCCCATACCTGATGTGGATGCTACATTTATAGGATCAACCCCATCTAAAGTAATATCTGTGCTCAATGTTGTAAGAAAACTTTCTTGAAAGAAACCATAGGAAAGACCAATTGGGCCAGTAGCACCTGTATAACCAGTTGGTCCTGTATAACCAGTAGCACCTGTATAACCAGTTGGTCCTGTTGGTCCTGTATAACCAGTTGAACCTGTAGGACCAGATATGGTTATAGCATTTATACTAATAATATCATTTGAAGGGTCTGTCCCAAACACAACGTTTTCGCCAGCAATAATAACTGAAACATTAGGTTGCGGATTTGGATATGTAATGACCCACTGATTACTTTGTGGGGTGTCAACAAAATCAGGTGTTACTGTGATTGTTGTAATAATTGACTCAAATACTACATCTGTTACTTGGTAGTCATCTGGAGTGCCTGAACCAAAAAATCCTATATACTGCCCTACATAAAAAGTAGACAATGCGTTTCCATACACCACAAATGAATTTAAACCAGTTGTATATGCGACCTGGTCAATACCAATTTCGCCAAAAATTGTCAGAGATGGAACATTTGGTCCTGTGGGACCAGTTGCGCCAGTTGATCCTGTTGTGCCCGTGTTGGCAGCAGTTCCTGGAAGACCTGTGCATCCTGTGCCACCGGTTGGGCCCGTTCTTCCAGTGATTCCGTATTGTGTGAGATTTTGTATCTCCTGATTTAAATACCCCAGTTGGCAATAAATAGGGGAAAGGTTGTAATTCATTTTAATTTCTAAGAAACAATATTTGATTTTCTGTTTTTGTCTTGTATGTAAAATTTTATTATTTTTTAAACCAAACCAAACAAAAACAAAATCTAAGAACTTGTTGCGTCTTTAATAAAATGACCAACGATCCTCGTTTGAAAAAAATTGAGGATTACATCAATCCGGATCAACGATCTATCTGTTCCTCAAATGCGCATTACATCATCATGGAGGGGGTTGCTGGAAGCCGAAAGACCGACACCATGGTCCGTCTGGGCCTGCGCAGGCATTTAAGAGAAAACAAGAATATACTGTTCCTGACCCAAGTCGGTTCCGTCACGGACGAGATTTGTTCCCGTGTTGGTGATTACCTCAACACCGTGGTTTATCGTCAGGCCAGTAGCAATCACCACCTTGCCATTTCTCGTGGGAAGACCATTGAAGTGGCGAATTTTGACGCTTGGATCCACAAGCAGCTCCAGGATCAAGAATGGAAACACCTAACCACTATGGGGTCCTACCATGGTTTCAAGGCAAAATGTTTGATGGAATTGGAAAATTTCAAGGGGTTTTGTCTCAAGAATGGAGAGTATGCCGATGAAATCCTGATTGACGAATGCCAGGATTTCGATGCCGTCAAGGCGGAGCTGATTGTTTCCTTATTGGAGAAAAAACCAAATGTCCGTGCTGTTTTTTGTGGTGATTATATGCAAACTATTTTTGAAAAATCTCTCGAAAATAAAAAACACCCCATCTCAATTTTTGCGACACTTCCCTCTTGTCAGCGATTCTATATGCAAAAATGTTATCGGTGCCCAGCTGGGCATATTGCTTTTTGCAACCAGATCCTAAAGGAAGCAGTAGAAACTTATAACTGCAAGCCACTCCTCCCCACCAATCAGGACCACCACAACAAGCCTTTTCTCTTCACCCACGGGAGCACCTCCAAACGCTACGATGTCGGCCTGCTTGTGGGCCAATTGTGCCAGATGGTAGAGACCTTAATGTCCCACGATCGGGATTTAAAACCATCTGATTTTTGTTTCATGATGCGCAAGTCAAACAACCAACCTGTATTTGAAACATTGCGTATTTCATTAGAAAATTTATGGACGAATCACGGGCATAAGAATGCTGTCATCCATTTCATGACACAATACGATGGGTACCGCAATTCTATCCAGTGGAACCACGCGATCGGGAAAACATGCCTGATCAGTATCCACGGGGACAAGGGGAAAGGCCACAAGGTTGTTTTCTTTATTGGCCTGACACAAAAGAGTATTCCGGATGAGTGTGCGATGCACAAGGAAAATGAATTGTTGTTCCATTCCCTACTGAATGTGGCACTGACCCGCTCCACTAAATACCTTTTTGTAGGATTTCATTACGCACAACCATCCGTTTATTTGACACGACTGGGGGAAACCGTGCTTGAAAAATATGCTTACACGTCATGGACCAAGAATCATCATTTAATGTTTGACAATATGGCTTCTCAATCTCGTTTTCCCAAACCAGATTTTGTAAAATTTTACAGGAAAATGCCTCTTAATATACCCACATTGAACATGCTGTCGATTGTGGAGATTTCCAGGCGTTTTGAACGCCCCGAAGATATTTTTGGGTTCAATCCTAAAGTTGAGATTGTCAAGTTTGGATCGCGTGTGAGGTTCCAATTCTCGGACGATATATACCCTATCCTTTCGAGGATGTGCGAACTGATCCTTATGAAGGAACTGAATCGCGACTTGTTCATCAAGGACATTGAATGGTTCCCCAAAGATGTGTATTTCACAGATGATGAGCGTTTGCTCTCGTGGGCGCACGATTTTCGTTTATCCAAATGGGTCCATTCGGACATGCACGGCCAGCAGATGGAATTGATGATGGACACCTATCGTTCGGTTATTGAGAGTGATGATTCCCTTAAAAAAGCCCTCGAACATATCAAGTCGAGTCATCAGTATGTCATGCACTCTTGTTTTAATACACCCCGTTTCCATAAAAATGTACTGGCTTTTCTGGAGAATAAAGAAACCATCCAGGGGTGGTGGGACCTTTCATTATTGTTCCACGAACTCCAGAACCACCATCAAAAGATTTTCAGGTATATGGATATTGATTTGCCTCGCAGCAGTTTCCAACGGCTCTTGACAAACATTAAATCCTTCATTACATTCTTATCAAAAGACATTCTATTCCGCCCGTGCCACGATATCCTGGCCAATATTTCCAATCCAGAAGAACTGGTGGGATTGGGGTTTGAACCGAACCTGGATGAGAGGTATTTTGAGAATGGTTATCATTATGGGATCTTGGGAACCTCTGGGATCCTGGACACGACGCATAAATCCCTGTATGATATAAAAGTGAGCCCTGTTGATTTTTCTATGGAATGGTTTATGCAAACCTCTTTCCACGCAAACATGCCAACCAAACGGACACAGAATCCACCCGAAAAACTGGCGGTGGTGAACCTGATGACGGGCAGGATGCACACGTGGAAAAATACATTCCAGCATCCACGCAAACTCCTGAAACGACTCATGTCTGTTTATTCTTTCCCAGAACCATTGTTTGATAATTTGTACAGAATGAACCACCACAGGTTTAAAAGATTCGGCATTTAAAATGTCAATTTTTTTATAGAAAATGATCTAAAGAAATCCATTCATATAATAACAAGTCGTACCTTATCAGTCGGAGCGAGATAGGGTGTAAAAGATTTTCATAATCAAATTAGTTTTTTTGTGTAAAATTTTTTATTATAAAATAAAAAATGGAAGTGCTTACTGAACAAGAAGAGTTCTTTACAGAAAAGGAAGATTTTTTTATGGAAAGGGAAGATTATAAAAGAAAACTACCTGTTATGAAGAAACTACCTATTATGAAGAAAAAAATTTTGCCCTCTGTTGTGCAGAAAAAAATTAGCAATGTTGTTGCGTATCGCACTGACAAAAAAAATCCTAAACCCGTTCCACAACAGGTAATGGTTGTCGCTAAATTTATTCCAACCTTTATTACATCCCAAAACAAAAGAGAAACCGTAACACTCGCACCCCCCAAACAGCTTCAAGCAGTTACATATGCGCCTGTAGAAATGCCAATGGAATTAACAACCGAAATGCCAATGGAATTAACAACCGAAATGCCAATGGAATTAACAACCGAAATGCCAATGGAATTAACAACTGAAATGCCACTTTTTTAAGAAGTATATAAAATTTTTATTATTTTAGGTAATAAAAACAAATGTTGTCTTCTTCTTCTCTTGCTTGTTGCTGTGCTTCCACATCTCTTGATATCAGTGAAATCCTACGACGCATTACACCTATTGATTTTTATCCAGGCTTCATAGTAGATGATAATGCGACATGTCCTTCCCAAAAAGGGACACTCCTCGTTGATTCCAATCAATTTTTATTTGGTGAATTGTCATTTCCAACTTGTGATGGAACAGGTATAGGAACCACGATTGACGGTAATCAGGTCGCCACAAACCTTATCATTGCTGAGAATATTGTTGCCAACAATTCGATATTCATTGGTGAAAACCAAATCACAAGTAATGGTCCCATCCTCGAATTGCCCTGTGGAACGACCGTCTGCGGGGTGCCCATTGGGGCATCCACCCAGTATTTTGTGATGATTGTTTATCCAACAAGTGGCCAACAATCCAATCTGCCAAATACATCTGCCGGTGATTATATTGTCGGTGGATTTTTCCAGAATGGCTACTTGAGTTTTGTCCAGTATGTGTACTATTGGCCTCTTTTATTTTCCACTGATGCCACGATTACTTCTCTGGCGATTTATTTTAATGTGGCAATGAAAGAACCAGAAGGCCTCCCTCTGACTGCCAATAACTTTGTTGCGGAAATACGGATCCGCAACCAAGATGGGAGCATCGTTAATACCGGGCAAACAGTAACCCTTGCTGAAACTGTGGTGAATAATCAATCTTACTATGTTGCGATCGAAGGTCTCAGCTACGATGTAATTGCCGGGCAGCGCGCCGGTGTTTATCTCAGTTGGAATGGACAATTGGCAAACAGTGAAATCTACAATTTTTCGTGGATCACCTACAACATTGGCTACTTGCCAAAAATTTAAATAATTTATTTTTGTTTTAGAAAAATTTATTAATTTGAAATAAATGCAACACCTTCTAAACAATTTTGATTGGGAAATTTATCTGTTGAATTACCCCGATCTGGTTGATCTTGAAACAGAAAACGACGTATGCCTACACTACATTCATATTGGTTATCTGGAAAACAGGACCGATAAAATACCCGAAATTTTTGATGTTGAAAAATATTTCAACACGTACCAGCATCTGCGACTACAGACCGCCCGAGACGCCTATATTCATTTCATGAAACTTGGATTGATGTGTCATCGGGAAGGATCAAAAAACCCTTTACATTTACTGGTTTATGCTCAATACAACAAAATCATCAATCACAATAAATCTTTATTGATAAAACCACCCAAACATGTGAAACCTTTTGTGTTGCCACCAAAACCCAAGACCACAGAATCTTCTGGGCCACGCATTCCAGTCGCACCCAATGCCTTCAACCCCCCCAAAGAACCACTCAAACAATCAAGGCCCACACAAACCATTTTTGACCAGATCCAGCCAAAGGTCATGGCAACAACCCCCCATTTCAAACAACAAATACAGACCACCGCTTCTTCCATCATCAAACCAAAACCAACACAAAAACCCACAATTGAACCCATTCAACAATCCACCCTAAGCCAGACAAGAGAGAGTTCCCCAACAAACATTGATATCCCAAAACGCCAACCCCAGGCACCCACATCCATACACCTTCCAAAAGAATTATTCAGGAAACCAAAACCCATACAACCCATCTTTGATCAGGTCCAACCCAAAGTGGATGTCTCAAATACAATCATAAAACAAAAGATGCACAATACGGCCACTTCCATGATGAATCCCAAAGAATATTTTTCCAGGAAAGCAAAAGCACCAGCCCCATCTTTTCCCATCGATCAAGAAATAATAACACAACCACCAATGGAAATAATTACAAAACGACCATCGATTGCCTTTACACCATCAAAACAACATACTACCCAGAGATCCACACAAGAAATTTCTCAAAAACTCCAACCCAAAGTTGTTCATTGCGCCCCCCTTTTAAAACAAAAAATAAACATCAAAACCTCCATGACAACCCATAAAGCCATACGCTCCTTTTAGATTTTCGAATATTTCTTGTTTGACAAAAAATATTCTTTTTAAATATAAAAATGAATTTAGATGTTATAATCCCACTTGCCTTTTTATCTTATTATCGCTACAGTTTTTTCCTGATTGATTTCTTGATCTTTGTGTGGATCTGTTTTTCTTATTACCAATTGGCCTACAAACTTTTCCCACCACTTATCCCAGAAAAGAAGAGGACCAAATTTGAATGGGTCAGGAATGCGATTGGTATTCTGATGGCCCTCCAGATGCTGTGTTATTTCATTCTTTTATTGACTATTTTCTTGAAACCCCCCATATTGGTCCATATCAAAACAGAAGTTGGTTTCCCAGGTTATGTTTTTGTATTGTTTGTCATACTCCGTTTGATCAATATCATCATGATTGCCAGTTTCCTTGCGTCTTGTTGGTTCCTGATGGAAAACAAGAACGACGATTTAAAAAGATGGTTCTTGCTGGTGGTTGTCTTGTTGGTGTATTATGTGTTTATGCTGTTCTACACAGTTTTTCCCACACTGAACAAGGCACTCTCTATTTATGAAATGTTTTTCAATATCCGTAATCTGTATATTGTCAATGACCCAAAAAAGAAATTCAAGACATTCAGGTATCTACAACAAATGGGCTGTATCCCCGATAATTACTACACCCTTTATGAAGATGAATGGAACAGAACCTTCAAAAATGGGGTGTTTCCTATTACCGAATGCTCGTCTTAATACTCGGTTTTTATTGTTTAGAAACAACAAATTGTTTCTAAAGTTGTTTTTCTGGATCAAAAATCTTCAATTGGCAATAATTCTAAAAAACCTTTGGTGAGCCCTCCCCCTCCAGAACAAATACGAATAAATTCCTTTGTTTTCTGGCTACATAATTGATTGTATAACAGAGAGAGCTGATTGGACCCATTGTCAAGGATCTTGTAAATATGGTTTTCTACCACTAAACGATGTTGATATTCTTGAGGATCGACAAGAACAAATTCGATAACAAGATTTCCATTGTTGCCATGTCCCCTATTTACCAATATAACCTTTTCTGTCAATATATTTTCGGTGGTATTGATATACAATTTGCGACCTGAGGTCCGTTTCCCCAAAAAATCTAATTTCCCATTTTTTAGATTTGAATTGTTTATAAGAAGCGGTGCGGTATTGTCATCTGTCATTTTATCCTTAACAAAATTCCATACGACTTCACCAGTCTTGATACGGAAACCTTTGCTCTTTAAGGATGGTATTTCTTTATACTTTTGAAGGATCTCAATAGAGGGTTTGTCGTGAACCAGACATAAATCTCTAAAAAATATAGAATTAGAATGATTTTTACCCTTTTCATTCTTGATAACCAATCCCATGGAACGCTGTGTTGTATTCAGCCATTTATCAGTAGAAAAAATAATGACATCCAGTATAGTATAGTTCTCTACAATAAATTTTCTTACTTTATTGAATGACATGACATTAATAAAACTAGTAGGAATCACAAACTTCAGCACACCTCCTTGTTTCAACAGAGAAAGACCTTTCAACAAGAATAAAATGTAGAGATCAAATTTACCTTCTAAACATGGGTATTTCTTACGATATAATTCCTTGTCTTTTTTCTTCCCCATAATGGCCTTGTAAGGTGGATTGCCTATAATCCTATCAAAACGATCATTTGTTTCAAAAGTCATGAAATCGGCACAGAATGTTTGAACATTTCGATGCTTTGAGAGTATCTTGAATGTGCTGTTATAGATTGGTCCTGATAATTCCACACCCACTATACGACACGCACTTGATTTTTCAAGAATGTCCTGAATAAACTCACCAGACCCAAAAGAAGGTTCAAGTATGGACATTCCTGAAAAATCTTCGTTCAAAAAACAATCACGAATGCTCTTTGGTGTGAAAAATATACCATTCTCTTTTCTATATTTTTTTTCTAACGAATTTTCCAGCTCGTTTGATATTGAACGAAATTCCATTTTTATTCAAAAGGTTATTTTTGTTAAATCAATTTTTTTTGATGCCTACTTGCCATGCTGGTCCAGACAATCCTTTGTAATTTTTCCAACGGAGTAGGAATGTTATAACAAACTTGCCATCGCTACTGTAAATAAGAAGCGTATTTTTATTAACATTATATTTATTTTTATTGATAGAAAATTGTTGAAACGAGAATGTTGTCAATTTTCCATTTTTACAAAATATAAAAATTTTATCCATTTGTTTGCGAATCATGTTTTCAATCAAGTCAAAGTCAATATCGTTTAGTGCCAACATTTTAAGATATTTTTCAATTGATTTATCAACAATAGAATATAATTTCTTTTGTGTGCTTGGATCATTCTTCATAACATCGTATAAATTCTTTTGTAGTTTTGTAGTATAGTTTGTGCTATTTAATGTGCGAATATATTCACTATAAGAAGGAATTTCTACATTAATCTTGGAACAATCCATATATTCTTGTAAAAAATTTTGATACCAGAAATTGACATAAGTATCGGTTTTTACCAACATAAAGTTGCGATTCGTTAGATAAATAGAAATGAATTGTGGATAATTAAATATATTATTTCCATATTTAAATTCTACTTTTAGAATGTATTGTGTGAATAAATTCTTCTGGGCCAAAACAAGAAAATCGTAATTATGACCTCGCCCAGCTTTTCTTTCCAATATGATACTATCATAAGCTACATCATTCGGTATATTTTCTGTAAAAATATTTGTGAATTGGTCTTTTAATTCTGGAACTCTTGGATCCAAGTATATCGTGTCAGTATTAAACATTTTCAATATAAAATCTTCACGCAACTTATTAATACGATCATTATCCTTTTTTACGCATTTGTTATAAAACAAATCAATATCATTATTACATTCTGTACTTGAAATATCTTTTGTCTTCTCTTTTTCATGTATGATAAGAAGGGAAATAAGCTCTTTTTTTCGTTTATTTGAGTATCCAGTTATATTTTGCTTCTTACATTCTTGGATAAGTTCTTTAATCTTCATACTTTCATATACAACATTTTCTTTGTTCTTATTTACATTTTTTGTCAGAATGTCAATGATTATTTTTTTATTCTTGTTCCAACATCCTTTTATTTTGAGCCGTTTGCATTCCATTAATAATTCCTTTTTCTTCAATTTGTTATACAACATTCGATTGTTTTTGTTTTTAAATGGAAAATGTTTTTGAAATCATTTTTAATTTAAAAACAAATCTTTACATTTTTGTCAGAATATCAATCTTCGTCGTGGTGCTCGTTTTCGTGGCATACTCTGCACAGCACCTGTAGGTTGCACAATCTGTTCTTGTGGTAATTACCAATGTACCCGTCTTTTGAGGCGTCTTTCTGGGGTTGGATGTGGTGGGTGTGGAGTTCAAATTTGGAACCACATTTTTCACATATATTCATCCATTTCTTACTATTGTACCGGGATCTTTTTTTGGGTTCAATCTCGATCGACTGGGGGTCAAGGTGTGTCCTGTACTGGAATGCGGTTTTCAGGAATTTATCATTGAACCCCAGGTATTCGGCGATTTCCAGACCATAGATGGATTTTCCAGATCCTTCTCGTAAAATCCTGTCAAACACCAGTTTCTTGTTTTCCTTGTGGTATTCCATGCTGAAGTGCATGACCCTGAGTTGTGGGTGGGCCATCAATTGCTGGAACTGTTTCAGCATGTGGAGGTGTGTTGTCATGATGAATTTGGATTTCTTGTCCAACAATGTTTCCAGTGTGCCAGCAACAATCCCTGTCGCACTGAATGTCTCTGTCCCCGATGTCAGTTCATCGCACAGGATCAAGGACCGCTCACCAGAACGATCGATGATGTGCTTCAGTTCATTCATTTCTGTGATGAATGTCGATTTTCCTTTCCAGATATTGTCCCGGCTCCCAATCTTGGTAAAAATGGAAGAAAATGGCGCCCATTTCATGGAATCGCACGGAACAAACATCCCACATTGTGCCATGACAACCGCCACACCCAAGCTCTTCATCAGTGTGCTGTTGTGGGCGACTGTCCCGTCTGGCATCAAGAACCTTTCATTCCCATCAATCCCAAACCCATAATACTCTCCACTGCGTGTCTTTTCGGCGATATAAAACGGAACAATATTGTTTCCGGATGGTTCAACCATCAGCTTATCGGCCGAATACTGGACACGCCTTCCACAATGGAGGAATGACAGAAAAATCTTGTTCCATTCATCGTCATTCATATAGTATTGTCTTTCAATGATATTCAATCTTGAATTCTGGAATGAAGCCGAAGAACACCTTGTGTATTGGTTCATCATGGTGGAATATTTATAGGGTTTTTCAAGTATATTCTTGACGGACACTTCCAAAAAATTAGTGCCACTATTGTTTGTCAGGCACAAGATGTGTTCTTCATTCACATTCATTATAACTTCTTCCGTGTCTTTTCTCACAATGCTATAGAGTGTGCCTTTTCCTTTTGTCAGTGCCATAATCTTTCTTGGCATCCCATCATCACCAATCAGGGTGTCTTCCAGTGTCAGGTCCTGGACAGGTTTATGACTCCCATTCCACAATACCATTTTTGTATCGTAGGCAAAACATTTCCCAGCGCTGTTCTGTCCAAACAGAAGGATCCCGTGTTTATCGGTCAATTCCACATTATTTGCGATGTAATGGTTCTGTGGGTTCATGACCTCCACCACAAGGTGGCGCAATTGATTACACGACAAGTAATTCTTTTCATCCGTTGGCTCGGGGCGCTTCAAACGGAAGCACGATGCGCTTGTGGCATTTGAAATAATCATGTCTATATAGGCGCTCATATGGGTCATGTATGTCAAAACCTTGTCATAAGTGTCAATCAATCCCTTCACCTCTTCCTGGAATATCTGGCGCCTCATCCTTACAATAAATCCCAGTATGAGTTTCCTTTCTTGAAAATACTTGTCAATCGTGGGGTGATGAATCCTGTAGGTACTGCTCATTGAACGGATGCGCAAGTCTGGCCTGTCCTTTAATTCATTGTAAATTTTCTTTGTCGCACTGATGTACGCTTCTTCTTCAGAAAAAATAATCCTCTGGAACATTTCCTTTCCAATCGATTCGTCCACCCATTTTTTAAAGGACACCTCTTTTGAATCAAGTTCCATCTGCTTCTTGATAAGGATCGGTGGTGTGCGAACCCAAATGGTGTCTGTTTCCCACGAACGCCACGATTGCATCAACGCCATATCCCATTTTTCATTGACAAATTGTTTGACCATCTGTATCTGTTCTTCGTGGGGTTTCCATTCTTGGATAAATTCCAGTTGTTGGGGGAACTTTGCCACCAGATTTTCAAAGTCAAACATCAATTTCAAGAAACGAAAGACAGTCTGCACACCCGCATTCCCCATCTGGATTTTTCGTAAAACATGTTCGACATCTGTGCTGTAGAATCCAATATTCTTCTTGATCTGGAGGTCCTGAACAAGGGGCAGGATGGCACTGATCTCATCGTATGACCTGTTGAGCATCGACGCGTTGTAATGGGGCGCAAACATTGTTTTTCGCAACAAGCGTTTGCCGGCTGGTGTGCTTGTGTTGTCCAGTATATCAAACAATGATTTTTTCTGTTTATTATTGTTTGAAAACAGGTCCAGATCGTAGAGGGATTGGGTGTTGTAGGCAACATGGTCGGTGTGGCACAAAAAATAGGGTTTTTGAAGACGATAAATTGCGAGTGGGTGGTGCTGTTCCAGGAATGAGATTGCGCACACCAGAATGGAAACCAATTCCGGGTGGCGTTCCAGACCAATCTCTTCAATGACAGAAATTTCGCGTGTTGTTCGTTGTGTATAAACCTTTTCCAGAACAATCTGCTGGAACTCAATCTCGCTGTACTTTTTGTTTTCGTTTTCCCATTTTGGTAAATTATGAACGCTTGTGTTTTCATCCATGTTTTCAATCTCCAGACAGCTCCTCAACAAAATCTCTTGGGGCTTATAAACATCAAAGATTTTGAGAACAAATGAAACGGCGTCATGTTCGTAATGGAATGTTTCTTCTTCACAGCAGATACTCCCATTCGTTGTATTGACACAAACATACGCCACTGAAAATACTGGTGAATGCTTTTTATCCAGAAAATCATATTTTTCAATAGACAATGCCAATACAGAACGATCAATGTCGTCCAGATTCTCATCCTCAATGTCCCCAATCATGACCGAAGGACTATACACACCTTGTAGATTACGCTCAATCTTTTCTCCTATATTGTTTTGCGCGTACACAGCCACCGTGTAGGAATGAGAAACAAGGTGTTGGACATATCGTGGCAATGAATGAGAAGGAAAGCCGCACATGTGCGGATTAGACATGGAATGGGGATTGTTCTTGTTCTTTTTTGTCAATACAATATTACAGATACGACTCATCTCTTTTGCCTTGCCAATCTCGCCTTTTGGTGTTTCAAACGTGTAAACCTCATAGAATTTTCCAATCTCCATCATAATGACAACATTCTTAAATTTTAGATCCATTTCCTTTTGTTTCTGGATGTATAAATCACATATTGGTGTGGAATTTGAATTTAACATTCTATCTATATTTAATTGGATTGTTTCTTTAAACCAATGAAATAAAAACTTGTTGAAAATGATAATATTATTGTTTTTAGATGGATTTTAATAAAAAAAATTTTAAGAACAAAAAAAAAACATATAAGAAAGATAAATTATGTCAAGAAATAGGATTTATCCCACGTTCAGTGAATTTGGCAGTGCCATGAATGAAAATGTCTTCAACCCCATGGATCAGTCCAATCCATTGACCTATTGCGTTCTCCCTACATTCAATAGCCAGTTCCTCCACGGTTCCACTTCATCCAATCTTCTCTACACACCCTATGGACCAGGTTGTATGAATTATATGAGTGAGCGTTGTTCTGATGTCTATGATGGTTTCTGCGAGGGCTATGTCAAGTTCAATACCGATACTGTCTGGCCCAATGTGGGTGCGATTGACAATCTCACCATGAACATTGCCAAGAACTACCTGAAAATCAAGACCACCGTTGGGCAGAACATGATCCGCAATGCGGCAGAGAGGAAATTCCTTACCTATGGGGGTGTGTCCAAGTTTGCCGAACCCTTCGACCCCAATGTTGCCAATTCCCCCCTTGTCACCCGTTATTCTTCAACGTACAACATTGGAACCATCGGCTACAAGAACCTGGATGATCCTTCGGCCATTGATAATGACCAGCTCATGATGGCGGTGGTCGAAAACTGGCCCGCCTGCTTTGATGTCCTTACCAAGATCTACATTGGCTACAAGAACAAGGACCCACGGATCAAATTATACCCAAGCAAATTTGAGGTGTTCCTCAAGGAGCACTCCAAGATCTTTGAGGATTTTATCTGTTTCCTCAAGACTGTCCCCAATTATCCTCTTGCGGAGAACTACATCACCACCCCCGATTATTACAACACCGGGAAATGCTATTATAATTTTTAAAAAATTGTTTATAAAAACTTTTTTTTTCAAAAAAAAAAGTTTCTTTTATAATTTTAATTTTTGTTTTATCTTGTGGATAAGCTGGCCGTTGTGGATTTCTTTTCCTGTTTCCAATGCGGCAATCTCATTTTCTTTCATACACAAAAAACGGGCGAGGTCCTGGCGTTTCCACTTGCGATCCATACGGTATTGGACGAGCTGTTGAGAAAATGCTTTATCCACTGTCTTGACACGGAATTCCTCGGTTTCATCCATCGCCATCCTTGCCTTGTCCGATTGCTCCTGGTAGTGTTTTTTTTCTCGTATCATTTTTATTTTACAAAACAGAACTATTTAAATTACACAAAAAATGATTTTAAGATTTTATCACAAACATATAATAAAAAAGTTATTTGTGGGGATTAATGTTTTCTTTGTGGAAACTGGTTCTTGTTTTTGATTTTGTTGTTTGTGCGAACGGTTTTCTCAATTTTCCTGTGGAACAACACAAGATTCGCAACCAATTGTCCCAGGTCCTGGATAAAGATTGTTCTTATTGTGAAAAACCATTGCATTTTCTATCTGTGAATGACCTTGTTTTTTATTATGGGGATCGTGAGAATTGGTGGGGGGACCAAGGTGCTCACAAGACACGCCATTTATACCACCAACTTCTGCCAACTTATCATTCGTATTATATTGTCGATTACAATATGGAAACCCTCGCAATCAAATCCTACGAAACAAGAAAGGCCATCAAACAATATGTAAGGCGTCGTTCTTATCTTCATATCAGGATTTTCAGTATATTTATTGAGACAATGTGTAATCTGTGGAAATACAAGAGGTTGAGGCCGATTGGAGCCACTTATGAGGAATTATGGAAAAAATATGAAAAAAAGATACTCGAAACACAACCACACCTCGGCACAGAAGAATTGAATCACAGGGTTGCCCTCACCATTATCCACAAATCATGCTGCACAAATAAATATATTGACTTTCTTTTTCATTGAATAAATTTTTTCTATTTATGATGAATGTGATTTAAAAATTTATTCATTCATCATAAATAGAAAAAATGCAACAAACTATAAGTATTATGGTGAAAAAATTATCTGTTATTTTTTATTGTATTTTTAAAGTGTTTTTGGTACTGAACATGATCATGTTGGGATTGTTTTTATACATCATGATCATCTCCAAGAATGGCATTGGGACGTTCTTGTTCATTATTTTTTTCATCAATTTTTGGATCATGATGATTTTCTTTTGTTTGCTTTCCATGTTCATCAAGCTATTTATTTGTATGGTCAATCAGGACCTCTTGAACGCACTGGATAGTGAGTATTCATGGATATTTTCCGTGATTTTCTTTCCATTGATCTCAGAGGAAGACGAAGAAGAGTTTGTCCGGCTCATCTCCCAACAAAGTTTCGAAACCGACAACCAGGAACAGAATAATACACAACCCCCTACAACCGAGAATCTTACAGAACTCGAAACCAAATGGCAAAAAATTTGGAAAGACGCACAAATTCCTAATGAAAAGAAGGAAGAAGCGTGCCTAATATGTGCCAATCTTTATTCACACGAATACCCCTCCCATAAGGGGTGTGTGGAACTCACGTGTTCGTGTGCCACACTCTTCCACAAGAAATGCGTGCTGGAATGGTTCCATTTCAACCAGAGACAGGATCAAACAGACGAGACCAAGCATATTGTCTCGTGCCCGTCATGCCGTCATGTTTTTACAAGTTGAATTATTATCAATCATATTCAAATCAACCTTGACATCACATAAACCAGTCCCCATGTTGGATCGTTTCCCACAGATGATGGAAGAAGAAACACATTTCAACCTGTCCTTCTCCGAGAAAAATGCGGCATTGAGAAAGTGTTCGACGGATTCCTCAAACGACGACCTTGCCAAAAACCCTCGCTGTTCCTTCTTCATCCCATACCTGGAAATGGAAACAATATTCCCATGATGGGTCATGATATCGACCAGAAGGAGGATGTGGCAAGGATTGATAAAGGCCCCATCAGAAGTAACCAGATTCCATAATTCTTCATAAAGGTACTGGCGTGTCGCCTCGATCCCCAGACAATTATAAATGTCCCACATGTTGTTGCTCATGGTGTGGTAGTATTCAAAACAGGGGTTGCCCAGTAGTTCCAGAAAATTGTTCCCAATCGTTTCCACATACCACCGATTGGTGGTGTCTTTCTGGACATAATAGTCGCGGACACCATTGATACCAGCAAGATGGATATCCTTTATTTTTTCGAGGACCACTTCCTTAAGGTAGACATCAATAAAGTTATTCTCATTGAGGAAAAGTGTGTTCTCATCGGGTGGTTCAATCTCTGAAATGTCCACAAAAATATCAATCTGCCCGATATGGATTGGAGAAACCACCACATGGAGATCGTGAAATACGGACATTAGTTTCTGGCGTATTAAAAACATTGGAAGCTGTCTCTGGAATAATGTTCTCTTATTCAACTGGATGCTGATACCGTGGTCGTGTTCCCTGAATTCCACACCAAACATCAAAGAATGTGGGTGGTACCAGATTTCTTCTGTTTTATTCTCATGGAAGATATTGAATGACGATATCAAATCACCGAATTTTATATTGACCAGTGAATTCCCAATATAATTACGGATCTCCCCTGGAGAATTGAGATTCGTGTTGGAAAGGTACAATCGGGAGGTTGTTACCTTTGGCTCTTTTGTGGCATTCAGGATTTCCAGAAACCTTGGCACACCCGTCAGCACCATCTGCACGGCAATCCCTGCCGCATGAAAAGAATTGAGTGTGGATTGGGTCTGTTTTTCACCGATGCTTTGGGCGCACAACACCCCCACATTTTCTCCTGGTTGTGCCAAGGACTTGTTGAAATTCTTGTGGATTTCTTCCCGTAGTTGTGGGAGGACTTCTGGGTAGATTTCAATCGTTTCCAGTTGCTGGCGTAATTTCGCAACATGGTGTTTTATTAATGTTTCCTTTAGTGTTTCACAAAAACAAGTGTAGGAATCCCCCAAACCATCCAGTATGGTTTCGATTTCTTTGGGTGTTGGTTTCCTCTTTGTCATGTTATTCTTTTCTTTTTGTTTCTACATGAAAAACATCAATTTTGAAAATTGATTTTTTATACAAAAATTAGAAAGTCAATTGACGAATGGAACCACGGACTCCTGATTTTTCTTACCAGGATCAATTATTAAATAGAGCTTACGATCAAGATGAAGAATTACAACGGATCATTATCCAGAGCCGACAGGAATACATGGAGAATGAACAACGTCAAAAACAGATTGAAAAAAAGAAGAACGAATTACAAAAACTTTTAGCGGTTCCAATCGCCCGATTGACCTTGTGGAGGAACACCACAAACAATACAGAAGAAAAGGAATGTCTCCGCCATATCCTCAACATTCTCTACATCAAGACACACGTGGGTAGGGACGATGATGATATTTATATCCCAGAAGAATCCAAAGAGGAATTAAGAAATTTTTTAGAAAAATACACGAAACAATCACATTTGTACAGGAATGTATATGATGTATGTCTCGAATATATGGAATAATTTTATATCGCATTCGATATAAAAATAAATAAGCTACCGATATTTTTTACATTCATTGATAAATAATAAAATTTGTGTGGATAGAATATTGATTGAATTTGTATAGTTTCTTATTCTCTTTTCACACGAAACGATGTGTTCGACCAGATGATCGTGCATTTCATGTTTCCTGATTTTTTTGCGACAGGAAGGACATTCACAAGGCCTTTCTGGGCATTCTATAAGGTGTTGTTCAAAAGATACAATTGGTATGTAGTGGCGACAATAAGGGCATTTCTTCTGTTCGTGTTTCTTTAGAAAATGTTCGGTTTCTTCCTGGAGTGGAATGTGCTCAAGACAAAAGGAACACCGGAATCGTTCTTTGCATTCCAGGACATGATTGTCTTCATCTTTGGCCTGGTAGTATGTCTGGCAATATATACAAGAAACAACACGAAAAAGACATTTGGTTTGGATATGGTGGTCAAGTTCATTCTGGGTGCCAAGAAAACGACACCCATCATTATCGTAAAAACACGGGTAATCTTTTTTGAGATCGAGGGACATTGTGAAAAAATCCTTTTCATACGAGTTTATAGCAGACAAGTTTGAACATTTTACTACAGCTGGGCATGTCAGGCATTTCCTGTAAAAAGTCCTTTCCGACCTTTTCTTGTCGAGTTGGAGGTATCCACAAGCACATTTCAAGCACACCCTCGTGATTGAATTACACGATGGACCATTTTCATTCTTACACGGGAAACATATGAAACGAACTGGCACACGCACTTTTTCATGACAAATACAACACTGGATATTCATAACAATGATTGATTGTTTTATTTTTATTTTTTTAATTCATTTTTTCACACTGATGTATTAATCGTTTCGCAATAACATTACGGATGGGCACGCACGTGCTTTCCATCAGGATGTCATGATTTGTCAATCTCAAAAAGTCCATCAGTTTTCCATTATTGGTGGACTGGCAGATGCTGATGTAGCGACCAGTGGGTATGCTACAGATGTGCATTTCGGGTGCCAGATACCCATTATGCCGTAATTTTTGGGGGAGTTTACCAAGATGCCTTGAACTTGCCCACCAAAAATTTCCAGAAAAATGAAGCAATGGGTACAAGGAAAGGGATGCCCCGACAGCATCGTATCCACGATCCAACCAGAAAATACAGATCTCGTGTTTTTCAAGCACAAAATAATCGAGATTTTTACGCCTCTCGTGATACATCTTTTTTTTATTGGCATCCCTGCTCACTCCCTTTGTGTGGAAATAAAAAAGATAATAATGTGATGTGGATGGTGGTATTTGTTCTCGAAAATTCTCAATGGCAAACTTCTCGTAGAGGTTCTCTGTGGTGGAAATAATCTTGAGTTTTGACATGTAGGGTTTTAATACTGGCAACACCTCATCTGTGTATTCGCATATAAAACAAAAAATCATGGTTGTTTTTGCTAATAAACCAGAACGCCTGATAGTGGATAGCTGTTCGGTGATAATTGTCTTGTAGTTTCCTATACAGCAAATAAAATAAACACCATAAATAACGGGTCGTGAAATCAAAAGCAGTGGATTCCCACGTATCCTTAATTTTGCGTATGGAAAATCGTCAACAGGTTTATAATCACCATAATCATCATTTTTATTAATATATTTCTGTATCCGGAAAGGCATCTTCTTTACACCATCGTTCCTAAAGCTCATTTTATCCAAGGCAAGATTTTTATTGTTGTATTTAATATTGTATATTAAATTCGTAAAAAGAAGGTATTATTGGTAAATGGATTTTAAAACTGTTTCGGTTTCGGCATCATTCTTGATGTAATTCTTGATGGCCCCATTGATACATTCTGTGATTTTTGCTGATTCTGCGATGCCCTGGTATTCTTTTTGTAATTCGGCAACCTTGGGTTTGAGGATGATACAGACGAATCCAATGAAAAGGGTCCTGTCTTCTGGGTCAATCATCGATTCCAGCAGTTTGTCCGCTTCCCCTGATTCCTGGATATTCATGGTGATGTAGTTAGAAATATTGGCGTAAATCTCATCCTTTGGATCCATCCTGATCTGGAATTCGTTGGGGACATCGTCGAACCCCTGGATGACATTGACAATCCTTGATAAATGACCTGTAGCGCAGAGTTGGTTCATTTCAACGAGTTCCTCTCCCAATCGTTTCCACATTTCCTCCTTGTGGCGAGAGTTGGAGATAATTGCCACAATACGGTCAAAAACCTGTGAAATTGTGGTCTCCCCCCTAAATTTCGAAGGATCGGAACGGATCCTGTTGATACTTGATTGGATCTTTTCCTTGTGTTTGTGGTAATCGGGGTAATAAGCGGAGAGCTCTCTTTCCACCATGACAAGTGGGGAGGGTGTGGTGGTGTGGCCCATAATATTCTTGACACTCTCAATGACTGTCTCATTGATCTTGTGGTTGTGGACATTCTGTGTGTCGTCATAAACAGTGGCCTTTTTGTTCATTGCGTTGAATGCCCTCCTCTCCAACCGCCGGTACTGATCCAAAAGTGCCTGTTGGACTTGTTGTTCTTCGGGTGTCATTGGGGGTGGCTGGTTATTCAATTGGTGGACCTGTTGGTAAGGGGTCAAGGGTGCTCGTGCCGACTGGCTGATGGTGGGTGCGTTCTGTTTCATGACATTCTGGATCCGTTCCATCCTCTGCAGGATCTGTGCCATCTCTTGGACCTTTTCGTGTTCTTGCAGGTTCTCCATGATCCGTCGGGAACGATCCATATAAATCTTGTTGTTGCTCCTCATCAGGATTTCCAGCGCATTTGCCCTCACTTTTGGGTTCTCTTGATTGTCAGAAGCAATCGCCATGATCATTTCATATACATTATCAATCTGCTGTTGGTTCCTGGATTTCCATATAATATAAACGGCAATTTCCATCTTTTTCACCACAGACAATGTATTACATTGAGAAAAAATCACATACAGGAAATCACATTCATTGGCCTTTTCAAGCTGGTTGGCAGCAACGAAATCGTGGAGGGTCTTGAAAATGTCCCTGTGGGCGTGATCAATATTGAACCTGTTCATCAGTTCTGTCGAATAATTCTTGACCCAGTCATACGAACGACTGGGCTCTTGTTCGACAACAACGACTTCTTGTTTGGGGCATTCGATATAATTTTCATTCACGATAATTTGTTGTTCTTCTTCTTCTTTTTGTTTCTGTTCTTGTTGTTCCATAAATTTCTCTTCTTCTTGTGATTTTTTCCATCGATAAAAAAAAGTCCCAAACAAAATAAGCACGATCAACAAGATTATTATCGGTATAATATTTTTTCTTTTCATTTTTTGTTTGTTTGTGGTTTTTGTTTTTAAATAGATATTATTTGTTCTGGCTTATCAAAATTATTATTATTTTTTTAAATAATAATTAGTAATAAACAGCAAAAATGGCAAAAACAAAAACGACAAAATCGAAAATGTGCCCATACAGAATGAAGATGATGATGGTGGCTGTCGCATTATCAGTGGCTGTGATTCTGGGGGCATACTTTACATTTGCGAAGGAGAATTACGAGACAAAAACAATCTCATCGTGCCCTGCGAGTATAATGTATGAGAATAAGACATACACCCACCTCGCAGGGCACGATACAGTGTTGGAAGCCAACCAGGGATACGGGTCGTGTGATTTTGATATTACATCGTGTATTTATGGGAGGAATATCCAGGACAAGACAATGAATGATGGCAAAAAAGTGGCGCGTGTGTGGTGGAATTCTCCAGCATGTGGAAGGACCAACTGGAAAAAAACATTTAAATTTTGCGACAAGGACGACATTGTGGCCGTTCACTTCAAGGATATTGCCGACTCAAAAAAGAGAAAGATTGTTTACGCTGGCAAGACGGGGTGTGTAACGGATTGCAACAATAGTTGTCTGGCCAAATACGGAATGTCTGCCAACAAGAGTGTTTTGGACAACGCCTCGATCAATCCTGGAATAGATGGTTTTGAAAATAACAAGGAGTGCAACCTCAAGTATAACACGAGCAATGTAAAAATCATTTGAAAAATCAAACAAAATGAACCTTGAAAACCCCCATGAGGAAAAGAATGACAATCACCACAAGGAATGAGCACGAAATAAAATAGAAAACACGACAAAGATCAAGCATATTATCTTTTTCATTCTTTCAACAGGAATGAAAAATCATTTTTAATTGGAAAAAAAAATTATTATAAAATATTTTTGATAATGGTCTCAATCTGTTGGTGGAATTCTTCCAGACCATTCTTTTTATTTGTAAGAACATAATCTTCTTTGATCGATAATTGTTCTGTTTCGGATGGGTGGTGGTCGCAATGGTGGCCCCCATCCACAATCCGGATCAACACACCTCCCCGATCCTTGACCCATTCTGCCTCATTCCTGAACCTCACATCTGATATGACAATGTTGCCTGTTGAAGCGCGCATGTCCATATGCCTCACCCAGAAATCATTCCCAAGCATATTCCTGACCATGTCTGTCCCTACTTTTTGCATCATTTGTCTTGGCGACAGACCCCATCTTTTATCCACAACCTCCTTAAGACAAGGGTCGTACATCTGTTCTGGTTCCAGATGAAACAAGATCTGGCATATTTGTTTCACGGGTTCCGCAAATGCCTGTTTCTTGAAGTTGCGGGTTTGAACAAGGTAATCAGCAAATGTGTCTTTCCCAGATTGTTTATATCCAATCAATCCAATAAGAACCATGTTTTCTTTTAATTTCTTCAAACAACAAATCCAATTTCATTTTTGAAAAAATGAAATCAAGCCCCCAAACTTTATTTTATTTAAAAGTTGTAGCATTTAACGATAAAACAAGAATGGAGTGTAGTGTGTGTTGTAGCACAAATTACGAAAAAAGAGTAAAATGTCATTATTGTCAATACGAATCGTGCGGTGAGTGTGTTGAAAAATATTTATTGAATATTACAAGTGATGCTCATTGTATGAATTGCAGGCACTCGTGGGATTTATTGTTTTTGAAGCAAAACCTGGACCAAACTTTTCTGGAGAATTCTTTTAAAAAATATCGTATAAAATTATTGGTGAATCGATTTCACAGGGTGTTGGGTAAGGATTTTCTGTGCCCGTGCCCTTCGTGTCATTATGGCAAGATACGGAAATCCACAATGACATGTTCGTCGTGCTGGATCAAGGTGTGTGAAAAATGTCTTTGCCACCAGGAAGAACAGCACAATTGTCGGGAGGAGATTGTGAAATCCCTGAACAAGGTGGCGGAATTGAGCAAGCGTTGCCCCGGTTGTCGTGTACCGATTGAGAAGAAATCTGGGTGTTTCCAGATGTTCTGCACCCAGTGTTATACGGCATTTGACTGGAAAAATGGAAAGATACTGGAAAAAAATATCCATAACCCACATTATTTCGATCACCAGCAGCACCACACTATGAAAAACGGATTCCAACAGATACTCGACAATATGACAGAATACTCTCTTAAACGAATTTTTAAAGAATTCTACCACCTAATGATGGATATTGAAACCCAAATGGAAAAGGTTTCCCCCTTGAAACAAAAACACCCAGAGTTATTCTGTTGTGGGGAAGACCAATTGTATCAGCATGACGAAGAACGACAAAGGAATCTCTCTTTGTATGTCCTATGGTGTGATTATTATAAACGAGGGATGAAGATCCTTCTTGATATCACGAAACAAAACTACACAAATGTTTCGTATCAAATCAATTGTTTCAAAAATGATTTAAAGGAAATACTTATCGATTATAACGAGCATGTGGCGGAATGCTTACAATTGAGGGGGTATAGGTTATTCCCATGCAACCCACCCGTGTTGTGTATGTAATCAAAATTAATAATAATGCGTTGTTTGTATTACTTATCTAAATAAATTATTTAGATAGGACAAAAATAATGGATCTCATTTACCGGAATCACCAGAACCCTTTGATAGTGCGCGCCGTAGAAGGACTATCCACCAATATGCTGTTGGGGTACTGGTATGGTGGAGGGTGTTTAGATTCCTCATTGTCGTATGCGTATATTCTTCATTGGATGGCGTCGTTTTATTGCCACACGTGTCCATCTTTCCAGAGCTTCATGATTGATACTCATTTCATCGACATGGTTGTCATGGAACGCTTATACTATCTGCACAACTCTATAATGATCTACATGATTTATCTTTTTTTCATGTTATCAAACAGCAATCGTCTCCACCCGTTTATCTGTTTTGGAAAGAATGGGGTCGCAGTTGTTCTGTCCTTTGTTTATGGAAAACTTCCATATGAAGAATTCCTATTTTTTTTAATGGCTGGTGGATTGTATATTCTTTCTGATATTTGTTTACAAAACAATCGTCTATACTTGAAATCTATGGCACACACTTGTTTTCATTTCTGTATGACAATATGTTCTTATCTAGAAACAAATTCATATTGTTTTGAGAAGAATAATAATTCCTTATGGATTGTTGTTTATTTTCTCTATATATTGAGGGCAGTTGGTATATTATTGTCTCCTTGATTTACTTGCGTGATTTTTTCAAGAATTTCTTTTGTTGTTTGCGGGGTTTTGGATTCACACAGACCATCATGGGTGGTGAAATTATGTCCAAAAGACTAAAGACAAACCCAGACAACAAAAGGCCAAACAAGAAATAAGTATAGAAATTTTTCTGCATGCAACGATAGATAGTGATCCATTTCTTCTCTTGTGTCTCGTCCATATCCCCATCAATCAGCATGATTTTCTTCTTTTCCTTGAGGGTATATACAAAATAGGTCGTCACAAAAACGATACACAGAATATCGGATATAAGGTGGTAGATAGGTTTGGATTGGCCACACGTAAAGGTGGAAACAATAATATAAAGAACTGCAACAAAACACCCCTGCATGAGGGCGCACCAGTAGGTGTTTTCACGCTCCTTGCGTATTTCATTATAGACCTTCTTCTGGTCATTGTCCAAAACCTTGACGAATTCTTTTATTTTTGTGTAGCAGTCCTTGACACCCACAAAAGCAAAGATAAAGGCGATTGTGATCATGGTTGGAATGTAGAACCAGCGTGTGTGAAATTCAATATATACTTGTTCTGCCATTTTTATTATTTTATTTGGTAAAATATATTTTGTTCAAAATATATTTTGTTTATTTTAGAAAATGGTTTAAAGAATAGATTTTTATTTTTCTGTTCAATGGAGGACAATGAGGGCAGAGACACGATAGATGCTTTCATCCATGCTCATATTGGTGTAAGAAATACGGGGGCGTTGGAGGTTGAACCATTCCCGAAGATAGATATCCTGGCAGATCTCACGGCAGGGCAGGTGTATATTGTTGATCATACGGGTATAAGGGTCAATATCACGCATACTATCATTATCATTCTCCCCCATACAGGCATTCGCCATATTCTTGACGGACACCAGGAGCTCGTCGGGGTGGACAAAGAGTTTCATTCCCCACATCAGCGACAAGATATTGTGCATATAGCATAAAGCTTTGATACTGGTGGATTTTTTCATTGTCCTGATCAAAAGATCGGCCGTCATTTTTTTCTTGATGAGGAGTTGTTCTTGATGACCCCAATGGGTATGATAGATGCCCCAGATATGGAAAAAAAAGGACTTGTCCATTTTTACTGAAAGAAGATCTGTTTAGAAGAACAAATAAATAAAATTCCAGTTAGTAATGCGATGCTTGTTCCTATAAATGACTGTTTGAAAGCTTGTCAAAATCAGTTTTCTCATGACAAACCATTTAACAACACATTTTCTTTTTGTGTAAAAAATGATCCAGAATGATGTTGGAAAATACCTGATAGAAACATATAATCATGTGGGGTGCGACCACAAGAACAAGGATACAAATACAAGGGTGGCCGTGCTGGTGGAAACACGTGATGCGTATTTCCTCCCCCTTGTCCTGAAGAATTTCTGTGGTTTGTTGGGAGCAGAATGGAATTTCCATTTGTTTATCAACGACAAGGTGGAAATGTTTTTATCAAAAGAATTGCCCCATTTCCAGTATCGCAAAACAAAGATCCCAAACAAGAGAATGACCCCCAACCAGTATTCTTTCCTCTTGCGACAAAAAAAATTCTGGGAACAGATCCAGGAAGAGACCATCCTTGTTTTCCAGATTGACTGTTTATTGTTGAGACCCGTGCCGACGTGGGCCGAACAATACGACATGATTGGGGCTCCGTGTGGCCTGATTCGGGGGAATGAGATGTGTGTTTACAATGGAGGGTTTTCATTACGAAAGAAAAAAGCCATGCTGGAAGTGGCACTGGAGAGTGTGGAACAGAACCAACTTGAGAATCGACCAGAGGATGTGTTCTTCACAGATTCATTGTGGGAAAAGGGTGGGTATAATCTGCCAAATGTCCAGACAGCATACGAGTTTGCGACAGAAGATGTTTATTCCACTCACCCCATCGGCATCCACGGCACGGATAAATATTATTCCTGATTTTATTTTTATATTTTATATTTATATAGGGAAACGAATAAACAACAAGATGAAGATGATTATGCCAGAACGTCTGCAAAAACATATTCTCAAAAAAAAAAAATTTGTTCCACAAAGACCTATTATTAAAAAGATTAATAATCCTCCACCACCCAAGTACGACTACTACTTGTCCATTCTGTGCACATTCAAGAATGAGGCCATGAATATTGGTGTGTGGGTGGAACACTACCTCTGGATGGGGGTGGATCATTTCTTCCTGATTGACAATGGTTCGGATGACAATTCCAGAGAGATCCTCCAGCCTTACGTGGATAAGGGTGTTGTTTCTGTTTTCTATATGCCAAAAAAATACCAACAAACCCAACACTATCGGCACGTATACAAGCACCACATAAAAAATAACAGCAAGTGGGTGATTATGGCCGATTCGGATGAGTTCTGGTACGTGAAAGATTCCACCATAAAAGACACACTACCCAAATACGAAAAGTATAATGTCATAATGTCCCAATGGAGGAATTTTGGGACGGATGGGCACATCGAACACCCAAAAGACATAAGAACGGCAATTGTTCATCGTAAGGAAAAACTTGAATGCACAAAATGTATATTTCAATCTAAAAATACCAACCCTCAACAAGTAAGCATCCATAGAATCGACGGAGAGACAAATATCTTTAAAGCAAACAATGTATTTAGAATAAATCATTATCCAATTCAATCAGAAGAATATTTTAAAAATGTGAAAATGGTAAGAAGATCTGCGGCATCTGTTATAAAATCCACTACTAAAATCAGACACGATATGAAATATTTTAATCATTATAATTCAGATACAAATGTGCTGGATACAGACCTTAAAGACATGATTGAAAAATATGAAACAGAAAAATCCACAAATCAGTCGTAGTTTAAAAGGATGATGAATTATTATAAAAATTTTAGTCATCAATCATGTTTTTATGACGGGGTGTGTGCACCACCATTTCCTTTTTTCCCCAGGTTGTCAAGGTAGTCCGTTCGGGATCGGTAGATGGTTTATCCTTCCCCATGTTCTTAATCCATTTTACTGGTGATTTATTGTGGATTGCCTATGGTGTCATGATTAAGGATGTTATTATTATATCATTTGAAACATTTGCGTCAGTCTTCAACTTTATCATCTTGATTTACTTTTTGAAAAAATATTATCGTTGCGAATAATTAATAAATAAAATTTATTTATTAATATTAATTACTCTTTTATAAAATGGACCTTGTAAAAATGACAAATTTGCGGGTTGCCCCCGTATGCCAGCAGGGGGGAACACAAACCATGCAACAAGCCATTTACCTGACACACAATAACCCCTGTGGTGCCAATCAACTCATTTTCCAGGAAATGGGTCTCACCCAAATCCGTTATATTGATCTAAAGAATTATCTGGACCAGATTTTATCAAACCCAGAGGTGCGGGCATTGTTTGAACAGGTCCAGATCGATGGCACCGAATACATCAACAACCCAGACACCGAACCCATTTTATTAAAGTACCTGAATTCTTTATCACTATGGGCTCAATCTGGGTATTATAACCTCCCAATCCCCGAAACTAATTTTCCTGGGTATCGTTTAAAATTCTCAGTATATGACGCATCTGGGAATGCGATTTTTGATTCATTCTTTCCATCACTTGTCATTACATACGAAATTAGTCCTGGTATTTATGCCCTAGAAGGTGTTCCTCTTACCACCCCCAATCCTTATTTTCAATCTGGCACGACTCTATATAAATTAGCCATCCAAAGAAATCTTTTAGCATATATTGATATTGTAAACTATTACCCCATTGGCATTAATACAGTGTTTTCCGATTTTATGATCAACCAGGTCATGTTCCCCGAAACCATTATGGCAACCGCATCCTTATTGATTGACACCGCCAATGCCCGCGCATTTGGCATCCCCAAGTATGGTTTCTCCGCCAGAAGCAACCAGAATTGGTTTGGTGGGATTGGGTATCATTGTGCCCATTTTATCGAAATCCGGACAACCCCTGACGAGAATGGACAAACAACGCTCATTGAAACATTGTTTGCTCGTTTGAGCCTTGAAGAAGACACGATATTTTTATCATCTCCCTCACCTTTTCCTACTACTTTAGGTGTTCAATCACAATTCAAAAATACATTATCGTAAACAAAATATTTTTAATGCCCTTTAAATAAATAATGGACACATTAAAAATACAAGATAAATTCAGGATAGGTCCAACACTGCAACAAGGGGGCACACAAACCATCCAACAATCTATTTACCTGACCCACAATAACCCTTGTGGTGCCAACCAACTCATCTTCCAAACAATGGGGTTGACCCAAATCCGTTATATTGATCTAAAGAATTATCTGGACCAGATTCTGGCTTCTCCACAGATGCGATCCTATTTCGAACAGGTTCGTATCAAGGGCACAGAATATATCAACAATCCAGATAATCCACAATACCTTCTAAGGTACCTACAGGCATTGGGGGAATGGGCTTATGCGGGTTTCAATAATTTGCCGGTGCCTCCTGATTATTATCCAGGTTATTATTTTAAGTTTTCGGTGTACGACGCGTCTGGGTGTGCGATCTGGGATTCTGATTTTCCATTCCTGACAATAACACAAGAAGTGGGTGGTGTTGTGTATTACAATCAGGTACAACTAGAGGCAAACCCCTTTTTCGCAGCATACATCAATCTCTACAAATTATCAAACGCCTACCCCGCCATTGCTTACATACGGACAAACGGATACCCATACGGTCGTGCTGTGCTTGATTCGGATTTTTGTTTAAACCAATTGGGGCTCCCTGAATCCATCATGACCACGTCCTCGTTGCTGATTGATTCTGCCAATACACGCACATTTGGTATTCCTAGATATGGATTCTCGGCAAGGAGCAACCAGAACGTATTTGGTGGTATTGGATACCACTGTTCGCATTTTATGGATATCCGCACGACACCCGATGAGGATGGTCAAACAACATTAATCGAGTCCATTTTTGCCAGATTGAGTCTGCAGGAAGACACCCTTTTTACAAGTAGTACAAGTAGTATTGGGGATTTACAACAAAAAATTATTAATAAATTTACCAAACATAAATAATGGATAGTTCAGCTCGTATTTTAAGGGATCTGCGTATCAGCCCCACCGTCCAACAAGGGGGCACACAAACCATCCAACAATCCATTTATCTGGCACACGACAATCCGTGTGGTGCCAATCTCCTCATCTTCCAGGAAATGGGATTGACCCAAATTCGGTATATTGACCTAAAGAATTATCTGGATGAAACACTGGGGGCAGAACAGATGAGGTTGTTGTTTGAAGAAGTAAGAGTGGCAGGCACCGATTTTATCAATAATCCATTGGACGAACAGAAACAGAACAAGTACTTGTACAAATTAGGTGAATGGGCATACTTTGGATTGGCGAACCTCCCTGTGCCAATCCTTGAATATCCTGGTTATCGTATTAAATTTTCTGTGTACGACACGTCGGGGTGTTTGATATGGGATTCCAATTTCCCATTCCTCCAGATCATGTCAGAAACAGCGGGAATTTATTATCGTAATTTCTTACCGCTTGTCTCAACTCCACCCTTGCCATCATCAACCTCTCTCTACAAGTTATGCAACACCTATCAACTGATGCCCTATCTGGATCGGACCAATGGATATGTCAATGCTACGCTCTTTTCCGATTTTGTGGTCAATCAATTAACCCTCCCTGAATCCATCATGGCCGTTGCCTCATTGTTGGTGGATTCCGCCAATACACGCACTTTTGGGATCCCCACATATGGGTTTTCTGCCAGGAGCAATGCCAATGGGATTGGGATTGGTGGGATTGGGTACCATTGTTCGCAATTCATCAATATACGGACAACACCCGACGAGCAGGGGAATACCACGCTTATCGAATCGATCTTTGCGCGATTGAGTATCGAGGAAGACACCCTATTTGTAGGGACAGTCCCTCATACAACATTATACACCGAAGAAATCCGGTTAAGATACAAGGAAATCTTTGAAAAGATTGAACAGAAAAAGGCACAATTACAGAACGAAAACAACAATGGGTCTGAATCGGGCATATTGGAAGAATTCATCACGAAAAACCATACTGGCATCTTTGCTCGTTCTGCCGCAATACAACGCGTTCTTTCACAAATGATTTAAAGACGACTTAAAAATTTTATTACTTTTATACTGGCTTAAAAGGGTATCAGTAATAAAATAAAGAAATTATGACGATTCAAGCGTTTGGGGTCGACCTTGGAACGACCAACTCGTGCAGTGCTGTTTTTGAGAACAACAAGGTGGAAGTCATTGCGCACACGACGACCGGCAACCGCACGGTCCCCAGTTGGGTGTCATTCAATCCAGAGACAGGCGAGAGAATGGTTGGCGACGCCGCCAAGAACCAGGTTGTTTCCAACCCTAAAAACACTATTTTTGATGCGAAACGATTCATCGGCAGGACGTGGGACGATCCGGTGGTCCAGAAAAACAAATCCCACCTGACTTGTAATCTGGTGGAGAAGAACAACAAACCCCATTTTGAAGTAGAAATCAAAGGGGAGAAAAAATTATTCACCCCCGAGGAGATTTCGTCCATGGTGATGGGGGAGATGAAGGCCATCACCGAGGCGTACCTGGGCTATGAATTGAAGAAGGTTGTCGTGACCGTTCCTGCCTATTTCAACGATTCCCAGAGACAGGGCACCAAGGATGCGTGTGCGATTGCCGGACTGGAGGTCCTGCGCCTTATCCAGGAACCCACTGCGGCATCCATCGCCTATGGGCTGGACAAGATGAAGGAAGGAGAAGAGAAGAATATTATCGTGTTTGATTGCGGAGGTAAACATTGTGCCACTGCCTCCTGTGGTGTAAGCCCACCAGTTTTCTAAACCAGTAGAAAACTGAACCTGGAAAATTGCTGGAAACTTCTAAAGCTTTCTTTACCACAACGTGATCTGCGAAGATGAGCGTGAAGGTTTGAAAAAAAGAAAGATGCTACAATGGACAATCAGCAGCCGAGCGCGGTCATTTAAGGAATCTTATTGCTTGAATGATTAACCTTGAAAAAGGGCGAAGGTTCAACGACTAGGTGGAGTAGCCTACGGCAAGAAGCTATGGTAAAACACCCACGATAACCAGGCCTATTTCTTCTAAAGAAATAGTGAAGATATAGTCTGACCTCATGTGAAAGCATGAGAAGCAGTGTTTAAACGGCATTGCGATAACAAAAATTGGGCACACACGATGTTTCATTACTCAATATTTCTGATGGTATTTTTGAAGTGGTGGCCACTTCAGGCGACAGCAATCTGGGCGGAGAAGACATTGATGTCCGGATGGTGGAGCATTGCGCCAAGGAATTCAAGAAGAAGACAGGGCTGGACCTGGAAGGAAAGACAAGGCCATTGAGGCGGATCCAGAATGCTTGCGAGAGGGCCAAGAGGACACTCTCGTCCGCTTCCACAGCCACCATTGAGATTGATTCCTTGTATGAAGGGCATGATTTCAATCTGGTCATTACTCGGGCCAAATTTGAGGACCTGGCTGCCGATATCTTCAGGCGGACCATGGATCCAGTTTACAAGGTGCTGGCGGACGGCAAGATTGGCAAGGCGCAGATTGATGAGGTGGTATTGGTGGGGGGCACCACACGTATCCCAAAAATCCAGAGTATGTTGAAGGATTATTTCGGGAAGGATCCTTGCACTGGCATCAATCCCGATGAAAGTGTGGCTTATGGTGGTGCCATTCAGGCGGCCATTTTGTCAGGTGTCCAATCCGATAAAACAGACAATATTGTCTTGTTGGATGTCTGCCCCCTTTCTTTGGGGATTGAGACGGCTGGCGAGATGATGACCGTATTGATTCCACGGAACACCACCATCCCAGCCAAGAAAACACAGACCTTTTCAACCTTTTCAGACAACCAACCATCGGCCACCATCAAGATCCTGGAGGGAGAGCGTGCTCGTTCTGCTGATAATCATGTGCTGGGGACATTCCAATTGGAGGGCATCCCACCCGCACCAAGGGGTGTCCCCAAGATCAATGTGACGTATGACCTCAGCGCGGACGGGATCCTGGAGGTCAGTGCGGAGGTGGAAGGGAAGGATTCTTCCAAGAAGAGCTTGACCATCACGAATGATAAGAAGAACCTGAGTGAAGAAGAGATCAAGAGGATGATTGATGAGGCCGAACAGTTCAAGGAACAGGACAAGAAATTCAAGGAGCAGGTGGAAGCCAAGAACCTTTACGAATCGGTCCTCTACCAAGTCAAGAGCCAGCAGAACCTTCCAGAAGAGGCCAAGGCAAAAGTGGAAGAAGAAATCAAATGGTTGGATGAGCATCCAAATGAAGATGCGGAAGTTTACAATGAACGCCGGACGAAAATCATGGAGTCATTGAAACCACCAGAGACACCTTCACAAGAAGATGGCAATTCAACCCCACCAGAAGAGAAGATGGACGAACCAAAAATAGAAGAAGTTGACTAGCAACAAAAAAATAATAAATTAAAAAAATTGTATAAAGAAAAGATGAACCGTTGGATCAAGCACGCCATGGCTTACGCCAAGAAGAACAAAGTTTCGTACCACGATGCCCTTACCTTGTCCCGTCCCTCCTACCACAAGGAGTCCAAGACCCGTCCCGGTCAATTGGATTTCACAACCAAAAAGACCTCCAAGGTGTTCCACGAGAAGGGGCACTGGGTTTCCAAGGGCCGCAAGCCCTACAGCAAATAGATAGATGACACAATATTTTTATTTAAAACCATATGGGAATGTGTAATAAATAAAAATGGAGACTATTGCGTCGCATTACATGCACCATATGAGCGTTGTTTCGGACATACACGAGCATCTTCCAAAGCTGCTTGAATTATCGGTGAAATGCGAGACCATCGCCGAGGTAGGCGTTCGTTATGCGGTTTCCACATGGGCATTCCTGTATGGGCTGTGCCTGAACCAGAAAACACAAAAGAAACTGGTGTGCCTGGATATTGTCCCACCCAGTTGCCTACAGGACATCCATAAATTGTGCGTTTCGTGTGGAATCGAATTTGATTTTTATCAGGGGAACAGTGCGACAACGGCATTACCAACAGTCGATATGATGTTTATTGACACGTGGCACGTTTATGCCCACTTGATCCGGGAACTGGAATTCCACCATTGCCGGGTCAAGAAATACATTGTGCTCCACGACACCGAGGTTGACAAGATCATGGGGGAGAGCGTGCGTGAAAAACACGACATCCACAAGGAAAGCCAGGAGTATGGCTACCCAGCCCACGAAATCATGATGGGTCTTTCCTTTGCGATTGATGAATTCCTGGAACGGCACCCCGAATGGCGGTTCAAGAAACATTACCCCAACAATAATGGGCTGACCATCCTAGAGAGAGTTGAAGAACGAACAACCTATAGCGCAACACATTAGATTAGATTAAATTAAATATTTTCAAAAAAATATTTAAATCACTACAGTTTTTTTTTACTTTTTGTTTGAAAAGAAACAATAGATTTTGTACAAACATAAAACCAGAATAATAAAGTACACTACCAACAAGGATGCTGGGACTGCCATGGAGGGTTTCTGGAACTGGATGGATTTCTTGTCCTTCCCGACATAAATTTCAAGGTGGTCGCCCACCTGGACGTGCTGGTTAAGGAGTTCTTTTACACTATATTCTTTTTCATCCACATTGTAGACGATCTCAACAAAAGAAACAATGGGTGTGTATTGAGAAAAATAAATGGTCTTGACAATTCCCTCATTCTTGTTGTATTGTGATTGTAGGATCTGTTCATAAAAACGAGGGACAATCAAAACACCAAAGAACAAAAGGAGAAGCAAAAGCATAATGGTGTGTTGTTGGGCATATTCTAGACAACGGGGATTGACTTTTTCTTCTTTCTTGCTTGACATGTTTTATTGTAAATAAAAAAAAAAATCTTCTTTTCGTATAGAAAGAGACGATCTAAATGAAAAAAATATCATCAGTTCCTTCTTTCCAGGATGATTCATCTAAAAAGTTTTTTAAATTAATGGGCAATGCGATCCTCTTGGCTTCGATTCAAGCGTCGATTGGTTCTGTAGAAATGTCAAGCAAGTTTTCAGTCGTGAATTTCTCTAAAGACCAGAGCACTTTACAGGGGGCCGCGGATGCCCTTACTGGCTATCTGTTCATTGGGACAATCTGGATGATTGGGAGCATCCTGATCAATTATGGGCAGTATGGTTGGTCGGGTCTTGTGGCCAGCTTGGCTGCTAATCTTGTCATCATGGGGTGGATCGTGCTGAGTTATATCCAGGCATTCAACATTGCGGTCAAGCGGTACAAGCTCAAGTTCCCCAAGATCATGCGGTTGAAATTTGATTAATGAATATATCAAATTTATAAAATATTGATATTACAACGTTGATACACTATTTAAAAAAACAATTATTTAGAAGAAATATGGACATTATTACGAATTGTCGAATATGTAAATCCACAGATTTAAAGGATGTAATTGACCTTGGCGAACAATATATAACATCCCGTTTCCCTGAAAAAAATGACTTTTCCACACCCAAATGCCCAATAACTCTTTGTTTGTGTGGTGAATGTGGTTTGTTGCAATTGAGACAGACCACCCACTCCTCAGAACTTTACGAACACGAGTACGGCTATCGTTCTGGTATCAGCAACACCATGAAAACCCATTTAAAGACGTACCACGAAGAATTGATGGGAAAGGTGCTGGATTGGAAAGAGGGGGATATTGTGCTGGATATTGGGAGCAATGATTCAACATTTTTGAAATTCTACCCAAAAGAACTGGTGCGGGTGGGGATTGACCCCACTGGGAAACAATTCTCCCATTTTTACACGGATGAGGTATTGATCCCCGATTATTTTTCCAGTGAGATTTTTCATAACAAATTCCCAGATAAAAAATGCAAGATTGTATCTTCCATCGCCATGTTTTACGACCTTCCAGACCCAGTCCAGTTCGCAAGAGATATCGAAGGCATCCTGGAAGATGATGGGGTATGGACGTGCGAACAGAGCTATTTGTTGAACATGCTGGATGCCAACAGCATCGACACCATCTGCCACGAGCACCTTGAGTATTACACCCTTTCCCAGATCAAAGAGATTGCGGATCGCTCCAGATTAAAAATCATTGATGTGAAATTCAATTCGTCGAATGGTGGGAGTTTCAGGATTTATTTGGCGAAACAATCATCCACAAAACACCAAGAATGCCAAGAATTGATCCAGTCCATCCTCATCAAGGAAGAGATGTATTCTTTAAAAGACCCACAGACATACCAACATTTCTACCAGAGGTGTGCGGATGAGGCAAGCCGTTTGAAAATGCTGATCAACACCATCAATGAAAATGGGAAAAGAATATGGATCTATGGGGCGTCCACCAAGGGGAATTGCACCCTCCAGTTTGCCAAAATTACAAAAGATGACATCCCCTATGCGGTAGAAAGGAATCCCAATAAATTTGGAAAAATGACACCCACTGGCACAGAAATCATCAGTGAAGAAGAGATGAGGAAAAATCCACCCGAATACCTCCTTGTCCTGCCGTGGCATTTCAAGAAGGAAATTATTGAACGAGAAAATATTTTTCTAGAGAATGGGGGGTCTCTTGTGTTTCCATTCCCCCATCTCGACGTCTTCTCCCTCCACCCAAAGCTTCTGCTGACGGGTTGCGATGGACATATTGCCTCTTATTTTCTTGATCATTACAAACATTTCTACAACATATTTGGTGTGGGTCATTCCAGGAACCACGACAACCCACACAATATCACCAAGTTTTTTGCGAGTGGCGACAACAAACTCCTGGAAGATTTTATCATGACCATCAACCCCCAGTACATTGTCCATCTTGCGGGAATTTCCAATCCTCAAACAGCCCTTGAAAATCCAATCGACACCCTTGACACAAATGGTCGCATGATTACGGTCATTTGTGATTGTGTCTACCGGAATAATTTGGCGACAAAAATTTTCAATGCGTCAAGCAGTGAGATATTCAAGGGTCATGGTGATTACACGATCCACGAAGAAGATACTCATTATCGACACCTCCACCCTTACTCCATATCGAAAATCATGGGCCATTCATTTATCGATTTTTATCGTGAAAAACACAAATGCCCTTTTTATAATGGCATTATATTCACAACGGAATCCTGTCGCAAATCAACGGATTTCTTGTTGAACAAGGTTGCCCACCATTCGCACCAATGGATCAAGAACAAGACCCCCATCCAGATTGGGAACCTGGCCTCAATGAGGAACATTATCCACGCGTCGGATGTCGCCCACGCGATCCATTGTATCCTGATTTGTGGAGAAGAAAACTATGTTATTTGCCACGACCAGAGCTATTTGATGGAAGAACTTGTCATGGGAATCTACAAGAGGGTGGGTATTGAACTCGTAAAGAAGGAAAATTATTATGTCAATAAAGACACGGATGAGATTGTCCTTGTCGTTGATGAAAGAAACAAGAGGAACGAAAAATCAAACAATATTCAGGGGGACAATTCGCGTCTAAAAAAACTGGGGTGGAATCCATCAATGACCATCGATGGTTTGCTGGACGAGATCAGCCATTACCACAAGACATTATAAAAACGACACCAATCTATAAAATAAAATTTTATAGATAAAAATGAAGATTGAAGTATCGGATGGTGAAATTGCGGACAAGCATTCTATTTTATGCCTAAAACTGGAAAGGATTCCCGACAAACAGAAAAGGATTGAGATCTTGCGTGAAAAAGAAATCCTTCACGACTACACCCTATCCTTGATTGTCAAATGGCCCATGTACTACAAACTCTTGTGCCACGTGAATAAAATAATCTGGGACAGGACAAATGAGATCAAGGCGATTTGTGTGCTTGATGATCCAGTGGGGTTTGCCCATTTGGCTTCTGGAATCTTTTCGTATAATGACAAGCGATTCCGGTTAAAACGTATTTTTAATACGGAATCCAACATCAAGGAACAGAAAAGTTATGGGGCCAAAACAATCAGTATCATGGTTCCCAATCACTCGTTTCTTTTGGAAAACTTGGGTAAAATAATCTGCATGGTCCTTGATTACGACCATATCCAAGTGGCCACAAACGATCATTGTATTATGAGAACCCTTTTGGAATACATCCCAAGCTGTTGTATCTCGTGTGCTGTTGGCGCAGAAACAATCCTCGACGATATACCAAGCACCCAGGATCAGGACGCACTCTCGATGATTAATTGTTTTATAAAACAAGCTTACAGAATTGGGAAACAAGAGGGCTGAGTGTTTCTGTTGATTTTTTCATGGTCCATCGTTTCCGTGGATCAGGATTGATCATGTTCCTGATCAAAAAGGTCATTTTTTTATTGAATTGAGAATCATACAGAGTCGCATAAGCTGTCACCAGATATACCTGTGTTAGTACCATACCCATCGCAAAAACATCGGTTTTGGGGGCAATGCTTTTAAGGAATTTTTCTCCTTTTGTCTTGAATTCGTGCTGTAAATCTCTGTTTGCCTTGTTCAAAAGTTTCATATAATTGCTCTGTATCTTCAAAAGAGAAAAGATGTAGATATTATTGGCGTAATCTGTGGCAAAATCATCATCATTGAATTTATAACCGTATTTATAATGAGCATAACTCTTGTATTCGGGTGGGTGGTTGGTGTTATCCCCAGAAAACCACGCACTGTTTTCTTCTGAATAGACATCACTGAAGGGTTCGGTTGTCCCCCAGTCAATCAAAAAGAGTTTGAAGGGTTTTGTATTGTAGAGAATATTTTTGGTCTTGATATCGTGATGGACCCACCCTTTATTGTGGAGAACGGTCAAACCTTTCATAATATTCTTTATATTTTTCAGTATCCTACAGAATAATTTGATGTTGTTTTTCCCCGAATTTTCTGTCAATAAAACACCTAGGTCATCATCACGGAATGGGCGGATCTCACTGTACATTTTATTGGGTCTCTCATAGATGGCAAGGAGGGGGCTCGTCATTTTATTCTTTTTATCAAAAACGGTGCGGGCATACTGTCCTTTGGAGATCTCTGTAAAAGTCTCATTGGTTAAACGCTGGATATAATCATCGTTGCCTCGATATTTATCATCAATTATTTTATTCTTACGAGGAGGATTCCAAACTTTACTATAACCACCACGACCAATCAACATTTTTTATTAAAGGTTTCTTATTTTTTTTTTACACCACAATTATACCCGAAAATAAAAAGAATAAATGAGATGGAAACAAAACTGGAAACAAACATAATCACCATTGTTAAAACATATTTTTTCCATTTCTCGATCGATTGTTGATCAATATATTCATCGACAAAATCCGTCAATATCATGTAGGAAGTAATGATTATGGCCGATAATACGGCTTCCTGGAAACAGAAATGAAGGGGTTTTTTCATATCAAGCAATAAGAATGGCTTGTTCATTTTTATTTTATCTTTCAAAAAAAAAATGAAAATAATACCCATCTTCTCTTTTTATTAAACAAAATGAATGATGCGACAACCCACAATAAATGGAATATCATCAAGTTCGTAGGATGCCCATTGCCCACCCTTTCCACATTCCAGAAGGAGATCATCCGGAAACAATTGAACGAGAGATATTGTTCCACATGTGGCGAATATATTTACAATCCATTCCGTAAAAGAAAAATAAAACATTATCATTTGTTGCGCAATCACCACAAATTCACACCCCTTATACAAAAAAGATTACTAATACATCCTCGCCACCAATTAGTGGAATGGACACGCCATTTTCCAAATGTCATGAAACTCATTGTCTCGGGTGCCGATTTGTATTTTTATAACAAGTATAAACCCCAATTTGTGCGCCGCATACCATCAGTCCGGATGTGGTCGATTGAGGAATGGAACAATTTATGCCCATCTTCTTTTTACATCTGGAAGGATGATTTTCTTCAACGGATAAATACAGATCGCCTAAAAAGCGTTGATTATTTGTGGGTTCCCGACCTTGTCTTTTGATGCTCACATCCATACCTGAGAATTATTAGGCGTTCCTCCGAAATGGGGGGTGTTGGCGAATGCCAGGGCTTCATTGGTCTCCTCGAGTTTGCATTTGCACATTCTGGGAAAATCGTCAAAATCCCAGTTTTGATACCTCCAATTTTCCCTCTGGTTCAGGCACATCAACAAGAGAATCATCATCAACAATGGGATTATAAATTTTATCATTTTATTATGTAAAAAAAGTTTGTTTTCAAAATATAAAAAGACAATGATGACCGTTCTCTTGTTTTTGGCTGTTTTGTTAATGATTGTGGCCGTGTGGCTACAGTGTCCTTCCTGTGAAAAATATTCTCCCGTGACCGGATTCTCTTATGCGGATGGGTGTGATAAGATGCCCGTCCCAGAAAACATCAGGACAAGCAGTAAATCACCACCCTTTTATAACCTGAATGCCGTTCGTTCTCCATTGTGTGCCTACAGGAACTTCACCTTCCCCCCACCCATGGGGTACACTCCTATTAAAGAAGCCCCCGCTAGTTTTGACATTTATCAGTACTGGTTCAAGGATGCTGTTCTTTCCCACCCCCAGACCGCCTACCTTGTATAGAAATTATTTAATAACTATTGTTTTCAAAAATTCTTTTTTTTTTTGAAAATCTTTTTATACATTACTACTTACTCTTTAATCTCCTTAATCGTTGTGCGAATTGTTTATCGGACATGACATAAGAACTACTCCTTGTTCCTGGAGTATGTTCGGGGACACGTGGGGAGGATGCCAGAGTTTTTGCTGTATGGTATAGATCAATGCTCTGTTGTACTGTTCGCGGAGTAGCTGTGCGTGGAGTTTTTGGGGGTTTGTTCAACTTCTTTATATGTTGCGTGTCCCTCTGTAATACTGATTCGATTTCATTGGTTGATTTAGTAATGTTTTTCTGGATTATTTGGTTGAATTTTTGTCGGTTGATCTTGCCCTTGAATTCATTCTTGTTTGAAAGGGTTTGAATATAGACAGAAAACGGATGGTCCTTGTGGAGGGAATCAACATTCTGTTGCGACACTTGTGGGGCACGAAGTCGAAAATGAAATAAAGAGGATGATTTGATTTCATTCTTAATGTCCTGATTGATGTTTCTCAAAAGATCCCTAATAAGTTTTTTCGTTCTGTACTCATCGTGATAATATGCTCTATTCAGGGTTTTTTTGAATTTATCAAACTTCTGGTCCATTTATTTAAATAATATTTTTTTTTGTCCAGAATTATTTCAAGGGTATTGGTACCATTTGACGGCTGGTTGGATCTTCTTCTCACACGGGCTGTAGCCGTATTCCTTGATTGTCTGGTTGACCACCTGCTGGCAGAATTTGCCACAAGGAGAAGAATACATGTCCTTGTTTGGATTGTCCCTAAACTGGGGTTGAGAATAACAGAAATTGAGGCAAGCATTCCTCACCTGGTTGATTGTGGTGACCTGGCTTTTATAAGGACAACGCTTGACGTCCTTGACACAATACATGACTTATTTCTTTACAAAAAGAAATAATTAATTAATTTTTTATTCAAATTCAATGTGAGAATTAATAGTAAAGGATTGGAAAAGACGGGGGAGATCGATACGGCAATTGTTTTTGAAACAGAATTCCAATAGTTTATGGCTGTCGGGAGTCCCACAATAGCGCACGGCATCAATCATCTCTTGTGTGATCTGTTGGTCATCCTTGAAAATCTCACGAACCCGTTGGTAGGGAAAATTTGTCATGTCCAGTGCTGGGTTATTGATCCTGATCTGTTCGATGGACCCATATTTCTTCAGCAACCGGAACGATTTTTCTGGGCCAATCTTGTAGAGGTTATTGTTGTAATCTGTGCCGCACATGATGCAAAAGTCCAGGAACTGTTCCTCCGTCATGTCCAATCTTGACAGCATGTCCTCGTATTCAATCTCCACGAATGTCTGGTGATTTATATTCAGTTTGTGGAGGAATCTGGGTGCTTTATAATTCAGCACGTCCGTGTCCTCAGACAAAACAGCATCCACAAGGCCCATCCTACAGAGCATCGCACACGTTGCCTCTGCCTCACCCGTTGCCATCAAGTATGGAATGTCCATAATATCAAATAATGTTCTTGTCAGTTCAAAATCCTCTGTCCTTATTGACAAGAGTGTGTTCAACATGTGGTCCAAAGCATTATCAATTGATACAATGCTGTAGGCATCGTATCCAGCATAATTTTTGTTGATAAATTCACATAATTCGGGTGTCATTTTTTCTTTTTCCAGTGGTATAATCCCATTCAATCCAAAACATTCATGGTTGTCCTTGAACAGCTCTTTATAGGTTTCCCACGAAGCGCATATGAGATCGGCCTTTTCTTTGGTTTTGATACGGGCCATTGTGCGCATTTTTCGTTCTTCTTCTTTTTCGATGGGGGCTTTTGTGTCGTAAACAAACACTGGGTGGATTTCGTTTTCTCGCAAGATTGACACCAGTTGTAAAAAAGCATCCAACCATTGTCTCCCATATGTTGTCTTGAATCGGCACATGAAAATTGAAGTATCAATTGCCAGTTTCTTGTAGGCATATTTTGATAAATGGATTTCAGTGTAGATTAATGGACATGCTTTTCTTAAGAAATGATGCAAATTTTTAATCCCCATATTGTTTCTATTAAAAGAGATTTAATTATTTAGATGAGGTTGTGTGAAAAAAAATATTTATAAAACAAAAAATAAATAAAAAAATGCGGTCAGTTGTTTCAAGATGGAAATGTTGTAGCTAACAGAATAACAATACTTTATCAATCCTCCAAGACATTTTCATCTTGTTGAATGCGGACATGAAGTGAGCATGTCCGCGTAGGTGCTTTTGTGCCCCTTGATCCGCTCGGCAAAGGGTTTGTTTGTGATGGCCTTAACACCCTTGTTTCGCATGAAAATACGCCCAAATTCCCATTCAAAACGAAGGGGCCACAAATGGGGGTGTTCCAGGAAATAGAAATCGTTGGCGTGCCTCTGGAAAAAGGATAAACGATTGATGCTTGGTCGCAGACTGAAGAGTGGCCAGTTTTCGAGTGTTATTGTTTCCATCATTTCATAAATATCCTTTTCGTGATTGGAGTGGGGTGGTATGAGGATCGTAATGTCGTCCATCGGGATTGTCTGTTTTGGTGGCATTTTTTTCCAGTCGTTCGTTACCTGGAGTTGTGATACCTGGGGGGATTTGTCCATAATACGGACAAGATCTGGGAGCAGTGGTCTCGAACACTCCCACGTGTCTTCCCAGTGGATCCAGTATTTTTTACCAGAATGCAACAAATAATCACGAACCAGTATGTTTAACGAGCGTGCCTGCCCATTATCTTCTTGGGATTTTTGTATAAATTTGACTTTTGGATAATTCTTCTTCATAAAATCAACATAAAAAAGATAATCATCGTCCCATTCATTAATGACAATGATTTCTTGACCCGTCGCAACCAAACCATCCAGAATCCTGGGTATGTTGTGGATCCTGTCTTCAAACCCCATAAAGGTGGTCATTGTGATAATACACGACGAAGGATTATAGTGTTCCAGTTGTTTCCGCATAAAAACCAAGATGAACAATAAGATAATCAACAGACACAGAATAAGGATGACCATTTATTCTCTTGAAGATTATTTTTTTGTTTAAGTATTTATCATTTATATATACAAATGATAAAGCTCGTACGAGATTTTTATGTCAATGGGGATGATGAACAGGTATTCGATAAACTCCAGAAGCACCTGCCAGAATATCTGGACAATCATCACCCAGAAGACGATTACAAAGTAATAGATGAAATAGTGGATAATCATCGGCTCTACAGGAAATCTCTCTTGAAACGAAATTCTTTTTTAAAGGAATTACCCAATATGGTTTTAAAGACACTGCCCAAGGAATTTATTGAGAGTGTGCGCCATATAACCGAAGAAACTGTATTTGACAGAAAGGATAAGAAACTCAACTTTTTTATAATCTCTGATAATATCTACCAAATCACCGGATCCACCCGCTTCATCCCCATTACAAAGGACAAGTGCAAAGTCATTACCTCAATCCATTTTTCACTGCTGGATGCCGAAAAATACTTTCCCAACAAGACTGTATCAAAAATGTTGATCCCCATCCTGAAGGCCAAGATCCCCGAAATGTTCATCACAAACCAGAACCTATTCTACAATGAGATTGCCAACAAATACAAATTATAGATAGAACGTATGTATTGATTTATTATTGGTGTAAAATAATAAATCTTTCTGGTTATGTCTAATAAAAAAAGCGTTTCGGGAGAGAACAAACAGACGACAACATCTTCCTGACAGAGGGCCGATTGATGGGGTCAACGTCCAGACACTGGATAATCATTCTCCTTATGATGGATGGTGTGCGAAAAGTAAAATAGATCCATTCCTCACGAGAGGAATTGTGTTCAATAAAATCAAGGGGGGTTGATACAATGGTGCTTGTTCTCCTCTGTTCCCAGATCTCATACAGGATCAACCCCAAAGACCAAATATCCATTTTATTATCATAAGGGATGTGATTCCGTAATTCGGGGGACATGTACCAATAGGTTCCAATATCAAATGTATCAAATTTTTTATTCTGGCTTTCCACCAAACTATCCAGATTCTGGTCGCTTGAACACAACATTTCGTAGTAATCTGTGTGCAATTTTGACAAACCAAAATCAGTAATCTTCAAACTGCCGTCATTCGTAATCAGCACATTGCTCGGTTTTAAATCCCGATGGATCACGGATTCTGGACGGCGCTCGTGAAGATAAATCAGGGCCAATAGGATATCAATCGTCCACCGATATTTTGTATGGTATGAAGACGCCGAGAATTTCCAACAAGAAAATAAGGAGTTGTGTCGCATCTGGAAATAGTTCAAATCCCGCATTGGAAAATATTCCAGAATAATCTGGAAAGGATCAAGGGTGACCCCCAAAATCTGGACAATGTTGGGGTGGTGCATCTTGACCAATATCACAATCTCATCCTTCAGGTGTCGTGTTAATCTTTCAATTGACTTTTCGTCTGTTTGCTGCAGGTCAAGGCGTTTTATAGCCACCAACAGACCCCTCCATTCCCCCAAATAAACAGTATAATGCATACTTTTCCCAATAATTTTTTTTTCATCACCATCTTCCTGGAAATGGACAATCCTTCTCCCCCTTGAGAGGTAATCCCCAATCGCCTTGATCCTGCTGTTTTCAATCTTTTTGAATTGTTTTGTAGTAATGTAATGAAGATCCCGTTTGTCAATAATCCAGTCATTCAGTTCCATGTCTGTATTTATTTTTGATGTTTGTTTTTTTGTTTCATTTTTCTATTTAAAGGGAAGTGATTTTTGAAAATAAAAATGAGCAACGAATACAAGATTATCCTGAATATGATTGTCAAAAACGAATCAAAAATTATAGAAAGGTGCTTGGATACTGCTCGTTGGGTGGACGGTGTCTTTATAAGCGATACGGGTTCAACAGACAACACCATAGAAATCATCAACAACTGGAAAAAACGCAACAACAAGATTGGAGCAGTCGCAACAAACACATGGAAGAATTTTGGACACAACCGGACAGAAGCCATCCTCCAGGCGAAGAAATGGTGCAAAGAAAACAATCTGGATCTCACCAAGACGTACCTTCTCTTCCTGGATGCGGACATGATGTTCCCTGGTGAGTGTCTGCGCAAAGTCATCCACGAAGCCGATGTGTGGGACATCCGCCAACAAAACCCAACGATTGTGTACGCAAATTTGCGTGCCGTGCGAGCCAGTGTTGACATCATATGCAAATGCCCCACCCACGAGTATTATGAGATCTACACGCCCAATATCGTCCGCAAGGTTTTTGAGGGTGCCGCAATCGATGATGTGGGGGATGGTGGGTGTAAGGACGACAAGGCGGAAAGGGACATCCGGATGCTGAAGGAGGCATTGACAACCGACCCCAAGAACTGCAGATACTGGTTCTATCTGGCCAATACCTTTAGGGATATCAAAGATTTTTGTAGTGCGATTATGGCATACAATAACAGGATTGATATTGGAGGGTGGTTTGAAGAAACATATTGCGCGCTGGTGTACAAGGGAGATTGCCATTATGTGCTCCAGCAATACCCAGAGGCCATAGAATCGTGGTTAAAAGCGTACAATGTCGATCCTATACGAGGGGAAGCATTGATCCGATTGTCCATCCACTTTCGCACCATTTCACAGCATCATACCGCAATGTTATTCATCAACAAGGGATTGAAATTACCCCTCCCCTTGGAACGACAATTGTTTGTAGAAAAACCCGTCCACGAATATCGGTTTTTATACGAATTGTCGGTATGTGCGTATTATGTCAATGATCACGAGAGAGGAAGGATCGCGTGCATGATGCTGCTGGAAAACCCAAATGTCCCAGAACACCTTGTCGAATCCACAAAAACCAACCTGAAATTCTACACAAAAGAAAATAAATAAATATTGTTTTATAATAAGAACATAACATTCAATGAGTAGTGTAAGGATAATGCCTTTACGATTACAAAAAAATTTGGTGAATAAAGTAGAATACGTTCCACCCCAGATAAAAAGCCCTTTTATAACAACAACCCACGAAATAGGGTTCATTATGGTCCGGTGCATCACCAACAAGCTAACCGCCCAATACTGGTATAAATCCTACCTATCCATCCGCAAATTATACCGTTTTACCCCCATTGTCATCATTGATGACAACAGCAACCAGAAATTCGTCGATACCAACCTCGAATCGACCCTATCCAACTGCCGGATCATCAAATCGGACCACCCGGCGAGTGGTGAGATTTTGGGTTATTTTTATTACTTGAAATACAAATGGTTCAAAAAGGCAATCATCATACACGATTCGGTATTTATCCAGAATAAAATAAATTTTGATTCTTGTAAAAATGTCAAGTTCCTGTGGCAGATTGACACCAAGGCATATGATAATGTGAGTTTGGAGACTAAATTACTGAAAAAACTTGGTGGGCCATACCTAAAATTTTATGAACAGAAAAATTGGAAAGGATGTTTTGGTGTCATGTCTGTTATCGAACACGATTTCTTACGAAAATTGTCGCCCATTTTTAAACTAGTGGATAGTATAAAAACCCGTTTTGACAGGATGTGTATGGAAAGGATTTTTGCGGTTGCGTGTTTTTATCATTACCCAGAATTAATGTCCGACACGTCCATCATGGGCAGCATCCACTCTTTCCCCCTGGGATGGGGATACCATTACAGACAATTCGAAAAAGACACCAAAATCAGGCGGAATTTCCCACCACTTGTCAAGGTGTGGACTGGTCGATGAAATGCCTATTTTTTAGTGAGATTGGGCGCAATCTCGGAATTGTAGAAAGAAGAGATATCGACACAGGAAGTATAACCAGATCCTCTGATGGAACTCTTGTGGTATACTTCCTTTGCCCCCAGGATTTCAAGCAATTCTCGGTATTGTTTTGCGTGGAATTCTCCAACATAAACAATAGAGTTTTCGGCATAAGAATCATCCGCAAATTTCCTCAGCATCCTGGCGGACAGGTACATGTCCATAAACACAGAAATAACATAAAGGATGTGGAGAGAAATATTTTCAACAAATGATTTGATACAATTCTCTGAAACATACTCCACCGAAGAAAGTGCCTTCATCTCTTTCCCATATGTGTTTTCAAACTTGATGAATTTTTTACGGGCACTTGTTATGCTGCGGTCATAAGAAGAATGAGACCATTTTGTGAGTTTCCTCCGGACAACATTCGATGGGATATGTTTTATCTGTTTATGTATTTTCGTCTCGTCAATAATATAGGCAGAAAGTTTTGTGTGGTACTCTTTGCTGTTCTTATCAAACAGGAACTTCTTGACAAATGAAACAAGATCCATAAGGGCGTAGTTTGCCATTGGGATCCTATCCTGGTATGTATAAGATAATCCAATCTTGAACAGCTTGTCAACCATGCATTCTTTCTCACTGCTCTTTTTGATTGAATAATCCATCTGTTTCACAAAACGGACATCGCACAAATGGACCCTCGTGTTTTCAGGGCATTCGTACATTGAAAAATTGAATTTAGGGCTGCACGCGTCAAGGCGCTTCCGGATATAAGACAACGCCCTGGCATCGTCCAGATGTGTTGTCATGTACACGAGGTAATGGAGTGTGGGCAACCAGCCCAGCTTTTTATTCCCAATATAAAAAGATTCACTAAAAATATCAAGGGTCTTGTCATTCCCAATACTCCGGTGGTATTGTTCAATGAATTCTGGCAACGACAAATATTTTGTATCCTTGTCCTTGTAATCACTACAACCGATAATGTCGTGGACCTCACCTATAATGACAATCTTCCTCTCAACACCATTGATTTTCAAATCATAAACAGTAAATGATGTTGGGTCCTTTAAAATAATCGTTTTCTTCATATATTTTCTTTTATATAATAAAAGAAAAATTCAATTACAATGAATACATTCTGGAAAAAACTCCTATTGATAATTGCGGAACTCATAATTGTTTTACTGATTATTTACGATATTATCCGCATTATAAATTCAAAAGAAAAATTCAAATTATCATTCTTCTTATTGGTCCTGCTCTTGACAATCATCAGTATCCATTTGTTTTTCAATACAAGAAAAATGTTGTATAATTTGGGGTTCTGGTTTCACTGCAGGCATTAATTTTTTTTTTTACGGAGAAGAAAAAATAAAAGAAAAACAGATGGCACAAAAAAATAAAAAAATTTGTATTTTTTAACTGGGGAAGGATGAACCCATTCCAACAAGTTGTTTGATATTCTGGGGGTTTGTGAAAAAAAATCCTCGGCATCCTGTTCGCCCTTCAATATAAACTCTGTCATGCGTGTCGTCTTGTAAAACTGGAATATGCGTTTATGAGAAAATACCAGATTGTCAACGATTTCATTCAACTTGTTCAGATTAATCCTTAATTGTGTCTGTTTCCCATTATAAAAATTGGTTTTCTTTGGTTTCTGGAAAGAAATAACACACGCCTCCACAAGGTCTCGATTGGAACAGAATCTTGAAAAAACGACTGGGTGATACAACAACGAATACAAACCACACGACGACACGGATGTGTAGATATAAACACGATTATTACACGTAGAATACGCATCCTTTGGAAGGATGGATAATAATTTTCTTTTCCAGCGATTATTGGTAATGTCCTCAAACATCATTTTACAAAAATCAATCATTGTCTCCTTCTCGACATTGGAACATAATAAAACAGACATTATTGCGGAGACATCACTGCCCACATACCGAGAAATTGTAATGTCCCCAGTTTTTTCTAGTTTCTTCAGCATGTCATACAACCCCAAAATATAAATCGCATTGGGACCACCACCTTCAATGACAACATCAAAATACCGAGGAATAAATCCAGAATAATCAAAAACAGAATCCACAGAAGACACATTCACCAAACCTTTTTTGAAAAGAAAACTCATCTGAATTGATTTTTATATAAAAAAATTAAAAATCAATTTTATTCTTGGTAAAATTACTTTTTGGTTTTCTGCCATATATCACCATTCTTTGTCCATTTTGTGGTCTTTGATTGTTTGTTCAGGTCCTGGATTATTTTTTTTACCTCTTTATTCACCTTTTCACGATTGATCATGCGCTGTGTCTCTTGTTTCAATGGAAAGTGGATTCCTTTGAATTTGGGTTCTGACAGGACGTTCTGTTTAGAAAGTGGATACTTTTGTTGGAGTTCCTTCTTTCCAACCTCTGCCAGTTGGGTTGCCAATTTTCGGTTTGTGGCACGCTGTTTGTCCTGCTGTTCAAGTTCGGTTGATGTCTTTTTTTGTGTTTTTTTATTTACATTATGAGCGCTGGACTGATGCTTTCTTTTCTTGTCGCATCCGCATGCCTGGTGTGCCATGTTTATTTATTTTTTTAAATAACTTTTTAAAATTATTTATTTTTATTTGTTTTGGTCAAAACTTCTTTGGTAAGCAAATTTTCATTCTTCCACAATTCCTTGAGATCTTTCGTGTTTTCAATAAATTCCTTGTTGGTGGTGAAATTAGAGAGCCGTTTGTTGATGTTGTTCTTGTAATCATTTTCAAAATTTTCTTTAAATCTGTATTTGAATTTGGATTTTTCAAGCCCATCAAGGACGTTTGGAGGCCACACATTATGGTCAACAAGGACCGGTGCCAATTTTTTAAAGGACTCAACCGAACCATCCAGTAATCGTTTGGTTAAAAAATTTTCCTTTAACCATTTTGTGTATTCATTGTTGTCAAAGGTTTCAATAGGATATCCGTACTTTTGATGTAGGCGTTTTGCGTATTTATTCAGGGTCGGCAGGTCGATCGCGCGTGTATTGCGTTCGATTACCTGTTCGATGGCTCCTTTCATTCTGGAAAACAGTCCGGTTTCCAGTTTCTCCTTGTTGCGTTCGAGTTGTTGGAGAGTTGTTTTTTCTTTATCAAATCCCATAAGGAAATTGTAAGCAGCTTCATCCTCCACCAGCGCATCAAGATTAGAGGGTATCGTCAAGTCAATACCACGGAGTTTTTTGGTCAATTCATTCTTGCGCTCTGTAAGAACCCTGAGCCGTCTTTCCTGTTGTTCCTTTCTTTTTCGCTGGGCTTGTTGTTTCTGGCGGAGGATTCTTTCTTGTTCTTCTTTCCGTTTGCGTTCTTGCTGGCGTTGCTGGATAATTTTGACAAGGGCATTTTTAATAAAAGAAGAAAGACCCTCCATCTCATCAATGTCTTTTTCGTTCGCAGTGTCCTTATTGAATGCCATTAATTGATTGTACAAGTATTCATCCACAACAATACCCATTAAATCTTTTTCGGTTGCCTGGATGCCAATGTTTTCCAGAAATTGTTTCAATTTGTTCTTTTTGTTTTCTCGTTGTTTCATGGCCATTCCTAATTCGATTTTTTTCCGGAGTTTAACATCAATATCAGTATCAGCATGGATGTGTGTGAATTTATTATATTGTTCCATTGTCGTTTGACTATTAAATTTCATGATTTCATTGTAAAGATTTTGATTGGAGAGGATCCTCTCCACCATGGATTCTGGGACTGGACCGATATTCAACCCATTAAGGTGGACCAACAGGGCCAGCCGGCGCTGAGTTTGGAGTTCTTGCTTCTTTCTGGTTTCTTGTCCCAACCTCTGTTTCTCTTTTTGCTGTGCCATGTCAATCTGTTTGATTTTTGGTTGTTGCTGTATTGCCACCTGGCTTTCTTTCTGTTGTTTTATGACTTTACCGATTGTAGCAGGTTTAGAAGCAATTGGATTGAGTAGATTAACAAGGTTTTTGAACAATGGTCTTGTCTTCTTTGTCTCCTCATCGAGGAATTGATTAAATTTTAAATCGGTTCTTAATTGTTTCAGTGCGTTATCTAATTCTTGTTTTCGTTTTGGTGGCTGGAAAATTTGTGGATCAATTTCATACATGAGTAAAATGGTCAAATCCTGGATAGTCCTGAAACCCTTCATCTTGGCTCCCTCATTGGTGTAAATAATTGAATTATTCACATTGCTTGTTTTATTCCGTAGTGTCTCGGCCATATTTATAATTTTTTTGAAATTTGGTTTAGCCCCTTGTCTCAATAAGGGAACAGTAGTTTCCCAACGTTTTTGGGTATTATAAGCTTTATTATTCAGGTTAGTATTGACAATGTTATAAAATTTTATAAAGTTTCTGTTTTCAGTTTTTTCTTTTTCATTCTGCTCATCCTCCTTTTCTTTCCTTATCCTCTGGTCTTGTAGTTTCTCCTTTTCCAACCTGATCTTCTGTTCATCCTCCTTTTCCAACCTGATCTTTTGTTCATTTTGCTTTTCTTTCCTTATTCTCTGGTCTTGTAATTTCTCCTTTTCCAACCTGATCTTCTGTTCATTCTCCTTTTCTTTCCTTATCTTTTGTTCTTGTAGTTTCTCCTTTTCCAAC